AAATTGGTGGAGCAGGCGGGAGTCGAACCCGCGTCCTTAGGGTGACTCCTATCAACCTCTACACGCTTATCCGGCCTTTAAGTTCGGCTATATGGGTCAAGGCCGGCAGACCCCCATATAGCCTAGCGTAGGACTTGGTATGGGCCCTCGCCAGGGTTACCATACTGCAGGTTGTATTTGCGCCATATAACCTACAACCTTCAGTTATACGACGTTCGCCCTATCTAGGCGAGCGCAAGCTCTTGCTTGGGAGTAGCTTGGAACATGTCCGCTACCTTCGCAAAGAGTTCAGATACTTTGTTCTTGCCAATTATCTGTGTCCGAGTTTTACGAGACCATCGGTATCTCGGCGTGCAATTCATGATCATCAACAATAAGTCGAATCCATTACTGCCCCTCAATAGTATTTAATGCCATTATAGTGTCAAATGCAACAAGATCCACTAAATATTTACAGCTGCAATGCGAGATAGAGATTCACATCTAATTTATGAGCAGTACATGGTCACTGAAGGGCGAGCTTCAGGATTCTATCGTCTACTCAGGTGGTTATTTACAAAAGATCCTGCAAAAACAGGTCTTAGTAATATAGCCAAAGGGCGAGTTGCTGGTACTGCTGTTGGCGCTGATCTGGCATTGAATCAAGGCCGTATTACTGGGTCGGTGGTAGATACAGGTGTAGGTGTTGCTTCTGACATGGCGGTGAAGGGGGCGGGAATTTTGGCAGACGGTCTCACTACTGCCGCGCGGAATGCGTGGGAAGCAGGTCTTAAAGACCCGATGACTGGGGCGGTGATAGGTGGATTCACTCTTTTAGGTGCATGGATGTTAATGAAAAATTTAGACTCTGATAGTGCAGAGAAAGATATTGAAATAAATATCCAACGACCGCTTGATCAACAGGACAGAAAAGCAATCAGGCAACCTATGCCCGTGTCCGGTCCAGTACCAGGTCTACCACCATCATAAAAAAAGCGGCCCTTTCGGACCGCTTAGTTCTCCACCCGACTACACCCCCTAGTTATTTAACCTGTAGCTCTTTCAGTTGCTCTGTCCTCAGCAAGAACGGATATTCCTTCTCCACAAGAGCACGTTTCTTGCGTTTCTTTTCTTCGTTCTCTTCGCTGAAGTCAGCACCAACATCCTCTACAGGAATTTTTGCAAGTTCAGCATCAGTTGGCATCTTAATTTTAGGATCAAGTGCCCACATGATCTTATTCTTCTCACACCACTGAACCATACGACGGACTGGTACGATTAGGTTAAAGGTCTCTCCTGCACCTCTTACCAACATACCCACATAACGAGCATCGGACTTCAAAAACACGCCACCGCCGGATGAGCCCGGGAAAGCGGCGACTGTAGTTTGGTCAAACACATGCTTATTAAGTTGTGGGATCAATCGACCAGTTTGAGAATAGATACCGTCAGTCATACTGTTTGATCCCATTTGACCGAGCAGTGAGCCAACATGCCATAAATCAGTTCCTAATTTAGGAATAGTTTCATCTAGATAAAATTTAACTGTGTCATCTACGAAATTGAGCTTACGTACTTTGAGTAGTGCTAAGTCATGGCCATCATCAGCATCAGAGTATTTTAATACCTCTGCATCTAGTTCTAAGCGACCAACTGCTCTACCACCTTGACGAATGACCTTAATGATCTTTGCATCCTTAAATGTTACGACAGTACGAGGTGCACCGTTAACGATAACTTTCCTCTCTGTCCGTAAATTGTCAATCACGTGCGCAGCAGTCCATACAAAATTGACAGTGTTACCGTCTTTGTCTTTTCTAGAAAAAATTACGCCTGAACCTTCACCTGCGGACCAGGTACCTTCAGATCGAATAGTCACGGATACATCTTGGAGATAATCCGCGGTTGTCTTCTTGGCTTCTTGCGCCAGACTTGATCCAGCAATAAGCAACGATAGGAGAGTAGTTTTAATCAGCTTCATGTTGCAAATACTTAGCTCACACTATAGGGAAGTTCAACCCAATTAGATGACAGCTCTACCCTTATCGTCTTTCCAGTCTTCTTCTGGACGATCAATTGTCTGATTTCTCTTTATAATTGCGTCAATAACTATTGGCTCAACACCAACGTTTTTCATTTGCATATATAGAGAGCTAGTATCTTTCGGAAAACACGTACCACCAAATCCCTTCTTACCATCAGGGCCAGGTACTTGCGTATGGCTTTCACCGATACGAGGATCTAATCCAGTCAGTAAGCGAACTGACTCATAGTCGATACCTGCTGCTTCACAAAATTGATGCATCTCGTTAAAGAATGACACTTTTGTTGATAGAAATACATTACGTGCGTACTTACATAGCTCAGCTTCTCGGCACCCAATAAAGTGTAATCTAAAGCCAGGGTTTACTTTATTGTGTCTAGCTGCATACTTAAATAATGTCCGAACCTTATCTTGAAATTCATCATCACCGCTACAGCCTACTACCCAATCAACGCATGTTCGGACATCGTTTCTCCAGTTTCTCTCAGTTAAAAACTCAGGCATGAAGTTTACATTTAACGAATCACAGAGACCTACAGGTACAGTAGATCTCACTACAATATTAACGTTAGAATTATGGTTCTTTAGGTCAGATACTACGCTCTCCACAATGTTTGTGTGACATTTACCCGTAGACATATCCATAGGGGTTGGAACACAGACAAACACTATGTCACAGTCATTTGCTACTGACTGCAATGATAGGTCTTTATTGGGAACCCTCTTGTCTGGATCTATGTCATATATGTATAGATCTGTGTCTTTGTTACTTAGAAGTGATGTTGCTTGTCCAACGTATCCGTTACCTACAATGCCTATCCTCATTTCAATCATTTAGTCGGAAGAACTTATGATTGCCAATGATAGTAACAGGCTTTTTTCCTTTTATCCAATCTGGATTACAATCTACACGCATAAAATGGTCAGCTCCTTCAGTGATATCTATTAACTTAATATCAGATCTGCATACGTGTCTAGCTAGTTGTCGAGCGTACATCATACTTTTCGATTTCCATAAATAGTATAGCTCACGCTCCTTCTTAACCTTACCCTTTCCAGCGCTCCAAGTCTCGAACTGGTAAGGTTTTAAGCATACTTTGTCTGCGGAGATATTACCTTGCTCCATACGCTTTCGAATTACACATGCCACAGCATACATTCCGATTTGTTTCTCACCACGCGCTTCACCTAGAATGGTTAGTGCACAGATACGCTCTTCATAAGTTAAAACTTGATCACCACTACATGCGAATGGTAACAGCATTAATAGTATAATTGCTTTCTTCATAACAAAAAAAAATGGCCGCCCCGAAGGGCGACCGGGGTCGACCCTCTAGTTAAGAGCCGGAGATGGGATCTTCTTGAACTTCTTCTCATCCAGAAGAATACTCATCCCTCTTTGCATCATCTGATCGGATGGACCACCAAGCAAGCAGTTAACAAATCGACGCTCTGCAGCCTTACGACCGTGCTTTTCGAGCTTGTTAATGTTATTGTGGTGGTTGACCCATTCAGTCAGACCGTTAAACGCATCCCAACGCGTCAGACCTCTGTTCCCTTCACCTTCCAGGAACAGGTCAACGATCTGCTCACGGCGGTTAACCAGTCGGGATGTTTCACGTACCTCTTCACCCTTCTTACGAGGAGGATCAGGTAGAAGCAAATTTGCGAATCCGCGAACCTCATCAGAGGTAATTTGCATCTTGTTCAGTTTGTTAGCATTGCGCTCAAACTCCTTGCTACCTCTAAGAGCGGCATGGAAGCCGTTCTGGGCAGCCTCTAAACGATCAGACCAATTCTTAGTATGTGAAATACTCCAATCGGATTGATTAGCAGCTTGAAAGATTGTTTGAATTTGATTGTTACAAACAATACGGTGTGCTAGTGACAAATAAGCATTACGCTTCGTGCCATCATTAGCAGCAAGAGCCATGATTCGGTTCTCCACCTTGTCATCTGGTCGCCCTTCGATAGTGAAGCCTTTTGGCAGCCGAGCTGCAATCCAGCACTTCTTACCACCATCGATGATGCCTGCATTTTCATATTCAGCGCCAAACTCTTGTACCATATCATGAAATGGGCTAAACATATCCTTAAGTGGTACAGGGTTATAACGGCGACGCATGACGGCAAAAATTCGCTTGGTGTCTTGTCGACGAATAGCGAAGTTACCGGGTACTTCATCTCCTTCCGGAGTGTGAACTGGAACCTTTTCCATTTCGAAATCGAATCCAGCAGTTTCCATTAAGTCATTAAAGCCACGCGCTTTTGACACGTCAACTCCAATGCGTTCATCGAGCGAAATAAGCTCGGTCCTAGTATCGTTTATCATTTGTGTTGCCATACTTGTTAATTCCTAACTTCTCCATATATTATAGGAACTCCCCGGGGGGAGTGCAACAGGAAAAGGGAATTAATTATTCCGCGGCTGGTTGATCAGTACCTTCGGTGTCTACTTGAACCATATCACCTAATGTACCTAGAGCTAGTTTAGCATGCGCGATATCATCGACTTGCTTGACTAATTCGTCTACAACTTGTGGATGTTCACCGATTCCGGACGGATTGGATAGATATACCAACAGCGTAGCTTCCGCTTTCTGAAGTTTAGCCTGGTAGTGAGATGCTAGTGCGTCTAATAATTTTTTTTGCATAATTCTATTTAAAACCTTTGTTTAAGTCAAATACTAATTTACCCTCATTATCTCGAATATTAAGAATATCCTCATCGTTTGTAGTATACTCCCACATTACTTGCTTATGTGCCTGCATAGGACTGTCGTTCTCTACAGTAACGGCCTTGGTTTCCTTGGTTCGAGTATTCCGAATGGTGGCAACGTATGTCATTTGCATATGTAAATATAATAGTGGCGAGGACTTCGAATTGCAACTGTATTGTTGAATAACTAATTATGGGTGGTATAATACAGGTATGCTTGTCGTGAATCTCAAACCTACCGAAAGAGCGCAGCGATACTGCAGACGTGACAATATCGACTTAATCCGAGTCCAAGAAGTTCTAAACTTTATAGCTCAATACATTGATAGCCGAAAAAAAATCGAAATAGTCAATATGTCGCTCGACATAGACTGTCGAAAAGCTGATTCAGAATACAACTTTCGTAGCAAACATATTCTCATTGCCGGTATTACTGAGAAACATCGAAGGGGTAAGACGAGGAAAGGTCGATTAAACTATTTCTTTGAGCATCTAGTACATGAGTTTAGACACTGCATGCAGGAGGTTATATTTCGCAAAGATGCATCTGACGTAACATATGAGTCTACAGATGATGCTGAGTATGCTGATAACCCTCTGGAAGTTGACGCAATGTGGTTTGAGAAGAAATATGCCAAAAAGGCATTAGAATTATACTTTGCTCTCAAACGAGCCAAAGTGAAAGATGTTGATATATATCACGGTGATTAACGTTTCTTAAATTTGAGCTCACCATCGCGTGCATAGCACGTTACTGAATCACCTTCCACATACTTGCCTTTAAGTAGTTGAATACTCATCTGTGTTTCAAATAACCGTTGAATTGTTCTTTTCAGTTCACGTGCACCGTATTTTTCGTCATATCCTTTCTCAACAAAGAGATCTCGAGCTGTGTCAGCTAATTTGACAGTAATACCGTGCTCTGCTTTAATCCTGTCAATATATACTTTAAAGTTTAAGTTAACGATCTCACCAATGTGTTCTTTTGTAAGATTATTGAATACAACCATTTCATCAATCCTATTGATAAATTCTGGTTTGAATTGATTTTTAACCTCTTCAATAGCCTTGTCAACAGCCATGACTTTCTTCTCACTCTCAGTAGGTGTTACAAAGCCTAGAGGTTCTGGAGATTGAACCTTTTCTGCTCCAATGTTAGTCGTCATGACAACAATGGTGTTTCTAAAGTTAATAACTCTACCTTCACCGTCAGTTACCTTTCCTTCTTCTAGAATTTGTAAAAGGATATGCAAGACTTCGCTATTAGCTTTCTCAATTTCATCGAATAGTACTAGAGAGTATGGTTTACGTCTAATCTTCTCAGTCAGTTTACCTCCTCTACCATAACCAACATACCCAGGTGGTGACCCGATAAGCTTAGAAACTGAATGTTGCTCCATTAACTCAGACATATCAATTTGCACTATATTATCAGCTCCACCAAAGACGTGCTCCGAGATAGTCTTAGCTAAATATGTCTTACCTACACCAGTAGACCCTAGAAATAAGAATGATCCAATTGGCCTGTTTGGATCTTGTAGCTTAGCTGCTGAACGCTTTAGAGAGTCACAGATAAGTTTAATAGCATGATCCTGACCAATTACAGCATCTTTAACATTACCCTCTAACTTCATTATCTTACTTACGTAACTATTCTCTTTACTATCAACAGGCACACCAGCCATGTGGCTAACAATACCTCGTATTGTTTCTTCGTCAATAGTAACAGAATTCTTTCTCTTCTCTTTTCTTTCATTTAACAAGAGCTCATATTCTCTTCGAGCGTCGTCTTCCTTTTGCTTATATGTAGCAGCTTCCTCGAATTGTTGACCAGCGACTAGATTTTCTTTTTTACGCTTAAAGCGATTAAATTTAGATTGTACAGTCTTTAGATCTTTAATGGTATGATCTGTGCTATTAGTACTAGCACCAGCTTCATCAATAACATCAATCGCTTTGTCGGGTAAGTTCCTATTTGTAATATACCTCTTGGATAGCTCCACTGCACCTCTCAACGCATCGTCAGTATACTTAACGTTATGAAATTTCTCATACACTGGCTTAATGCCTTTAAGAATCTGCATAGCATCTTCTAGAGATGGTTCATTTACTTCTACTGACTGAAATCTTCTCTCCAGTGCACTGTCTTTCTCAATACTGGTTCTATATTCATCAAAGGTTGTGGCACCAATACACTTCATCTCACCGCGGGCAAGTGCGGGTTTGAGAATATTACTAGCATCCATTGCCCCTTCAGCTGACCCTGCACCTACCATCATATGAAGCTCGTCAATGAATAGGATAACATTTCTACACTTTTTCATCTCATTGATGACTGCTTTCATCCTTTCTTCAAATTGACCCCTATATTTTGTACCAGCAACCATCGCAGGTAAGTCTAAGCTAATCACGTGCTTATCTGCCAATGCTTCTGGTACATCTCCAGAAATAACTCTTTGAGCAAAACCCTCAACTACAGCAGTCTTACCTACACCTGCTTCTCCTATTAAGACAGGGTTATTTTTAGTCTTTCGACATAGAACTTGAATCATTCGATTGATTTCTACATCTCTACCAATTACAGGGTCAATTTTATTCCGAGCTGCTAGCTTAGTTAAATTGACACCGAACTTTGCTAAATTCTTAAGAGTTAAAATCTCATCATCATCACGATCTACAATAGTAGTCTCTTCACTATCATCCAAATTACCACCAACCTCTTTATCTACAAGAGATCTAACCTTCTTATAACTTACCCCTAAACTGCCTAGTATATTATTCGCAACACCGTCTGGCTCATATAGCAGGCCTAAGAAGATATGCTCAATGTCACATTTAGGCCGGTCTAATTTTTTAGCTACATTAACAGCTAACTCAATAACTTTATCTACACGAGGTGTATATTGAATCTCGTCAATAGATACCGTATCGTCTCCTTCTTGAGAGATGTTGTCATATATAATACTTCGAAGCTCTTCAATGTCGACATACAGCTGATCCAGCGTATCGGTAATAATAGTATCACCAATGTTAAGAAGACCTAATAACAGGTGCTCTGTACCAGCGTATCTATTTCTAAGCAATTGAGCTTCTTTCTTTGCCATAGAAAGAGCTTGCTTAGCTTGTGGTGTTAGTTTAAATGTGTCCACGTAAGTATTTATTCATTATACCTACGGGGGCAAGAAGTGCAACCAATGACTCTAACCGGTACTTATCTTAAGATCACCTGAACTGTTCCATAACTGTCCAGCAACTCCTGGGTCGGAGGTAGGCAAACTATCAAACTGTACAGTACCGTCAACATGTAGCTTAGTACTTGGTGAACTAGTCCCAATCCCGACACTGCCTGCGAAATAATTTGTATATGTAGTACCGGTGGCTGATAAGGTACCAAAACTTTGAGACAAATAATGCATATAATCATTATTTGTTAATTTAATTGACGACAGGAAGGGTGTGGCTGTACCTGTAGTCTGTAGCAATAAGTCTGTCCCTACTATGGCATAGCTTGCAGGCTTAGTCGTTAATTGGCTGATTGTAAAGTTTGCCATATTTCAAATATTTATATTAATTAGTAAGTTTCTCTACCACGGTTAAGCAGCACTGTGGCATTCTGAAGATATGTACTATCTTCAGGAACTACTATCATTGTAGCCCCGTTATGTATCGCACCCACAATACACTCTGAAGTGGTACCGGTTGTATTATAGTGACCGTGATTTTCTGTACCAATCACTATAATAACTAGGTCAATTTCTCGCATAATGTAATCTCTATGATTCTCTGTAACAATTGCTTGGTACTCACCTACATCACTATATCTCTCTGTCCTGAGATGCCACTCTCTCATAACACCTGGTACTATCTGATCTCCAGTATCACCAATAACAATAACCTTATCATACGGTACTACGATATTAGCTATGTGGCGAGGATCTTGTAACTCTAATGTGACTAACAATTCGTTCTTCCCGGAATCATTAGTCATCAACCTAGTGTTAATAATTTTATACTTACCATAATCCAGAATATTAGTCTTACGCTGGTTTAACGTTATGCTATAATTATCAACAGAAAGGTCTGTTCTAAACCCTGTTACATTAACTGTATGGGATGTAACATATTCACTAGTTGGATAGAAGGTATGTGTTAGGGTTTTATCTGCTAATTGATACCAGTCAGTGAGACTGTGTACCGTATGTATAGCAGAATCATCACTAAATTGAACAAGGCATTTGAGATAGCTGTATTGAGTACCACTATAATGACCTGTGGATAGGATGTTAGCAAAGCTTAACGTGAACGCTATACTTCCATCAATATACACACTATCAGCAGTCTTCCCTCCTGTTAGTATGTAAGTGGTAGTGTTCACTGTAATTATTTATTCATCAACAAATTTACACTGGCTTCTCCGACCATTGTCCCTTCGATGTTACAATATTTGCACGCTGATCCAGATCGGTCACCTTTAGATAGCATTTCTCGAACATTAGTAAACTCACTACCGAACCAAATTTCTTCTAATGTATTATTGTTAATATTTCCGAAACCTTTATGCCTTCTAAACCAATCATTGCAACACAACAATGCTGACCCATCCCAGTCTAACACTAATTTATAAAACGGTAAATTACACGGTCGCTCAACATATACTTCTCCTTGCAAGTGTTCAAAGTCTACAGCTCCTGATCTGTTATTAAAATTGTTCCTATTCATCAAATCTTCGGTGGTCTCATCAGGATTAAACCACAGCTCTCGTATCTCATAATCCTCAATACCATTCTCTGTAAACATTTTTTCGAATTTCGTTTTGTGCTCCGGTCCATCGTAACAGCTAATAATCATATATGTTACACCGCTATCATATATCTGTTTAATGACATCTACTGTTAATAAGTCACCGTTAGATGTTAGCGCTATTCTATTATCAGGTAAGTGTGATCTGAGCTCTGTGACTAGTTTATAAAAGTTTTTGTTAGTTAGTGACTCTCCAAATCCGGAAATATGAAAATCGCACTCATAATTACTCTCCTTACATTTGATACCAATATTTCTCATAGTATCAATAGACATAAATAGTTTCTGGTTAGGGTATACGTCAGGATTATGTCTAGGACAAAAGCTGCACTTTCTAGTACATAGCTCAGTGATACACAGCTCTATAACAGATAACCCTTTCAAACAATTTTTGAATGTATCTCTTTCTGAGTTTATAGTGTATCTGCTATACCTATTCTCCATGTGCTTTTTGATAGCTGCCACCGAATATATTTAAAGGAGAGGGCCTACTTGTTCAACAAACTCACGTCTAGCTTGCCGAATATCACACATAACACAGCTACGTCTATTATGTTTACGGATAAAAGCTATACGTTTTTTGTACTTCTCAACATGATCAACAATATTACCAATGTCTTTTTCAATTTCTCTATCGTTCTCTACATCTAATGCAATAGTAGTAGCTGATGCTAACTGATCTAATGTGGCCATATTAGTATTTATCTACCTTCCTAAAAGCTTCTTGCCATTGATCAACGACAATTTGTACATCACAATAAGGATTATCAGTTGTTTTAGTCTTATAATGTTCAACCATTCTATAAAATAACTCTTTGTCTTCTGTCAATCTAATAGCTTGATCTAAAAACTCATTCTCATCATTAGCAATTAAAAAATCTAATTCACTTTCTCTCAACCCTGCCATCTCAGGTGATATATTGAATATACCTGGAGTGTTCATATACCAGGCTTGATATAACCTATTAGCTGTGCGGTGACCGTATTTACCTGAATTAGCTTCTCGTCCTGTCACTTTTCCTAGATAATTAGTTCTCCTTACACAAAAATAGACATCTTCATTACCTACATTATTGTCGTTTTCAAAATCAAATATTAAATCAATATTATAAGAGCGACATTTATCGATAAACTGTTGCTCTAGCATTTCTGGTATCATGGTATGTTGCCGACCGACATACTTAAAACACTTCGGAGGAAAAGAAGGTTCACACTTCTTAACGTTAAATGTAGGTGGGTAATGAATAAAGTGCCATTTACTCTTATCTTGCACCCACGTATTCAAGGCATTCTCAATACCATACCTCTTTATAGTTTCGATATCTTTTGTAGGTTGCAGAATACCTCTATTAGCTGCAATATATAGTGTCGTGTTGTCGACACACGGTCTATCAGTAACAACCTGTATAGTCTTATATGCATTAAAATCTATAATGTCTCTGTTATCGTAGTGATATACAATTGTATCAAATTTAGTTAAATCATCATCAGGCGATACCATGTATACATCTAATCCGTGATTTTTTAATATCCAATAGTAGTAACCTGTAGCGCTGTGCTTACCGTGAAGGTATTGATAGGCATCTAAATTATCCCTGTAATTAGGTAAGTTTATGTCACACAGAAATCCGATCATCACTTATATCAATTAATTTATTTTGTCGCATCAAGGTATTCAAATATATTCTCTCGTTCATATAATTATGATCACTATTAATGATATGATCCGGGTTCCAATACCATGATGATTGTAGAAAACAGTCAAACCCGGTTATATATATTTCTGCATCACGGAACCGCAACAATGCTGCTTGGATCACTCTTATACCAACTGATGGCTCTATCAATACTGGTTTACCTTTTTTATCTTTAATTATTTTTGATGGCAATTTTAGCTTATAGGAAAGCTTATTAATTAATGTATATGGGTAGTACCGAATTTTACTTGTAGGTAGTTCGAAGTGGTTTAGATATTTTTCGTGTGTTTCAATATCACCATCTTTAAGAGGTGTATCGTTTTTAAGACTGTATTCAAGATAGTTCTTTAAATAGGAATTTCTAGGGTGATGCTTCTTGTACGGATCGCAGAACATGAACCAATATACATCTACATCACTAACGTGGCTCATGTCGTTAGGGTGATATGGTGGCTTGTTCTCAAACCAACTAAACCATTTACTAGCATATATATCCACCTTCGTACCAGTATACTCCTCATAACCGTCAGTAACGTACTGCTTCATTCGAATGACTTTATCACAACTATCAATAAATTTTCCATTCTTGTTATTAAGAATAGATCCCCCGTTACCAATGATAGCTACTTTCATTCGATAATATCCTTATGATTAGTCACAGTCATTCGAATAAACTTTCTTTCACTGACTTCAATCAGCTTAACGTCAGCAATTTTCGAAAGCTCATTCCAAAGCTTAGCAGTGTATGTCATAAGCACATAGTTACCTATGCACGGTATACACTTATATTTACTCTCAATTTGACGCTTCGCTTTTTTTAGTCGACTCACTGACTCTTCTATCATATCAGGATTATCGTATATGTATTGAATAAATTTAACACCTACACCAGATATCTCATATGCCGGCTTGGTTAAGCTAACACAGTCTATATTACTAGGTTGTGTAACAATGTAACCTATACGCATACCTGCGCCTCCAGCTGCTTTACTTAATGTTCGTAGTATGTATAAGTTGTCATACTTATCTACCAGGTGCTCAGATGTGTAATAATTATTAAATTCATAATACGCTTCATCAACGATAACATTTTTATTATGTTGACATAACTTCTCTACAATACTATTAGTGATTCTTGTACCTGTAGGGTTATTTGGATTGACGATATAAACAACATCATATCCTGTAGCGTTAGTAGCTGTTGTAAACTTATTATTGTGATATGTGTACTGAGTAACATTACAGTCGTAAGAATATATCTCACCATATACTCCGGTCATTTGAAATGTCGGGTTCCAGTATTTTAATGACTTGCAGTTTTGCAGCTTAAAATATTCCAATAGTATTTTAAGACCTTGCTCTGAACCGTTACACAAAAGCAATTTATTTGGTTCAATGTTTATAGTGGCACTTAGCGCTTTATAAGCTTTAGGTAAGTCAGGGTACAGTACAATATCTTCAGGTGTTAAGCATTTGTAAAATTCTCTGTATCTATCACGTAATACAAAATCAAAGTTTTCGTTGCGATCCAGGCCAAGAAACTTACGTACAAATTTTTTATCTCTCCATGATGTTCTTTTCATTACTTAGAAATGTCTATGATGTGGCCTTTAGCTTCTAGCTTCTTATAATAGCTCATCTCTTCGAGAATGCAATTTCTAAAATCAGCAGTACAATCATGTGACGGGTCCCAATACCAGCCAGACGTCATAAAATCAAATCCTGTGGTATATATAGGAACGTCAAAATTGTCCATAGCCATTTGGATGGCTATAATACCTACTGATGGTTCTCCATTTTTAAAATTTTTATCTAATAACCGCCTACTCTTATTAGATAGAAATCTGATATCCGGTTTGTATAAGTTAAATGCTTTTATATTCTCTACATGGTCGCGCTCCGTTATTTCCTTCTTCCCACCTAGAGCGTGCCACATTGTAGGTGGTTTTGGATGAGGAAACCAAAACTCATTATGGTCATGAATTCGATAAACTATCTTATGCCATTTAGCGCAATATACATCCAACTTAGAACCTACGTAACTCTGATACCCGTCAACTGTGAAAGTATTAACTCGTACGACCCTGTCACATTTATCAATAAATTCACCATTCCGATTATTTAATGCACATTGACCGTTACCTATAACTACAGTTTTCATTTTATCTCAATAAGTACCTCTACATACCTTCTTCTATTTTTAGGTGACGGGTGGTCGCACTCGAATGAGCCAGCACAATGAACGGCGGTTTCTGGACTCATAGGAAAACATACAAAATTATTGCTACCATACTCTACCGTTTTACCTATTTTTAAGCTGTCCTTATTTTTCACGTACACACCGTCATACTGCGTATCTTGAGACGTTTCATACATTAAAAAATCTCGTCCATTGCTTTGGTCATCAACTCTCTTCATATAAAAGAGTATACCGCATATTTTCTTACACTTATCATAATGAGGTGACCTAGAATGGTGCTGTGTGTGTTTATGAGGGTCTTCTAAAATAAACATAGCATCTATGTTTATGGACTTTGGCTTATCACTATATCTTATACCAAAATTACCTTTTCGGAGATCACTATACACACCTAACCCTTTCTTTATTATATGGTCTCCAAATAAACATAAACACCTATCAACAAAATATTGAGTAGTATGATATTCTAAAAAATTATACCATATGTCTGTTACGTCATTTACGTCGATTTTAGCAAAGCTTAGACTGTATTTTCCAGGCTCAGGATGTGAGCCTTTATCTATAATTAACTGCTCAGGAAACGTTTTATTGAGGTCATCGTATAACTTTTGCGGTAGAACGTGATCCTTACTAATATGAGTAAACGGGTACGTGCTCACATGGCTTTTATTGACATTATCTAATAACCCATTCATAATACATTTATCCTTTTTGTTGATACTAATTTCTTGAACTGAGTATACTGCTGTAATATTGGAGACACATTTACATAATCTTTATACAGTTGTCGTTGTCTATTAAAATAATACCCTGTATCTAGAAAATATCCATCAAACCCAGTAACATATATCTTTGAGTTGGTAAAGATATAACATGCCATATCAATGGCAACAGTGCCAGTGTCAGGAATATTAAAATTACATCTCCGATCAGATGAGGTTGCGAGTAACCCATTATATGGGTAGTATATGTCCTTATATGCTAACTGCACATCTTCGGGTATATAAGTCACATTTAAATCTTTTACTGCTCTAGAATTTCTATGTGTAGACGCTACACCGGGGTAATGTGAACACCAATCATGAGGTGGAGAGGGATATGCCAACCAAATATCAATTTTTCTTACTCTATCAAAATTGCGTTCTAGTTTTTTCCATCTAGATACGTATACATCAGTTTTTGACCCGACACAGTCTTCGTAACCGTCAATAACATAATTACCCATTCGGATTACAACATCACACCTATCAATAAACTGCCCGTTGCTCTCCTTAGCGGCACTTGGACCATTACCTATTATGCATACGCTGTGTGGCATCATTAATTACCTTATTTTCTGTAGATGTAAATTTATTTTCTAAACTACGAAGTTCTATGTATCTATCATCAATAATGCACGGTATTTTAGAAATTTGGTGCCATATCGCAATAGCTACTCTGTGTTTACCGTTTAAAATATCATAATTAGGAGTTAAAAAGACTGAATTATGATACCTGTTACTATCAAATGTTTTTCGACCTGGGTTACTGTAGAACCACCATAGTACATCCTCGTTAGTTATTTGATAATTATCAATCCATCCGTGTTTGTCAAAGCTTCTAATTAAGCGCAAATATCTATATAAGCATTTTTTACTTTTATGTTTGGCATATATGTCATATCCTAAATCATGCTTACCGTAAAATTGCTCTACAACTAAATAGTATATAGCGGCTGAGTCTATTTTCACATCACTTAAGCTCACAAACATCATTATTATTTATTAACCGCCTAATGTGCATAGTCTCAGTTAATATATTGTGATTATCATTCCACTGCTTGATATCAGTGTCCCAGTACTTACCGCTGAATCTAGTATCACTCATGTCTAAAGAATAACCTGTAATATACAATTTATATGTCGGTAAATATTCGCCTGCCATCATTACACCTGCTGTTCCTAGCGTAATATCGGGAGTCTTTAATTCCGTACACATATCTTGTATGTCTATGTACTTCTCATTAGTAATATTATATTCTTGTAAATTACATGCATGCTCAGCGGCTGAACCATACCTATCGCTAAATTTATTTGGTGGTTCTGGATGTGGAAACCATACGTCACCTATAGTGTCTCTCTCTACGGGGTCAATGTTGATATATTTACCCCATCTCGTTATACATATATCTGTACGAGTGCCTACATAATCTTCATATCCAGAGATAACGAATTTACCTAACCTGATGACTTTATCAAAAGAGTCAATCAGATTCCCATTTTTTGCATCCAATACACTAGATGAATTACCTACTACTATCGCTTTCATAGCACCGTCTTAAAATATCAAATTGCTCCTTTCCATACACCTTTCCGTTGACGTCGCATTTGTTACAAGGTGATAGTGATCTATCAGAAGCAATTAAATTTGTTCTATATCGTTTCATTTCATCTGAAATCCAAATATCACTTATACATGAATCATGAATATTTCCTATGACCCCGTTGCGTCCCCAATCTTGATCACATAGCAATATGTCACCGTTCCAATCAACCTGGCACTTATTGAATGGTAAATAGCACACATCATTATATTGTTCTTTTATCTGCCTCGTTTTAACATACCCGCTTCTATTATTCATATTCTCTATACCATAGTCTTGATTAGAGCTGTGATACCTCTCACGCAAGGTGTATGGTAATATATCATCAATTACTTCTTTGAGAGCGTCAATCTGGTCAGGTCCATCATACATAGAGACAATAATATTTGTTACACCGTTATCTCGAAGATCTTTAACAGTGTCTCGTGTTAGCATATCTCCGTTAGTTACGACAGTGACACATTTAAATGAACAGTTATTGTTTGTTATAGCCTTGCATAATTTATGTAACTGCGAGTGTAGTAGTGGTTCTCCAAACCCTGTAATAAACACTTCACCAGTATATTGTATATCTCTCAAATCTTCACCGATTTTGGTGGCGGTTGAGATTGACATGCGAAGATTTCGATTCGGGTACACTGACGGGTCCGATCGAGGGCAAAATACACATTTTCGGTTACATAGCTCAATCGGATTTATGGTCACACGCATCAATGTACTCTTGATGATATCTATTCCAGATGTCTGCATAAGCTGTGTTTCTGTAATTATCAAGCCACGGACCTCCAGCGGTATAATGCAGTGCTCTAGGGTGGCCGTCTTTTGGCTCCTGGTACCAGTCTGTTAACCAATTCCATGTATGGTGCACCTCACCTATTTCATGATCCTCTAACCACATAAATCTGTGAAGATATTGGCCTGTTTCAGTATTTACTAATTTTCGTGTAACTTTCTCGTTTGAAGAGTGTTCACAATTCCACAATACCATGGATGACCAATTTTTTCTAGGATATTGGTGTTGCACCTTTCCGTCCATTTTTGTTACCTGTTTTGGCTTATAATCATGCTTAACAACCATCACAGCATACCTGTCATCTACTAACTCAAATAAATTATAGATATCACGGAGCCACAAAAAGTCAGAATCACAGAATACCGCCCATCCTTTATAGTCATTAAGATATGGTACTAGAAATCTACTGAACGTAAATTCAGTTGATGATAGAGGGTCATCAGGTCTACTATACATTAAATTATAGCGTAAATCAGTTAACTTTAACGGTTTAACTTTAGCCAAGCTACAATGTTTTTTAATAGAGTACTTACAAACGTCGTAGGCTATAGGTTCTCTGCTATCCCATCCTACATATACGTTCATATAATTACTTAATAACGAAGTCAGGAGGTGGTAATAATAACGGTGGCCAGAACTTACCTAATTCTTGAGGTGTCGTATGTATATTTAAGTCTAATTCGCTAGGTAATGCGTTTAACAGTTTTTTAATATCCTGTACAGCTTCAATCTCCTCTACTGGTCCATCCGCTTCCACGATAGCATCAATCTCATTATCGAGATATTTTATAGCATCATCTTTAGCTGATATAATTGCATTTTTCCAATTACTTCGAGCTCGCTTCATAACCTCATCTGTTGGTTCGTATACTTCAGACCATTTAAGATCCATAATCTCATACGTTTTTCTGTTATGAGATTCTAGGAAGTGTTCTATTTTTTCTACATTTGTCAAATTAGGCTTTAGTGTAGAGAAGTGATTACAACACTGAGGTATATAGTCACACACATCTTTTAAATACTCAAACACCTCTTTACTCTCTGTATCAGTTTGCGGATTCGTGAAGTAATTAGGTCCCACTTCAGAGGGTAGGAACATAAATTCAAATTCATCTATTTTATCCTCAGCACAATCGAGAACAATATAGTCTTTATTTCTAATATCCCAAACCCAGATTTTATCACCTGTTAGTTTGTACTTCTTACTACCGTCATCGAACAGTTTACCATCTGTCAGCAAATTTTCAGCTACAAGGAGTCTATTAAGTGTGCAGTGCACCACAGTGCGTTCTTCTTTATCTATATCAGTGCTATATGTAACCTTTACATATACCCACGGTAAGGCGTTTTCTATTGCTTCTCTTATAGTCATGATATCTCAGTCAGTTCAACGTCAAGCATACTGTAATTGACTTTTATGTAACCATTGTCATCTATCAACACAGCCTCTGGCAATACCTCTTGTATCTCTTTACCCATTACACCGGAAAATTTTCTGTTTGGATTTGTTCTATATGCAAATGAATATATATTATACCCCTTCCCAGATTTACCTATATACTTAATATCTGTCTTTAAACGGTTATCGGAAGTTAAATAATGATCAGGTACCGTTACACTAGCGTCTACGATCTCCGCAGCTGCTAAGGTGCCGTAACCTGGACCACTGCCCGAAGAGCTATCACCCGCACCGCAACCGTTATTATCTTTCATGTAAAAATACCAAGTCCTATCACCAGTGTTGTTATGTAGGTCAGAAAATTGGTATGTTGTATTAGATCCGCTGCTAATCCAACCATTAGACTGCTGGCTATTCCCATGATATACAGATCTAGCATAATAATACGGTGTAGCGTTTGCATCACTTTGAGCGTAAGTTGTGAGAGTTAGATCTACTATACCATATTTAAACCCACCGCGATTTCCTTCCGCCTCCGGTCGGCAATAATTTTGCACAACAGTAGCAGCGAGACCGTACAATTTATGAGCACTACGATACTCACTCATTTTATAAGGTGCACTTCCATCATTATTAGGCATACAGTGATTCTGGTGATCTGCAACTGATCTGGCAGACAGACTCATATTGGTGCCACCACCGTTACCAGCAAAATATCCAATGCTGTCAGTGTCATCAGCACCTCTGAGCTTTATCTGCCCTGTATTATCAATACTATTACCCATTATTGTCCTCCAGCTGCTTGACTCTGTCTGTCAATTCTTTGATAGATTCAATTAGGAGTGGTACCAGTTGATCATACTGTACACCTAGGTATCCATCTATTCTCTCCCTTACAGCTTCAGGGAGAACTTCTTGTACTTCCTGAGCTATAACACCGGCTTCAGTGTGATCTGGTCCATAAAATTCTTCAGGTTTACCTTCGAGCCATGAATCAGTCCATTTAAACGTATAACCACCAATTCTGTTAACTTTATCTAATGCGCCAGTGATTCTGGTAACATCAGTCTTGAGTCTTTCATCAGATGAATAATATGCAATGATATCAGCTTCACCATATAGAGTACTACTAAAGTATCCTGTACCTGTAACCTTAAATTTATACCCAGCTGAAGCATCATTCCCGATACCGACATTGCCATCACTCGTAATCCTCATCCTTTCGGTGTTGGCTGTGAACAACGCCATCCAGTTTGATCCAGCATCGCCCTTGATGTACTGGTCGTGGTCGTTACCTAAATAGATGTATCCATCGCTAGAATCATCTAGCATCAGCTTACCAGCTACGTGCAATTTCTGGGACGGTGAATCTGTGCCGATGCCGACGTTACCGCTAGAGTCGATGCGCATCCGCTCAGTGGCACTTGTTCCAAAGTAGATGTCTTTTGCTTCTTGCTGCCAAATAAAGAAGTGGTCGCTAGACAGCCCCAGCCGGGCACCATCCGATGCAGTGCCCCCGGTAGTGGAGTCAGTGAATTGGATCTCTGGATTTGTCGAAGAATGCAAATGCAGCAATTGGCTGGGTACGGTAGTGCCAATCCCCACATTGCCTGCGTTATTAACTATTACACGTGATGTACCACCGGTGGTGATGTTAATCTTATCACTGCCTGAGCGATATATACCTGTATCTGTGTCATCCGCAAATGTAATGCTTGGACTGCCGGCAGCTCCATCGGATGCGAGGAAATCATTGGAGTTGACAGCAGTAGATCTAATTGTACCAGCGACTTCTAGTAAATAACTTGGGCTAGTAGTCCCTATGCCAACGTTACCCGACTGTGTAATTACAAGCCTTTGGCTCGCTTGCCCTGTTGCGTCAGAGATTCCAAAATTGTCTGAACCATCAATGCCAAACCACCAGTTGTCTGCATCGTTTCCAGCTTGGTACTCCATCACACTGTTGGCTGTTGCGTTCTGAGCCTTTATGGCAACAACAGCAGCACCATCTTTTCTGATATGAAGAATTTCGGACGGAGTCGAAATCCCGATGCCGACGTACCCGTTGTTATCAATGGTTGCGCGGATTGCTCCAGAAGTCCCAAGCTGAAGGAATGAGCCTGATGCAGTAGCAGCCATCACCGCTGCGCGAGCCGTAGTGCCTGTGCAAATTGTTCCTCCAGTGTTTCCTTCTACACCATAGACCGCCTGTGAGGTGGAACTTGATGAGTTTAGTAAAATTGAAAGATGGTCTGTGTCGTTTGGCCCTGTTATTTGTAGTTTTTGGGACGGTGACGAAGTGCCGATGCCGACCTTATCTTCGAAGTAATTCCATCCACCAGTAGCGCTCAGCCCACCATATGCACTCAACCCACCACGAACTGAAAGCCGTGCGAGTGATTCATCACCAATATCTCCAATACCTACTGAACCTGGACTGTCCGCATTTAAATATACTTGAGATTCGGAACCAATGCCAGCTGATGTCCATGGACTATTAGTATTAAAGAAGTTACTTAAATCTCCAAGTGTGATTTTAATAGAAGATAAACTATTAGCAGCAGTCCCTAGTGTGGCGTGCATAGCATCGCTGTGGCCGAGATCATAATTGACAGGTACACCGGACAGCTCACTAATCTTTACAATATTAAATGACATAAATTATCGTTTCCTTTTTAAATCTTCCAATTCACTCTTTATATTATCATTATCTTCCTTAAGCTCTTTAATAGACTCGATTAACAGAGGTATTAATTGCTCATACTTAACAGCCAAGTGACCGTCGCTTCTCTCCTTAACTGCTTCAGGTAGAACTTCTTGTACCTCCTGCGCTATTACGCCAGCCTCTACTTCGTTATAACTCTCTATTGGTCTATGTAAGTCAGTATTCCACTTGAAGGTGTAGCCGCTAAGCTTCGTTACCTTATCCAATGCACCACCAATCTTAGTAATATCGTGCTTTAATCTTTCATCTGATGATGAGTATGCAACTATATCGTTTGGTGAATGGAAAGCGCCACTATAATGAATATAGCACTCATTAGTAATTCCTGTTGCGTAAGCATTAGAAACACCTAGGTGCATATATGTACCACTACCAGTTTCTTGTAGGAATATACCAGCTTTAGGTTTATCAGAATTAGCATCATCTGTATTCCAGAATACACCTGGGGTATAAGCATCTGCTGTATAATCTGTACTAATTAATATACCAGCTTTATCGACTGCTTGTGTGAAATGCGTCTTAGTAGCAGACTCATCTTGTCGCACAGAGAGTACTGCATCCGGTGCGGTAGTGCCGATGCCGACTTTGCCATCATCCAGTATTCGCATTCTCTCAACCGCGTTAGAAGTAGTTTTAGGTATAGTCCAGAAAGTGAGATCAGTACCAGCTGCGCTACCTACCGTCCAGTCCTCAGCAGCATAAGCAGCTATTACCGCACCATGATCCCAATTAGAACCGCTATCCTCACTGCCTCCAAAATAGATAGCCCCAATATTCTGTGTATCTGTAATAGTTGAATCCAGCACTGATATACCTATTGCAGGAGTTGCATCCGCAGCCACATGTAAAGCTCTGAGGGGGCTACTCGTCCCGATACCTACGTTACCGTTTTCGAGGATGGACATTGCAACACTATTATTAGTCGCTATTCTCAAATGTTCATCAGCATCTGCTTGGAAGTAAACTTTATTGGACCCAGCATTGTCAAAATACAATGTTCCAGTGCCTCCTGTTGACTTATTAATAGTGATTGCTTCGTTACCTGTACCGTCACCAACCTCTAATTCTGTACCTGGTGTAATCGTCCCGATGCCTACGTTACCTTCGATGCCGACATTACCTTGGAAGAAATTATCTCCTGTACTACATGCACTTAATGCACCACTAGCACTTATGTTACCAACTACGGTGAGTGCTTCCTTTGGAGTTGTTGTTCCGATGCCTACGTTACCGTTGTCATCAAAAGTAATTTTATTTGCATCACTTGAATTACGAAACGTTAAACCCAACTGATCATTTGCGTGAATTTTATAAATCTGCGCGCTATCAGACCTAAATTGAAGGTTTGGAGTTATGGAACCAGATGTCCCATCTGCATCCACAATACGTATAGCACAATCATCTGCACTTGTATCTGAATTTCCTCTAACGTGAAGTCTTGCAAGTACAGCCGAACCTGTTCCGATGCCTACTTCACCATGGAATACACTTTTCCCACATGCACTTAATGCACCACTAGCACTTATGTTACCGACTACGGTGAGTGCATCCTCTGGAGCTGTTGTTCCGATGCCTACGTTACCGCTGGATCCATCAATGGCCAGCCTATATACAGTGTTTGTTCGATCATATACACCGAAGCCCTGATTAGATATGCCGTTTGAATTAAATAAGTCCCATGTTTTGTTGTTTGCGGAAAGCTGTATACCCGCCGATGTACTGGTGCTTGCGAAGTGGCAAACATTTCCTCCCCCTGTACGGGCCACCTCCAGGGTGAAATCCGGAGTTTCGGTTCCGATACCAACACTACCACCAGTGAATGTAGCACAATTCGCAGCACCACTTTGAGTTACCTTAAGAGCAGGTGCACCACCTGACTTAGTAGCAGCAGAGACTTCCAGTGCGCTAACTTCACTTACAATAGTGTTTAAGTATGTAGTACCACCTGTTGCGGATAGAGAACCTTCAATAACTGCGTCACCTTTAACTTTGAACTTCCAGTTATCACCAGCAAAATCTGTAGCACCGATACATACAGAAGATAACGTATAAATCTCAGTTTGAGTACTATGACCACCAGCACCACCAGCACCAACTGGTTGCCAGATACCAGATGTAGCGTTAACGCTAGTATACATCGCAGTATTAACACCCCACGTAGCGCTATTTGCTACAGCTGTTGAATACAAACTCTCAACACCGAGCCAAGTACCTGCAGAAATGGCCGCGCCAACCATAGAGGTTCCACTCATATAATCTGGCTGGTATAAGTGAAGAGCACCAGATAAGTAGAAATTGCCCATAAATGGATCTGCCTGAGAAGCGATAGGGTCATCGGCGCTATCATAATATCCAGAAGTATTCTTGGTATGATGATTCTTACCGTGCCATTTACTATGAAATCTTACATTATCTGACATCTTAAATTATTTATTCCTAATTACTGCAATCTAACTACCTGTGTTGCATATGGGTATTTGTTTGCAATACGTTCACCGCACATTTTCACTAAACCTTGTTGAATTGTGTATACTTCACCAATACACCTATTAATAGTCTCTGCTAATATAGGCTCATTAATACCAATAAAATTGTTTAATGTTGTCTCGTATCCAAACAAATTATCGTCTAAATCAGTAATATACTCAATACCTTTATATTGAACTAAGCCTGCTTCGTTATATTCTCCTACAAACTTAGAGTGAAAGTTGTCTCTCAGTAACAAATGATTATAGATTAATTTATATAGAGATTTATTAAGAACCCATGAAGTGACATATTCATCCGGGTGCACATGTACGGCGCTTATTTGATACGTACGAGTCTTGTAGCTATCGTATATACACGACTGATATGTTACAGATTCTTCGAATTTGAACACCTTCCCGACAGAACTTACTGAAAAATTGCCAGAACTGTTACCACCAACAAAAATGTAATCTTTCGATCTATCACTAGTATTTAAAAGGTTAATAAATTTAAATTTCTCTTCAGTTACTGGTATATTTCCATATCCACCAGATAGTGTATATATGTTATTATCTGTTAACCGGAATGACCCTATAGACCTATCCGTCTTTGTTTTAAATTTCTTAAAGATATTTTTTTCAGTTAAAACATATAACACATTTCCATCATTTCTTGAAAATGCTATACCTGTGAATTTATCAGCTGGTAGCCCCAATACATCCACAGTTATACTACTTAACGACGGTACGTCAATATAAGGTTTAGCTAAAATATCTACTAACTGCTGTTGTTGTACTAGTTCATTATCATTATTATATCTAAATAAAATACCATTCTCTGTTAAGACATACACATCTTCATTATCTTTATCTACTGCTATATCTACGACAGTATCTTGAGCGAAATCAACAGTCTTGATAACAGTTTTTATCCAGTTTAAATCTTTATCATAAACCTTATAAGCTTTATCTTTTTGATCTAATACATACACTTTATCATGTTTACCGATCGCTATACTAACAGGTATATTAAATTTGAGTTTATCATTGACGGAGTCACTTTTACCACCTATGCTGAACATTAGATCTCTACCAATGCCGCTAAGTGCCGGATTGTACGCTAATAAGGTATCAACATCAAATTTGAATATATTGACATCATCTAACACAAATAATCTATTTTGAGAATTCATTGCTAGAGATTTGATATTTGTAAAGGTTAACTGAGTGCTATTTTCTACATATGGAGTATTTAAAATAGTTTGTGGTCCCCATATAAACGTATCATCCTTATCACTCTGTATAGCCATTAAATTAGCAGAGTTAGCAATAAAGCCCATATAATAATTCGAGTTTCGTAAATTATCAGCAAATACGCCATCTATCAACCCGTTGGGGTGAAGGAAAGAATCTAGCGGTGTAGGCCCTTTACCGTAGGATTGATTAGCAATAGCTTCCGCAGATAAATTACTAACTAAATCTGTACCACCTACAAACTCTTTATGGGCGCGCCGAGAAGAGTCATCGATAGGAGCCTTGAACCACCTCACTTCACGGTGAGGGTCTGATGTTGCAGATGCAGTAGCAAAGTATCCTTTATAATTACCAGATAGGGGAAAATTATTTGAGGCAATTTTAGTTTGTGCGTTAATATATAAAAAGTTATGATGTAGCTTGTCAAAGCAGGCATTAATATTATCTGCTACACACAGTTCGTTAGGCTTAATTTTTAGATCATCAAACGTATAAGGTAACTGTAGTGACTCACCTAGATACCTATCGAGCTCAAAATATTTCTCGATATCGATATCTATCGCACCACTTAAAGTGGTTGTAACTGACAGATCTGGTAATATATTGCTAGTATTCATACTATATTCCTGATACCGCACTTAAACTCGTACCGTTCCACATCATATCATTTAGCTTAGTGTGTACTGGTACAATATCTCCTAATTGTTCTATGATTTTATCTTGTAAGCCTTCCTTAAGCGATGCATCTGTTATTCCTGAGTTTTTAATATTAATATCATACACTTCACTCTTTCTACCAGGCACTGTATGTTTAAATACGCGCTCAACAGTGTCAATATAATTACGCTGACCAGTAGATACGTCCCATACTATATCTCTTATATCAGTATTAGCTAAATAATGAGCTTTGAGATCGAAATACTCTAATGAACTATTGTATAACTTGATGTCTCTAATCTTTATGTTATTAGCATGGTAGTGTCTAGGTTGCTGTATAAATTCAGATAGGGGTACATTAGAATAGAACGGCGTCGCTCCTACTAATAGTGGTTGTTCGAACATATTTGAATATGAGAATTTACCCCCTGGAATACTAACGCTATCAACTAGCTGAGTGTCAATATACATCTCATAATCACCAAGCTCGGCATTAAATCTTACTCCAAAATGGTGCCACCCAGCATTCATGCCTGTTAGATTATATGTTAATGTGAATGCAGAATATGATTGTGTGGTAGTCGTGGTATTATACAGGTTGCTTACACCTAATTTAGCTTCAATTCGTGGCTTTAAATTGAGCTTATTTTTTCTCAAATAATCGTACCCAGTAATAGTCTTCCAGTTAAATGCTGATATGCTATTAACACCAGAATACGTCATGATACTTCCAGGTATATCATTATAGCTCTCGATGTAACCATCAGATGAAATTTTAACAGCGACTGCTTTCCCGGAAACAGTGCCATTAGTAGTATAGCCAGGTACTACGTTATCACCACCATTAATAATTGTTTGATTTATGACAATAGCGGATGATTTATACCCTGTATTAGTAAATTCGTCTACAAAATCGATATACCTAACTGTATCAGAACTCAATGGAGGAGAAGAAGTTAACGATACTGTGAATAAAATATTTCGATCATTATCTATCTTTGTAACTTTATTAGCACCGGATATAGCACCACCGGCTGTATACGACTCACCATGAAGTACCCATAGGTTATTATCTTTATCACAATTAATACCGTCAATTGTTTGACCCGATAAGGCACTAAGACCTATTTGCACAGCAGATGTGGTTACATCATAAGTATATACTCTATTATCGTGAACCCACCATGGTCTACTAAAGTTATCTACTAATGACTCATTTCCACTTAACGCGTCACAAGCTACAACTGTAATAATATCTCCTGATAATGTATTAAACGAATGTATTCTACCAGTTGACGATACTGATGGACTGTAGTTTGCTAAGCTAGCAGTTCCTGATGTGCCAATATACCCTGATGTTTGCTCTTTAAGATCATATATAAAATACTTACACGTAGTTGCTTTATCCCATCCAGCGACTGGCTCCATAAGCAAATACAATTTGTCATTACTAATTTCTATGTCTGTAATGTGCCTATTAGGGTAGTTAGTAGTATTAAATGATGTTATTTTATTTTGAATTGTACCCTTAGCATCATATTCATATACGTCATGCGCTGTAGTAGCAACCCAGTAATTACCAGTGCCACCGTGCTTTGTTATATGTTTAATTTGCTCATTAATAATATGTCGATCGATTCTATTAAAATCGGAATTGTAAACTTCAATATCACCCCCGTTAGGCACTGTTATTATGGGTGTAACAGCTGGTTCGTTAAATAGACCAAACCCTCTGTTGAGGTAGTTGCCTAGGAATTGATGTGCAAACGGTTGCTCCCAATTATTGCAATGCATCCAAAAGCTGAGAGTAAATGAACCTTTGTGCTCTATCTCTTCCGTCACACCATAATTATCACTGTTAAATACTAACACATTATCTACTGGCAGTTTTACATCTACAAACGATGCATTCTTATATTGTGATACACCGTCGATCATTAGAGTACCATTTAACTTCTCTATGATCTTTTTGGCATCTTTATTTCCTATGTGTGAATAAGCGTATAGTGCTCCTGGTTCAAATACTAAATCACTAATCTTGTCATATACTCGAATATTTTCAGCTGATAGCTTTTTAGTAATCGATACTCTGCTATCAATGTATTTAACTATATCAGATTTATCAGCTGTGATAGCCGTTACTGTTGTTTCTATTCCTGGATTATAATAGCGGTCTACCCATACCGGCAAGTTTGAACTATTAGGTGAACCAGAAAGCCATGCACACAGCCATGTACCGTTAAGCTCGTCTCGTGGATGAGTAGTATTAAAGTTATCTGCTCTTTTCTTAAAAACTTTATCTGCTTTTATTGGAGAGCTTCCAGGTATACCACCAATTTTTGCTAAAGTAGTGTCGTTAATGTTTATCTGCTTATATGGCCTCATGTCTTGAGGCATATGAAAATATGTTAGCTTATCACTAGGTATCACTGTTGCCATAGTATTAGCAACATAATTCATGTATATACTATCACTACCTTGCTCTTGCTTACTTCCAGTGTGTATCTTATTATACACTCGCTGTGTTGTTTCACTCTCAGCGCCAGAATAAGGATTGCTACGCGATTGATTACCTTCTACAGTTAACTGATTCTTTAAAGGCATCAAATTTATGTCAATGTAATTAGGACCAGAGTGAGGGTAATCCTGTGTTACGATTTTATTAGTCGTCGTATTAAGTAGAAAGTTATTACTTACATTATCAACTGACCTATTAGAGTCTATATTTAAATGATTATCATCAATACTACTTAGATAGCTAGACCATGTAGATTTTAAATTAAAGACGCTTGGTGTCTTCTTTATTGGTCTGATCTTCCATTTACCCATATCTGGTACAGTACTGGAATATGATATCGGCCCTACTGACACATTAACCGAACTTAGTGGATAAAATGCATACGATCTAGCTTGTCGACCGTCAGTCTGAGCATGTTGCTTCATGACGATCAAGCAAGTGCCACTGCTTGATTCGAATAGCGATAATGTATTATTATCTTCATCTAATACGTATTCGAATATCTGACTATCATCGGCAAAAGCACTAGCAGACACTCTAGGTGTAAATGATAAGATCGTATCTCTTTTTGCAGTTGTGTTGTTTGCGCTCAGAGTGAGATATTTGAGCAACCTAGTTGAAGGGTCATAATGCCTAATCGCAGTGTATTGATCGTTTAAAATTTCTAACTCGAATATGCTCCTATTATCTACAGAAGCCGATACACCGGTAACCTCGGTATAACCAGTAGATGTGTCGACAACTATAAATCTACTATATGCTGTGTTTTCTAACCAAGTTTGCCGATATATCGGATAATTGACCTGAGTGGGTTGAATATCTAATATGTTTTCTATAGTTTTTTCATCAGAAAGGTAGAAATTAGTGTCTTTGTTAAACGTTGTATCCTGTAGATCAGAGAGAGCATTCGTTAAACTGAGCGTTAAACCGTCATCAGTGTATTCATCAACATGCTTAATATTCACATCTTCATCGAGAAGATATGCACCGCTAACTGGCTTGGTGTTCCATATGTTGAAATTATAGATATTCATCTACATTATTATTTATGGAAGGGTTAGGTATCAGCACTTATGTATTATTTGATACATATAGCCTTAGTAGTACCGCTGCCTCCTAGCTGTGCTCCTGTCTGAGTATACAGATCACCAGTCTTAAGGCCTGTGGTAGAGGTTGGGAGAGTTCCTAAATTAACACTAAAACCACCACCGGTACATGCGCTCAAACCTTGAGATGCGCTCAAACTAGTTACGAACATCTTCTGACCGCCATCAAAAATAGCACCTGTCACAGTACCAATTAACGTTTTATTAGCTGCAATGTCAGAAGTATGAGCTGAGAGTACCGTATTAAATGTAACATTGCTCTCAGTTAATACAAAATTACTAAAATCAATAATTCTAGTTCCTAAAGGAGTTTCAATTATCAGATAATCTCCAGACGAGATTTCCTCTGCTTTCGGCAATCTGACTATGTTGACGTTGTCACTCATGCTATATTAGTAATAATTCCATTGTTAATAGTCATTGTTTGGAGACCACTCTTCGTGGATAACTCTACTGTAGTTGTTACACCTGTGCTACCTTTAGTTTTAATACTTTCTGCGCTCAACGTACTAACATTAACTGTATTAAATTGATAGGGGAACGTTCCGGCGGTTAAGCCTTGAATAACTGTCTTATTACTTAAGATGTCTTCTGTATGCGTGCTAAGCAGCGGAGCGAATGTTGTATTGTTGTCTGATATTACGAAGTCGTTAAAGTCAATGATATTAGTACCAGCTGGAGTTTCTACAATCAGAAAGTACCCTGCTTTAATATCAGTAACCTGTGGTAACGTTGTAATATGTATATTATTTGACACTTTGTAATACTATTTATGTTAAAATTTTAAGCTTCAAGACCCCTCCCGGATAACGGTATAATGGTACCAGATTCAGCGAATACAAGAGACGTGTGTTTTGTTGTATCTGTAGTAGACTCTATCGTATCACCATATACAGAAAAATTCTTTATTTCACAATTAGTGACCGCTTTTGATGTGGCGAATCCCATACCAATCTTAATCTTATCCGGTAAACTATCACTATATGATCCATGAGTATCTAAATTGTCGAGATCAATAGTCTGATATGTTACATATTTGTTTGTTGTTGGATTCTTAATCTGTACCTTAAGTTGTTTACTTTCATTTTGAAGCCATATTCTAACTGATTTGTAAACTATATCGTCCTTACTAGATACATGTTGATGTAGCGTTACTGGTGCTTCAAATGTACTCAGATTAGGAGTTGTATTTATAACAGCGTAGCTAGATATATTACCTAGTCTAGTTGTTATGCTGTTAGCAGAGAGAGCAGTGTAACCGGCATTGACATTTCCGTCGCTATATAAATTATAAGCACCTGTCTTGTTATTGTTGACGGTCCCAAATCCACCCTTAACATCCAAACCGACACCTAATAAAGCACCTTGCAACCCATTATAGGTGGTAGTTTCACCGTGCATTTTGAATCCACAATCACCAGTGTAATTCGTATAACCTAATGCGTCACCGATACCACCGCCAGAAAAGCCATACGAGGAGTCATAGAAAAACACACATAAACCTTCACCAGGTTCTACATTTAGCGTCGATAAAGTAGGTGTGAATGTGGCCGGCATTTCATTATCTATTCTTCTTCAATTCTTCAATTTCAGCTTTAAGTTCTTTGATAGATTCGATTAATAGCGGTACTAGTCTTTCGTATCTAACACCCATATAACCATCATCACGAGTAACAACCGCTTCAGGCATAACATCTTCTACCTCTTGAGCTATAACACCAGCATCGTTATAATGGTGCTTGATCAGCAATGGATTAGCTTTATCATTCCATGTAAATGTATAACCACCAAGTCTATCGACCTTATCTAATGCGCCAGTGATGCGAGTAATATTATCCTTAAGTCTTTCATCAGAACCGTAACTAGCAACAACATCCTCTGTGAAATAACCGCTACCAGTTACGTGTAATTTGGCTTCTGGTGCGAGGTTACCTAATCCAAGACCTGTCGTAGTCAAGATACCCTGTGTCGCGGCGTTGATTTGAAGCTCGAGACTATGATTAGATATTGTTCCGAAGTACCCTCTACTGTTATCCACAGCGGTTCTTACTTTGACGTTGTTAGTAGTATCCTCTATCACGAAGACTGGTGATGATGCGCTGGCTATATGGAAATTAACGCTGGGACTAGAGGTTCCTAATCCTAAGTTACCATTAGTATCAAGTCGCATATGTTCAGTATCAGCTACACCAAATGCTATCTCAGATGCAGCTGCTGTACCAAATAGACGAACGACATTATCTGTATTATCGTAACCTACGTAAGCTTTTCTCGTATCAGAATGATGGAACTCTTGATACTTGTATCTACCTGTACTATCAAGTACGGAAACAGTAGAGGTTTCTGAACCACCATCAATTTCTAGTAACTGAGTCGGGGAGCTTGTTCCGATACCAACTCTTCCTACCTCAGTGATTCGCATACGCTCTGTTGGTGAGAATTGAGCATCAGTATTTTCTGTTCGGAATACAATAATGTTATTACTAGAGGCCGTGGCATGGCCACATGCATCCAAGAACAGACCGGCACCAGTAGTACCTACAGCATTTTGCTGAGCAGTATTTGTATCTTTGAGTATAATAGCAACATCACCAGCATGCTCAACATTGAGCTTCGGTATCCAACCTTGTGTTGATGTGGGAGTTGTTGTACCGATACCTACGTAACCTGACTCATCTAAGACCATTCCATTATAGCTACTACCACCAGTATGATATCTCAGAACAACACCAGAGCTATTTGTCTGTGGGTCGAGTACTAAGTCAGCTGTACCTGTAATATTATCAATACCAATCTCAGCACTACCAACAGAAGTTCTCTCAACAACTATCTGGTCACCATCACTACTCTTAACGTGAAGTGCTTTAGATGGTGTAGTTGTTCCAATGCCTACATAACCAGCAGTTAAGAACGTCATTTGATAATGAGCGGCAGCCGCACTTTGATCATACCAACCTAGTTGAATTTGAGGGTCACCACCACCGGTACCAGCACCTCTAATAAATGTATAATCTCGAGTATCGTTATCAGCAGAATTATAGTCATAGAAGTGCACTGCAGGGTATGTTCCTGATAGAGCTAATACAGCATTACTATGACTCTGTATATGTAATGCATGTGCAGGGTCAGTTGTCCCGATGCCCACGTTTGTTCCAGGGCCTCCACTCGCGGTAGCAATGGAAAGCTTGCCGTCAGTGCCCATCAGCACAACGTCAGCGCCAGTGTTGGAGAACTGTATACTGCCTTTGGTGACACCTGTGTCAGAGCCAATGAAGATGACAGGGTCATTAGTTGCATCACCATTTAAAAGAATCGACCCGTTCGCGTTAGATTCTATTTCTAACGGGTAACTACTCGGGGTTCGCCCGATGCCGATGTGACCACCGTCGGAAATTCGCATGCTCTCAGCACCAGAAGCTTCATTTGCGAAGATTATATTATGACCTGAACTGTGATTATGAGTGAATTTTAAATCATTAGATGTTTGAGATATAGTATGATTTATAGCACTAGAGGTATGAGTTTCACCTAATGTAATTGATCCATTAGCTGTAACATTACCACTGGAACTTAATGTACCTTTAACAGTAGCTGTTGCTTGACCGAAGCTGTCTCCACCAACAGAGAAGTATGTACCACTACTACCGACATAAAGGTCAGTAGCATCATCTACAGTCGTCCCAGTACTACTATAAAAAGCTAACTTCTTAGCTACACCGGAGTTGATGGTACCAGAACCACCTCCACCTCCACCGCCAGAGCTGGTAAGAACTGTCATCCACGTACCACCTTCATTCTTAGCTTCAATAGTACCGCCATTGTCTCTAATACCATACCCAGACTCTCCAGTTTCAGTATTAAAGTTAATATATTGAGCACGACCGAGAATTACTTGCTTGCCACTAATTGTTCCATTAACGGTTAATGAATGTGCATGATCAGGCACACAGCCAATAGCCACTGCCCCGGATGTACCTTTCTGGAGTGACATGATTATACCGTCATGCTCGTCATAGAAATCATATCCCATCCCAACAGTATTACCACTAAATGCTAAATTACCTGTAGTAGCATTCTTGGTCATGCTATATAGCTCAGATCCTTTCTGTAGCACTACTAACGGGTCACCATCATTTGTAGGGTCTTCAATATGAAGAGGTGCGATTGGTGAAGTAATTCCAATACCAACATTACCGGATGCATCAACTCGTACTGCTTCTGTGTCAGCAGTACCAAGCGCTAATTGTGAACTAGCTGATGTCGCAAATACACGAGTAATGTTATCTGTGTTATCATATCCTACATAACCTGCTCTTACAGTAGAATCGTATAATTCGAAATTCTTATGTCTACCAGTACTATCAATCTTAACTCTCGAAGTAACATCAGCAACTCCATTAACAGATACATGGCGAGCACTTAATGATTCACTAGCGCTGAGGCAACCAACAACAGATACATTTACATCTGGTGCAGCCGTTCCTAGGCCGACATTACCGTTATTATCAATTCGAACGCGCTCGAGATCATTAGTCCAGAATGTTAAAGGTCTATTTTCACGGTACCGAACGAGAGCGCAATTAAGATCATCATTTACTCCAACAGAAAACCCAGTGGAATCTTCACTATTTGTAAAATGAACATATGAATAATCATTAGCATATATATGAAGAGGGTAGGCCGGTACGCTAATACCAATACCAACATAATTAGTAGACCCATTCCAGGTCATTATGCTGGTACCGTCCCAATCTTTAACTGCTAATGTATTAGTACCACCTTCTAGTTGGAAGTGTTGATTTGAACCAAGTGCTCTTAAATATAAACTACCATATGCACTAATACTTCCTGCGACAGTTAGCATCTGTTCAGGTGTAGTAGTCCCGATGCCGACGCTACCACCAGTAGTGACAACCATTCTAGTTGAGCTATTAACGTGGTCGTAAAAAGAAAGTACTTGAGCACCTACATCATCATTTCGCACACTCCACATATCAGCATTGTTCTGTGCGAATGTTAAATTAGTATTTCCACTAGCGCTACTAGCGAGAAGGAGCGTAGGTGCAGCACCTGATACAGCTAAACCATCACATCTAGCGTCACCAGTTACATCCAGTTTGTAACTTGGTGAAGTTGCCCCCGTGCCTATGCCAACTTTACCGTCAGAATTAATACTGACAAAACCTGTGGCGCGTGAAGTATCTGAACCAACATGTATCTTGTTAGTGCCATCAATCCAAAGAAAGTTTATTGCGTTTCCTGCTGCATTCTTCGAACTGAAAGAGTAATTATTGTCGACTCTGACTTCACCACCTGTAACTTGCAATTTAGTATCCGGCGCAGCAGTCCCAATGCCGACGTTACCACCAGCAAGTATGGTTACCCGGTCACCCGCACCCCGCTCATAAAATCTCAAACTATCACTAGAATTGTGAGAATACATAGACCACTCAGAAGTAGCATTATATAATTGCAGCTCAACATTCGATGCATTACCCGCTGACATAATCATCTGCGTCGTTGCATGTCCACCATATAAATGAAGTTTAGCTGCAGGGCTGTTCGTCCCGATGCCGACGTTACCAGAATTAGTATTAACAATATCATTTGTATTACGAGATACCCAGTGTCCAGAAAGATACTGAGAGCTCATTTGAGTCATGAGCGTGTATGCCTCACCGCCCTTTAACCCAGAAGCTGGAATCTTAAAAGTCTGTAGCGTGCCACCGTTATTAATGGTGACTGGAATCAATTCACCACCGTCTGTGTCGTAACTAGCAGGAATATTGTTTAATTGGCTAATTCTTGGCATATATGTATCCTGTATTATTATTTATATCGTCACTAAGCGTCTCCAAATATGATAGTGTCATCTTCTTTAAATACGGGGTTTCCGTCCTCTTGCAATAATCCACCGATATCGTCGATAACCATCGCATATGCTGTGTTTGCTGCAGTATTTGTATAGAATGCGACATCAAAACAAACAGCAATATCACGTGCACCTGCTCCGGCGCTCAATGCTAAATTGTAAAGTAAATATGATACATTATGTGTATATGGACCAATATCAGTTGATGCTACAGATGTCCATGTATGTTCGTTCCCAACCTGATATGTCTCCCTATTAGACCCTAATAATAATGAGTCTCTATCAGGGTCAATGGAATAAGTGTGACAAGTCCGCCCTGATACTGGGTTAGTAGAACCACCTACCCCTGGAATCCCTTCATCGTACATTACAGTTCCAGGAACAGTATCACCAGATGTAGATGCATAATCGGATAAGTTATAGTTAAACACGTTAATATCTGGCTTAATTAATCCTACCTGCTTAACGGTATAGCTACTCTTATCTGCTGTGTCGAAGTAATAATTATGTAAGTACTGATAATTACAGTTATCTGTACCAAAAAATGTAAAGCTTAGTGTTTGATCATTGGAATTATGCCATACTGATGGTCTGTCGATCTCAGTAATGTTAATCTCTTCTCCTGAACCAGATAGTGTAAAGCCTTTGCTACTCAAAAATTGATATGTTGTAGCCATATCATCAACAGCATCACTGGAAACTGTCGGTAGCAGTGTGTCTAGGGTAAGCACTGGTTCAAAGTGATTTGTACCGATATTAAATCGATACATCTCAGGGTATATGATCTTATAGTTAGAACCGGATAGATAAGGATGTAAAGCAGTCTTTGATAAGATAATATCATTACTAGGTTCATTATACCACGGGTCAGCAAACTTTACAATATTAGCATTGTCACCGGATAACGAAAGGTATATTTGTTGTCCAAGATCTGTTGTAAATACGCCTGAAGAGTGGTCGTAATTAAATTTCTCTAAAACTAAGAAATTTTGAGTCTCTATAACTATAACGTTCTGTATTAAATCAAAGTTTTTAATTTTATAGTGAAGCTCATCAATAATGTCAGTTGTATTTGAGTACTTGACAAATACTGCGCTTAAAGCAGATGATACAGAATCAATAATAGTCGACTGCCCGTTTCTAAAAAATAATCTACCATATACATTGTCCTGTCTATCATAGATAGGCTTGTCTACAGTTAATGTATCTGCTCTACTATCATATTGTGTAGTAAACGCTGATAGTTGATGATTAAAGTATCTATACTCTGGTGTAGTAAATGCATTGGTATAATCAGCTGATAACCCAGAAACACTGAATGGGTTATTACTTTCATTGCTCCAATCCGAAACACGGGCTTTATTGAAGTTAGAATTTACTTGATCAGTTGTTTTTCTAGCAGGTGTTATCTTTTTATAAAGCGCGTATTCATTACCAAAGATGTCCGTCTTCCATTCATATGCTACTTCATCAGTTACTAATAAGTCTTGGATTTTATCAGATACAGGTATATCTTTTAAAGGTAAGATAGGATATACATCTTCATTACCCCATATTGATTCTACATCTCCTGACCATAGATCAATATTGTCTGTAGATTTGCTTACACCGCCTGGTTGATATTGTAATGTTTCCTCTCTGGATTGATAAGGGTAAAATTTTTGTAGCGATTTATCGTTAACAATATCACCTTGTTGAGAGCTAGCTTTATTGGCGCGAATACTAGTAACATCATCAGCATGTTTAACAGGAGATAATTGATCAGCCTGAGTATTACCTCTACCTGGACCATATTCATCTGGATCCGGAAATATGTATAGAGTATTTGGCTCTAACTTACTCTGATCATATGTATATGTTAAAACGACACTAGAATAATTAATAATGCCTAACTTGTCAGGTGTAAAAAACCCACCAATTTCTTTAATTGATTTTAAATGTGATGTGCTAGGGACAGAAGCATGTGTTGGATAATATCTATTTAAAATATTAGCAATGGGATGAGATGGTTCAAACAGTGTCCCAGATAATGTCTCAGTTTGTGTGTTACCAGTCGATAGGTAGCAATACTTAGTACCGGAAAACTTCTCAATTAATTGCTTTTGATAATTTAACGCTAAGTCATCTTTTGTTTTACCTGTACCAACAAAATTCTTTTCAGGTAAATTTTCTATATCCGTACGTACCGTATTAAAGGTAAGATTTAATCCACCAGAAGATGTTATATCGTCGCCAGCACTTGACGTCAACAGTATCGGTATTTCCTCGAACAACTTTTGTATTGCTTCGGTAAAATTTAAATATAAATTAGGGTCAACATTCTCAACATTGCTGTTAAAGAGAGTATGACGAGTATCCTGACTAGTGTTGTACTCGCTAGCATCAACATCAGGGCTATTATCGAAATAATTTGGATATTCATCATACAACGAATCGACCTCAACGACCATGTCTCTATCAATAGCAGACGTCGGTGGAATGTACGTATTAGGGTAGTCTTTAGTAAATTCTACAGATCTAAGTTGATCTATAATAATATCTTTAATTGTGTTTCTGGCTCCAGCTTCACTCCCTTTAAAACTGTGCTTAATTTTCGCATGCTTAACATCGGTTCTCTTTCTAATAAAATACTGTGTTACTTGTTTTAGCTTCTTAACGAAGTATGGTATTACAATATCTAATTCTCTCTTATCTGTATAGTCGATGTTAAGTAGAAATCTCTTCTCGTCTGCAGTTGAATAGTCAATAGCAATTTGTTTAAGTAGCTCAATATATACGTTATCAATATATTGACCCTGGTTAATCTTCTCTGCCTTTTTTTCAGTATACCAATCAGCTACATAATCATTATACTGTTTAAATAACTGTGTTTCACTGAAGCGTGCTGTGTCCGCAAGTGTTTGTAACCAGTCGATATACGATACTGGTCTATCTTCACTCTCTAATTTTGACGGATTATCAGCCATATAATTATATTTAATTTACATTATTGATACTCGGATGTGCCAGCAGATATAGAATCTGTAAACATATTCAACCCTCTTCTAAGTTCATAATCGAGCATAACGTCAATTATTCCATCATCTTCAGCCCACGTATTAATGTGACTCAATTCCTTAACCGTTGTCAGTGAATTTTCCCAGTCAATTAATCCCTCTTGCTGTGTGTTATTATACTCTTCGTTATATGAATAAAATTTATAATATTCCTTAATATCGAGACCGTTAATGTCGTTGTATAATCCCCATCCCCAGTTAACATGGTAACTGCTCAAAGGATACGCAGACACAAGTGATATACCATTAGCGGTTGCTGAAAATGGTTCGGACCCGGTACCAGATAAATACATTGGGTTAATTAATTTAAATTGACTATCGTATAACTGCTTTGCTACTAATTTAGTACCAGCTGAGACCATATATGTACTTGCATCTAGTTCATCTACATGATAGGCAGTTAAGTTATTAGTTACAACAGTCTTTAACCCAATATTAATCGGTCTAGTAGCAGGAGCGAGCTCATTACTATTATAACCTGCAAATTCACTCAAGCTCTCAAAATCACGGGCATACTTACTACGATCACCCCATAAATGTTTGCGATGTACGGATGCTAAATCCATTACTCGCTTAATGCTAGCTGGGTATCCAAATTTATAATTTTCTATAGGTACATCAAACTGATCACAAATTGAATATAATGCATCTATTGTGCATGTATCTATATCATTGTGATTTTGTACGAAATTAGATATCTTCTCATATACAACCTTACCAAGTTCAGTAGGTTGCGAGCTAAGGGTACCAACTGATATACCGATAATATCATTGAACAGCTTATTATAATTCTTTAAAAATGGTTGCTGTCTGTAAGATTTAATAGTCTCTGCTGGGTCAAAGTCTTCTCCGAATTTGTTAATACTGTATTGACCTGTCGACGGGTAAATGGTGAATGTATTGTTTCCAGTAACTACTCGTTGACCTTGAACCTGTATGTATTTGTTAAACCATTCATATCCAGTCCAGTCACCAATAGCTTGATACATATTTGACCCAATACCGGCTGTAGTTTGATCTTCATCAATATATTGTATAGAAGACAGTGACATATTATATAGAGGTAAATAATGTATTCGATTTTCAAATGAATTAATTACCCATAGCCTATTGTAAAAGTCACACGTGATACCACCTAGATGTTGTTTAACGCCGCGAATTTCTCTTTGAGCTCCCTTACCACCAGACAGTTCAACGAAATCAGTATCTAATATAGGTATATTTTTATCTATTTGCCCAGCTGATGTGATGCGTGTTACAGTATTAGTATCATGCGTCACCCATGCGTTCTGGTGATTGTCTACAACTATATAGCTAGGTATGTGAAAACCGGAGACTTTATGTAGTAATGTCCCTGATGAGTCAAATTTATATACATTATCAGACTCATACGATTTTACTGTTACAGCACCAGTGGCACCTGTACCATCTTCTGTACTATGTACAGTTATGTTTCGGCTAGCTTGTGATGAATGTACTAGTCCAGCATACGGGTGAACTTCTACGTTGAAGTTACCGGCAACCCGGCTGGGAGCATCATGAGCCGACACTGCTTGAATTATCCACCAACCGTTATAGTTACATTGAATACCGGCTGGATCTCTCATAGGATTAGTAAACGTCCCTCCTGGTATGTGAATCAACTGACCAGGCTCAAAATTCGCTCCAGCGGCCCCCAATTCATCTGCGAACTGAAAGTCGTATACGTGGTCTAATTTCTTAGCTTCAATAACACCTGTCTTTTCACTTAGAACGTTTCTGATAAAATGTTTTTGCGTCGCTACCCATATATTATTATCATTATCTACAACTATATCAGTAGGAGCTTCGTAATCAGGAAAATCATACTTGACAATGGCGCTACATGGGTCTACGGATGTATCATACTTTATAATAAACCCGTTAAGTGGATTAGAATATGCAATCCATATATTATCATCTAAATCACAATCAACAGTGGTAGGTTCTGTTAGATTGAATCCTGCTAACCCGCTAGTAGCACTAACCGTTGTTGTGAACGAAGGACCTGTGTCCTCCCTCCAGCTAGTTAAAACTGTGTTGTATGTTACGTTTGAATCATCTCTAATAACCCTATCAACGTACCCTGTGTCAGGATCGATGCGAACTACTAGGTTACCGTCGTGCATTGGGACCCACAACCGCTTTTCACTGTCGATAGTGATATCACTAGGTGTTAATCTATCTGGTGAATCTTTGTCATTAATGCTAATTAATGTCGCACTTGTAGTTATCGAGCTGGTTGTTATTTGAACTTTCTGACTGAAGTCAAATGTGCTCAGTAACTCCATATTATTATTATATTTGAATACCTTATCGTTATGAGAGTCTGCAAAATATGCATACACTTTATTATTCAAATAACTAGCAGTAACTGGTACAACGGATACAGGATAATATCCTCCTGCTGACAATAGCGTTTCAGTTCTATTTCCGGGCAATGAAGTATTAATAACTCCAGAGTCACCGTCAAATTCATATTGCTCACCAGGTGCTACTCTATATACATTATCAAATTCTGGATTAGTTAAATATCCAAATAAAATGTCTCTATCATTATGAGCAGGATCGTTGATTACAACTTCACCCTTAAGCGAGACATTATCACCAACTTCTCTCGGTATAAAATATCCTCTATATGTACTCTCAATAGAATTAGGTAACTGCCCATCTTTTGTTCTAAAGAAATCTGCTGACAGCAACCTCGTATTAGTACCAGTACTACAGCTACTTACGACACTGACGTTTACAACCCACGTACTAGAGTTAGGGGTAGTAGATGAATTAATAGACAACGCAGGGTAATCTTCAGCTCTAGAATTATATTGGTTCACAAAGCTAATAACAAACGGTACTTCGCAATTTTGCCACTTAACTGACCCTAATGGCATCTCTAATAAACCGTTAGTTGTAAACGTTAATGATGTAGCTCTACTAAAACGAGTTTTAGCTGGTATAGTTACTCTATATGATTCATAATGAGGTAGCGTGTCTATGCCATAATAATTGTTATTAGATATCTGAGACTGGAATGGAAAATTGGACGTATCTAATGTCGCAAATAAAAATATAGGTGAATCATCTACACCTGAGCTGTAATTTTTTGCTGTATCATCTCCATAGAAAAACTCTGCAGTACCTGATGTACCGACAAACACAGCGTCAGGGTTAGAGGATATAGATCGAATAAAAGCATTTCTAGTAAATCCACCTTCTTCTACAGCTGATAACGCTATGTAGATATCTTCATTTGTTGTCTTAATTGACTCGATAGGGTTAAATATCTCTGCACCACTATCCGCAGTTAATTTTTCATAAAAGCTCCAAGTCTTATCTAGATGTGACCATTTATATTCATTAAACCTTTTAATATCTAGTTTTCTAGATCTTGATCCGCTAGAATATAGAGTGAGTGTGTATCCGGTACCTGACAGCATATTATGCGGTTGCCAAGTATTAACTCTATCTATAGTAATAGGTTTTTGTAATACACCACCGGTACCAGCAGGGACATTTAATAAGTTAATAATGTCATCATACGGTCTAGTCAGGTTATCTGTTAAAAAGTTTACTACTGATAATTGCTTGGTATGTGTACTGTATATCTCTTCACCGGAGGAATTATAGTTAATTAACTGTACGTTATATACACCTGGTTCCGTATATACGTGTGTCGCAGAAAACCCTTTTGTTGTAGTACCATCACCGAAGTCCCATACTGTGCTATCTGGTGAATATGTAAGACTGGAAGTACCGGTAACTGCAAATCTAAAAGTTGTTAACTTGTTTGTGTACCCGGATAATGTCTCTCTAGTGCCATCCCCATGCCCCGTACTGTGGTTGGCGCTCAGCCCCCCAGTTACAGAAAAAGGTACATCGGATAGCGTATGGATAGCCATTATTAAAATTCAGTTGCTTCAAGTTTAGTTATGAAATTTATAGAATCGTTCAAATATGCACGTTTAAAATATGGGAGTTGAACGTTTGCAGTTGTAATTGAAACGTCTAAATCAGGATATATAGGGTTCCAGATCATAAGACTTATCCCTTCAACTTCTAGGCTCATATCTGTTCGTACAGTCTTAATATTACTAACTCCATTGATACTCAATAAACTATTAGTGAGATCGTTGACATTTATAACTCCACCCAATTGGCTATTATTAAAATATGTTTCAATTATAGTACTTGCTTGTTTTTCAATATTACTCAAACTAGCTCTAGAATTTTTATCTCTAACCAATCTTAAACGAGTGTTATCTGCAATGGAAGTATCTAAGCTCTCATCAACGCTCTTGACACCTACATCTACAGACATATATACTGGATCCATAATTAGAACTTCTGAGGTTAACGTCTTATTGTGTCGAACAGAATCAATAATGGTATTTTTCTGTGAAGGTGTTAGATAGCTATTTCTAACTGTGGTGCTAGCTGCTGTACTCGTTTTAGGTGTAGCATATACGTATACGTTATTAAAGTCACATGTATCTGCAAAATTTACCTGATTGTATATAGTGCTAGGATCACTAGTATGAGACCGCAGTTTTAGCGTATTGATGATATATGACATATGACCTTCTATATAGTCCCAGTTATTAACAACTTTGACATCTGAAATAACATTCGAATGTGTATGCTTAACGAAATTGGTAAAATCGGATTCTGTAACTAGTCTATGTTGCGATGAGAACACTTTAGGTGCTCTTTCCCTAATATCGCTAACAGTTTCACCTAATGAATATTCAGTAGATGCATTAGCGTTTGTAAATGTCAATTGTACTAATTGTGTCGGAGACATATAGTTGGTGTTCGACACCTTTATCTGGCTAAAAATATCTTCAAATTGTATAGTACTGTATCGATTTAGATTCGAACCGTTGATAGCGTTAGGACCGACTTCACCGCGCTTACCCTCACTGACGAGGTAATATACAGCTACTTGATCACCGGCTTGTAACTTCTTACCGTTAACATTATTACCAAATTTTATTTCATATCTCTTGTTCTCATTTAATCTAACTTCGTATGCAGGTGAATCACCATCTTCTAAGAATAGAGATGTAACCCTGTTCCATTCTTTCCAGTCTCCAGTTTTACCGTCCTTGATATACGCATGTATATTAAAATGGTCAATAATAGTATCGTCTCCCGGAAGCAATGTAATAAATTCAAATTCTTCTCCATTGGCAACATATACTGGGTATTCTTGAAACTGTCCCTGATATAAGAGGTGCTGGTTAGATATGACGTCTAATGATTCTGAAGAAGTTTGTGTCTTAGTAAACGTGATGTCCTTGTTGAGGGAAAACGACATACCGCCAGCGTTAATAAATGTATATCTAGGTATAGTATATGTATCAACAGCTAGCGAGGAATTTGCTACTGCTCCAAACGATAGCGAACTAGTCTGGTAACCTACAGGATTGTAATCTATAGATTTAACAATTCTGTTCATATTTTCATACAACTCTGCATCTGTGAACATGGCTTCAGAAGATGTTTGGTTGAGATAGAACAATAATGTATGATAGCTGTATGCAATAATATCAATAACAGCAGACATATTACTACCTTCATAATTTTGATCAGTCAGTGTAGTCGTGCGATTAAGTCTATCGATTATATGACTCTTTAAGCTGGTTGCATCAAATGTCGCATACGCGTCAGTTGGCAGCTTAAATTCCGTTTTAGTTGTATTATTATTAGCCATGATTACACAAAATTAAATCCTTTTTCGTCCAATATACCACCGACTGTAACTCTCTCATCTGAGAGGTTAGGCATTGTTATAACAAACCCTATATTATAAGTATTGCTAGGTACATCACCGACTATCTTTATACCAGTTACTGAAATACGAGGTTCTTGACGAGATAATCCTACAAGTATTTGCCGAGCAATTAATTCACCTGTCTCACGAGTTATAGGATCAAATAAAAATCTGGCTAAATTCATACCTAAATGCGGATTTAACAACTTCTCACCAGGAGTGGTATTGAAAATGTTTTCTATAGATTGCTTAATAGCACCTAAATCACGAATGTCAGCAATGTCTGTATTATTTTTAGATTGATTAGCTGGGAGGTTTACGTTAGACGATCCAATTTCAATATCTAACTTAATGTCTTTATAGGTATATAGCTCTTCCGGGACAACTGTAGGGTTTACGTTGTCGTCAGTGCTATGAGGAGTTGTAACTCTCAGCCCGTCTAATTTAATAGATGCCATTCACTAATTATTTATCTAAGACCTCGATATCCGCTTGATTAGCATAAATAATTATGATGAAGAGCAAGTTTGATCTAATTGTTGAGGGAGCGTTGACTAGATACCAGGGAACTAACTTTCTTGTTGGTGACCGTATTAAATTTATCGAGAACTTCCTTCAGCACGAATGGGCTAAGAAACAACCAGAAGTTAAACTAGAGAGATTAAAGCAACTCATTGAATCTGGCGATAATCTTAGAATTAGCGCTATAAAGACAGACAGACCAAATACTGCTCAAAACGGTCATTTTGAGATGGTTGACGGGTTTTATGTAGACGTCATTCGCGAGAAGGCTCCAGGATTATTCATGCCTCAAGAAATATATACCGTTCCACAAGAATTAGTAGAACTTCAAGAAGATTATCCGAATTTATCTGGAAAGACTCCAGATAGTCAAATTAAAGACGACCCAACTCAAATTAAGCCGAGTGAAGTTGATGTAGATGATCACGACTTAAGCCCAGTTAAACAAACTGGTATGGGTGATGGAGATAGACAGCTACGAAACAAAGATGAAAATATTTCTAAAGTAGCTCCTGCTAAATCTGATACTGGTAAATATATGAGTTAATTATCAGATAGCTGAATCAAACAGCTATAACAATTAATCTCTTGATCCATCACAAAAGCGCTTCTATACAAAGCTTCGGCAATTATCACCATATGCATCTTCTTCTTCTGATCTGACTTAACGTATGTATCGACATAATCAAATAGTAGTTTTAATAACATCGGGTAATCGCTATTAAACTTCTCCTCATTCTCAATCATATACTTTCTAACTTTAAGAACATGACCTTTAATAGTTAAAAGATATATTTGCTTAACAAACTCTTCGCACTTCTCTGAGTCTACGATGTTAAGTTTCTTATCTCTACAAAATTTTTGAAGCTCATTAACAGTGCGTCTTAAATCAGGATAATTATTTCTTATAAACTTTTTAAGAACCTCGTACTGCTCATCTGATACGGAAATATCTTGATCCTTCAGAATATGAGAAATTCTATCAACACATAAATCTAAAGGAGGGGTTAGATCTAAATGTTGACATCTACTTTGTAGTGCTGGGATGATTCTATGACCATAATTGGCTGTTAATATGAAGCGAGTAATCTCAGCATACTCCTCCATAGTATTTCGAAGAGCTCGTTGCGCATCTTGACTTAAACCGTCACATTCGTCTAATATAATAACCTTAATGTTACCGTCAATACTCTTAACTTGAGCAAACTGTACTACCTTGGATCTAATAGTATCAATACCGTTTTCATCTGAAGCATTGATATACAAATATTGACAGTCAAGAATACTCTTCACTAACATCTTCGCGAGTGTAGTTTTACCTACACCTGGAGGACCGACTAGCTGTATATTCGGTATCTCTCTATCTGAAGAAAACTTATCTACAATCGCTCTATTATCTTCAGATAGAACAATTTCTGATAATTCCTTAGGACGGTATTTCTCTACCCAGAGATTTTCGAACATTACTTACGTTTTCTAGGCTTGACAGTCTTAGTTACAGTTACAGTCTTACGTACTGTGGTGCGGCCACGTTGTTTTACGGAAACTCGTTGTCTTGTATTTCTTGCCATAATATATCCTTTATTGTTCTTATATTATACGTTTTAATAAGAGGAACGTCAAGCTTATTTACCGCTACTTCCAAAACCAGAAGCTCCGCGAGCTGATTCAGTAACTTCATCAGCCCATTCACATTGTGGATGAATAAGGGGGTATACTACAAACTGTGCGATTCTGTCACCTTTTTTAACTTGATGATTAGCTAGTGTCATATTTCTATGATCTGTATTAAAATTGTATAATTTAACTCCTAAATCTCCACGATAGCCATTATCAATTACACCTAGATGAGGTTGTATACTATGTTTGAATCCTAGCCCAGATCTCGGTTCAATTCGAAACCAAAACCCTGGCTCAATATAAGCGAGTGTCAGACCGACTGGTACAACAGCACTGCTATCAGCCTTGATAAGTACATCTTCAACGGCTACTAGGTCGTAACCTGAATCACCGGTTCCTATCTCGCTGTTGTTAGCTCTAGGTAGCTGTGCATCTGGATGCGTCTTAACAAACTTAACTATCGGATTTAATAGTAAATGTTGTCTATGAATTGTGTCACTCATTTAATAGCGTATCTCCTCCGTATGTTGGATCTTGTTGATTACTTTCTACTTGTGCAGCGTTGTTAGTCTCTAACCATTGAATTAACTCTCTCAAATTCTCTGAATTGACTGAAAACGTTCCGTGTCCTTCTACAATTACTGTCGCCATGTTGGTATTATATGTTGTTAAGAGGGCATTTTCAACTAAGTATTTCAGGATGAGTGACAATAAAGCGGAAGACCAATTAAATTCTCTAGTAAAGCAGTTACAAGAAAGCACAAAAGTCAATAAAGAAGTTTCCCGAAGAGCAGCAGAAGAAGGGCTTGCTCCGGAAGATGTTGAAGAATTTGTTGTAAAAAACTCAGGTGAGCTAATTAATCAAAGCTTAGATACTTTACGAGAAGTTAAGGACTATGTTATGGCTTCTGGTGACCCAGATAGTATCGGAGCTCTAGCTGATTTAATCAAAGCTTCTAGTTCTGCTTTGGAAAGTTTGAATAAAATTGTAGTCCAAAATAAGCGTTCAGCTACATCTATTTTAACTAAGAAGATGGATATTGATACTAAGCTGGCTATTGAGAATGAAAAACCAGATAAGAACTCCTATATAGGAACCAGAGATGAAGTGTTTAAGCAACTTGTGAAAGACGCTAAGGTTATTGAAGTTACCGAGGACGATCTGGACACGTCTTTATCTGGAAGACCCTAAAGCTGTTTCAATATCAGCTACAGTGCTATCAACTTCCTTAAATTTATTTCTAAGAATATCTACTTCATACGAAGTATTCTCGACGACGTAATCAAACACTGTATAATCTATTTTTTGCTTATTATCAATTTTGTTTCTCCACGGGAGCAATACAGAGTATATATTACCTAACGTTTCTGCTATAATATCATTAAACTGCGCAGTATATGTTTTCATTCGCTTCCATTGTGCAGTATCACCGGTACCACCGTTAAAATCTTCTCCGTGAGCCGTATTAATACCAGCAACAGCTCTAATTAACGAAGAATGGACTATATTTTTTCGATATACCTTTTCAATTTTTGAAGTCATATCGTGAAGCTGTTCTTCCGTTGCATCATCAATCTTATCTTGAAGTACAGGTGTTAAATAGCTAGGTCTTAATTTCTCATCTGTAGACCAACCAGTAAAGTCAACATCAAATAATGGTAACATCCACGGATCAACAGTCTCATCAATATCTCTAACTAAGGAGCCAATAGAGTCACTAAAATCAGTAAAATAATCTACAGTACTATCAGTAACCAAATTTTGATATTTCCGGTGAACTTCTGGATGAGCGCGTTGGAACTTTTCGATCCAATATATTAAAAATTGATTATCTAGATCTGCCATTCCTATATTAGGAACATTACCAGCTGAAATATGTTTTCTAACTGCATCATTAGTAGGCTTATCTACTTTTATTAGCCTATTAGACATAGTTACTAAGTCTATAGCTTTAAATTGACCTTCTTCAGTTTGTATTGATCCGTCATCATTACGCACCCATACCTCAGTTTCATTTAATAATGTATTCTCGTATGAGACATACGGTAAGCTCAACGCGCCTGGGTTTGTTATAGAATAAGCTAATAGCTTATTTACTAAGCTATCTATAGGTTCATCCTCCTTATTGTAAGTTAAATTGTCAGCAGAATTTGCTTCATACGGATCCATATATCCACCAGCATCTTCACCCCAGTTGAAATTAATACCATCATTCAGCTTCTCAAAAAACTTGCTTTGAGTCTCAAGCGTGTCCCATGTATGCTTTGTATAATTATGAAAATATACTAAAGCAATTTCACCTAGATATTTGTCTAATGTGTTAGTGTAGCTGCTAGCAGCAATATGAAAATCAATAGAGTTAGCAACATCTGTATCAACAATGTGAGCTATTCCTGTCTTTACTGGAAACTGACTACCCATTATGCTAACTGTGTCTCCTCTCCGCTCATGTCTATTCTCAACCCACCTGGTGTACCTGGAGCGTCTAATAACAACGGTTCATACGTAAACGGTCTCACACATGATATATGATTAGCATATGCATTTTGTTCAAGCATGAAGACATGGCTGACTTTAATACCTAACCAATCTCCCATCAATAATTTCTCGAAAGGTGTATCATTATTAGACGTCTTATCAGCTAACGTGTAAAATCTTCCTGCTTGTCTGTGAGTAGAGCCATGTACAGTAAAGCTAATTCCTGGACTAAACGCTAAAGCCTTATTCATAACTCTACCAATTGTCTTTTTATACCAAGATCTAACACCAGTATCAATATTCTTAAAAACTCTATTTTCTAACTTATCTGCGTTGACAGGAAAAACGGCGTTAACAGTATGAGATACTAATTTATCATTTACTAGTTGCTCATACTTGTCTCTGATAGATTGTATGTGAGTCTCTTTGCTTCTTATAATAAACTCTTTATTTCTACGGTCATACGTATGACCTAGGGTAGTAACTAACTCACTCATACTATCTGCATTTGATGTATTTAATAATTCAAAATTAGTTAATGAATCAAACATCTCTAATGTACCAGTGTCAATTTGTTTTGGTGATTTACCTTTTGGAATCTTACTGTTATTGACACCTTTAGTGTCTGTAGTTGTTCCACTATGGAGTGCAAATACATCTGCGTTTGCAGGTCCCAATCCTTCTCCTCGATCACCAACTGTGCCTTGAAAATAATCTGATACCGATCTTAATGAAAATAAACTAATATTAGGTGACCTTTCTGCTCGCAGGAAACAATTATCATCATCGCTAGACATATGATCGTCTAGAACATACTCAATGTCATCGAACAGTGTTGTATCACCTGTAGACGTATAAAATATTTTGTTTGAACCTAATGACCAATCATCAGCCCACATTAACTCAGCTCCTTTACCTTCTAAACCAGTTGTTAATAGGCTTTGAATCGCATCACCAGTATACATTGATCTATGTTCATCTGATAATTGACCAATATTAGGCATTATACCAGCCGCACCAGCAGTAGACCATCTTGTATTAATCTCTCTTAAATATTGTTCTCGAATATCTCTTAAATGATATATCTTTGTTTTGTTATTAGTATCACCATTAATAACCTCTTCTTCATCATATATAAAGAATGCAAAATTTAATCCCCATAACTCAATCGGAAACTTTCTTTCATCCCCAGCTTTATGTACAGGTTTAATATCTACTAAGACTGTATCTCTACTATCAATATTAAACGTTGGAGTTAAGGGAGAGTTGTCTAATGCATTATGACTACTATTAATAGTCAACTTACCTGTATGGAATATAGAGTATATATTATCCTCAATTAATATTTCTTGAACAATACCTCGAGGCAGTCTCTGAGCTGGGCTGTTACCATTAATCAAAATTACGCTAATGTCGTAATTTTGATTATTCAGGCTAACAGTTAAAGTGCTTTCAAAACTCATTGATTCTTAACTTGTCTATCTATCTCATCCAATACAGATCTAACAACAGTTGGAGATATAATTCTCAATATAGTACCAGGTTCAGGATTATGTACCGGGTTAGTTATACCACTTGATATACATATTAACCACCACAAATTAATCGTACCATATTCTAAATAACTTATCTGCGGCCAAGTCATGTTTCCACGTACATTGACATATGTAACGGCTCCTTCTGGTAAATCTCTAGGTATCTTGATCTTCTTCAGAATATTAAATGCATAATGATCACCTTCTTTATACATCTTAAAGATCTTCTCATACAAGAACTCATGAAGCTGTGGTAAAGCAGTAATATCGTTTTGCACCTTATCTAGTTCTGTTTTCATTTTGACTTTCTTTGTATGTGATTAGTGTTTTGGTTCCAAGCCGTGGCAGTTGATTTTGTTTGCGGACCTACTGCGGCATCATTAATGAACACTTCGTAGATATCTGCTCCTTGAGTAATAGCATGGAACATAAGATTTTTAGTTTCCGGTAGCAATGATTTTAAGGTGATATTTACTTCCCATGCTTCAGGTATTTGAGTTTTTATGCCACGGATTTTAGGATCAGGAGAACCTTGACTTGATCCTGCTTCCGTAACGTTTACACTTTTACCTTCATGTGATGTACTACCAGTACCATGGCGACGAACATAATCCGTTCCAGTTGATGGTTTCTTCTTCTCATACGGAGGATCTGTAAACGTCTTGGGATGAAAATTTGATCTATCGTCTACTTGTACAGGTACAACCATCTCGCGCTGAGTGCCATGGCTCTTAATTTGTAATCCTGAAATATATGCGTAAGGGAAATAATGTAACCCATCAACCTCTACTTCATATATTACAGGAGGTTCTAAGAGTATCTTAGACGTCTTATTAGCTAAATTTTGATAAACTAACATGAACACTAATTGCCAGTTTTTTACCACATCCTCCCAAGAATTTGTATTATATAAATAAAATGTAAATTTAACGTCAGGTGTTGCTGTTTGATCGTAATGATAAGACTTTGGTAAATCTATATACGCACCTTTAGCTACAGTTTCAAACTGAGATGTAATCATTTGAGCTAACCCTACTGGTGCATCTTTTAATATTGTACTAAATATACCACCTCCACGAACATCTCCCCATGCTTGACCTACTGATTTATATTCATCAACAAAATAAGGCATTATATATTGAAACCCTGTAGGTTGTACACCATATAACCCCCAATAAGGTGTTAACCACGGTACATCATTTTTTATATTATCTGGAGGGTTTACTGTAATTTCAAAGTTTCCTGCATCTGGACCAAGTACAGTTTTTTTAACTTTTGTTTCTATTTCCTTAATTTTCTCTACAGCCTTTTCAACTTTTGCCTTATGTTCTTTTAACTTTTCATTAGCCGGGGAAGATCCAGAACCAGCTTGGCCGAATATACCTTCACCTATCGTTAATCCCTTATCCACTGCGTCTGTACCCATCGTAAGAAGATATCTTAACTGTTGCATTACAGAGTTAAACTCTATCTTATACTCCGACAGTTTGACGCGAGGTACTTCGTTACGACCTATAGAAGGTGTATGTGTCCATTGATGATCTGTAATAACATTAATTATCTGAGGGTCAAAATTACCCCGACTCGATGCCCGTGATTTTTGAGGTATGAGCTCAGGAGCCGCAGCGTTGTTCATATTAGGAAGGCTTACCTTGTTAAAGCCTAGGTCCTCCTTATCCATTGTCTTTATCTTAAATAGATGTCTCTCGTTCATATGTTAAGCTTCCTCGCGCTAGTATTCGGACCAGTACCAGCTGGCATCTGTATCTGTTGGCCGCCCGGGGCTACCATTGCTACTGTACTCGGCTGTATACTCTCTATTGCTGTTATTAATTTCTCGTTACTTGTTTCAATAACCTCCATTAAAGTCTTACCAGTATTACCTACTAATGCACCTACAATACCATCTGTTACTTTCTTGAAATCAGCATCTAATTTAATTGATGCTTGAGGTTGAGGTTTAGCATCCGGGTCTGCAGGTTTTTCAGGTTTAGCTTCTGGTGCAGGTTTTTCATCTCCAGGTGTTAGGAACGATTTTACTTTCTGCTCTGCTTGTTGTTGGAACATTTTAAGTACATCACCTTTTGCACCATGCCTCCAAGCAGCGCCTTTGAGTATTAGATTACTTTGAAGTTTCATAGCTTCAGCCGCTGTGTTTTGGCTTTTTATTATTTCATCTAAGTTAACCCCGGCTCCGGTAAGTTTGGCGACAGCACCCTTATCCTTTTTAATTTGTTCAAGACCGGTATCTATAACTCTATCAAACCCGGGGATAAATTGACCTATCTTTAATATACCCTGGAGCCAGTTTCCATCTGCGATATCGGTAAACCCGCTTATAACAGTCTTGACAGGCTCTAGCACGTTTTGTATTAGTGGTGACTCTACGAATCCTTTCCAAACATCACCAGGTGAAGGGATTTTATCTATACCAAATTCTTTTCCTAAATTCTGAATAGCTTCTACGGGCCCTTTTTCCAAGAGTCTACCGATACTAGGGAATAATGCTCCTTCACCTTGACCAAATAACATCTCTACTGGTCGACGTTGGAAATTTTCAATCCAGTTCCCTAAATTTGTACTATAAAACCACTCTCCAAGATCGAAGCTTAATATATCTTCTTTGAGTGCAGTTTTGAAATCTTTATCAAGCATTGCCATTATACTGTTTACTGTCTCTTCGCTCGCCACTAATCCTAAAGCAGTCTGCAATGGCTTCTCTTGCATTCCAGTTAGAAATGCTTGTACACTTGTATATAAATTACTACTTGTAATCTTATCCCAGAAACCACCTTCTCCTTTAACATTGAGCAATCCACCAGCATCAAAAATGCCTTTATCACTGCTAAGGAAGTTTATTATTCCTTGAGGTAGGATAAATTTCAATTCATTCCAGTCTCCAGATTTTCCAAACTCATTAATGTGATCGAAGATAGTTTTATCGCCTTCTCCAGCAAATAGAGATTTAAATCTCTTCTGTAAGCCAACTACTAATTTGTTCAGGAACCCTCCAAGGTCAATTTCTTTAAATCCGAACAAGTTTACATTTTCTACAACATCAACACCACCACCGGCGTCTATAAATTTCTTAATTGAATCTAAAATAGGCTTTAAAGGCTTAATTGCATCACCCATAGCAGTTAGATCAAATTTGCCTGCTGCTTCTAAGAACTGGCCAATATTTTTAAAGAATGTTTTCTCTTTTAAGCTTGTTATAAATCTATTAATAACACCTAGCAGTCCACCTTCAAGATTAACCTGATCTAACCCAAGTGCTGCTATTGTAGTACCGGGTAAAACCTTCTTCCAATCAATCTTAACAATTGCATCGCCTAAAATGGGTACAATTTGTTCTATAGCAGATGCTAAAAATGAACCGAATTTATCTTTAATCGCTTTCCATAAGTCATTAAATCCCTTACCAGCGTCAACTCTTTTTATCCATTCACCGCCAAGCGCACCTGCGGGCATCCTCTCGGTTGTCTTTCCACCTACCCATTTCAAGAACGTACTAAATCCTGGAATAGCTACAGCCATTCGTGCTATGCCACCTTTAATATTACCTTTAGTGACTTCCAATATACCTGTAAGAAGGTGCTTTAAGTGGAAGAATGGGAACTTACTCAACAACCCGTCTTTCTCGTTTAAGAGCTTTTTACCAAAATCTACAAAACTAATTTGACCTTCTAATAGCGCTTTCCAATCAGCTCCTAATATAGAGCCTATAACTGCACCTGCTGCACCTCCAAAGAATATCATCTTAAACACTTTGCTTAAAAATCCTTCCTTCTGCTGTACCTTTACGTTGGGCATTTGCATTTGAGGCATAACCTTAGCAAGATAATCAGCAAAATGAGTTAATGGTCTAACGGAATTTCCTACTGAGTATCCTTGAATTACAACTTGTTGTACGTTTTTAAACTGACTACGGCTGTTATTTGCTATAGCATTAGGAAGAGCAGCCAATGTCTTATTAACACTATCTAGAGAAGATTTTTGCTGCCTTGCAACATTAACTAGAGTATTAGTAGACGTAGATAGCCCGTTAAGGGTACCTAGCATTCTATTAAACATTGCAGCGGATTGGTCGGCCATAAATACTGTAAGTATTTATCGGAAACGCTTATAACCCGATGAAGAGATTTGCATCTACTGCAAGAATAGCATTTTTACCGGAAGCGTCTTTATAAGTTAAAGGTCCGTCTCTAAACTTCTTAAGCTTATTGATATAATTAGAAACTCCAGATATTACCCCAGATGGAAGTTTTTGTAAAATTGCAATATTGTCGTCTAATAAGGAGACATCAGTGAAATTTAACGTTGTGCTTTTGTCTCCCTTGTTGATCACAATGGACTTAATATATTTGCATATCTCAACAAAGAACACCTCAGATACGACCTTCTCAATATCTTGAACTACCTTTTCGGCATCTTTTGTCTCGAAGTTGTCTTTATAGACATTTTGAAAATACGTATTCAGAGCATAATCAGTTTCTATGGACGGGATACCGAGATTAACGTCAATGTTACCTGACTTGTATTCATACGTTTTGCTATAGGTCATAAGACCGTCATCGATGCGGGTCTTTTTGAGTTTATCTACTATCTTACCTAGCTCAACTACCACGGTTTTATCGTCATCTATGATGTCAATAGTGTCGTTGGAATATGCACGGAGCTGCAGCATAATAGCATCTCTATCTAGAGTAGTTAGAGTATAGCCGAGCTTAGCATCATCCTCAGTACAATTGTTAGCTATGATTTGATTGAAATTGTTGACAACTTGTAATCCGGCAGAAACTCCATATACATCTTTTTGTGCACCGATCTGAAGCTCCATAATGCCCTTCATCTGCGATACATCTAGTGGTCTAAATTTAATTGTCTTGCCAAGAGTAGGGCACCATGCTTCAACTGGATTGTCTGTATAAAACTCTTCAATATCCTGCAGGACATCCATGTAGTTGGTTTGTGCAGTATTACTCATCAATGTTATTTACAGAAAGAACTCGTTTTTCAACCTTTCAGGCTGTTGTTAGGGTTTACAGATTGTCCGGATTGTTGTTTCTGTTCTTCTTCTTTCTGCTTTTTAATTTCCTCGTTAATAATATTATAATATAACATTAGTTCAGCAGGGGCACAGTTGTTTATACTTTCATGCGTGAAGTTAAAGTGTTTAATTAGCGTGTATTCGGTTTCATAAAACTGCTTGAGATCTGTATTGAAGAATAACCTGATTATCTCTGCAATTGATCTATTGATAAAAGATAAGTGCATTTCTTGATCTGATCCTAGCTTAATTACAGGTGTCGTTTTTAGTATTTGTTCCTGTTCATATAAAAACTCTAATACACTAGATAATACAAACGAAGGCAACTTATCAATTACCTCTCTCCTCTGATCTAGAGTTAATTCTCTTGCGTCAATAGCATTACCGTTAAACTCAATAACATCAATACTACTAGTAATCATATCTAACTGATTTTCCGCAGCTAACACTTTAGGTATTGTTCCTTCAACCTTAATACCATTTTTATCAATATTAAAAGTGTGTGCTACTTTATGCTGTTTAATCTTATCAATGACATCATTAACACTAATTTCAAATTGCTCTTGCCTGCCTTTGTCGACGATAGTTGTAAATTTAGCAACTGGTGAGACATTGTATGCTCTAATACCTAATAATATTCCTAATTTGTCAATACACGAAAGGTTGTCAGTATCAATATCATTAACTGATAGATCCTTAATAAGAGTACTAACGAACATTTCTAGAATATTTGTATCACCGTTAAGAAGTACTTTAACAAAATTTTTATTTTGCCTGTGAGTGAATTGTTTGAAGTATAGAACGCTATCAGTAGATATTTGTTCTACAGGGTATATAAAGTCACTCATGTATAATGACTTATTACAAGCCTAACATATTACGACCAGAATTCATAATACCATTAGCTATTCGACCAGGCATACCTAATAATCCACCACCGCTTCGTTTAGATTTAGCAGGAAGGGATACCGCATTACCGCCAAACGCTGCATCGTCCCATGCTGCCATTTCTAGTGCATGATTAATGCCTCCCTCAGGTAAAATAGCTTGATATCTCGTAAATACAAATTCAACGTCTCTTCTATCTGGGCCACCTTCCGGTGTATACGAGTACCTCTCGTTAGCAACGTTAATAGGGAAACAATCCTTAAAGTGGAACATTTTTCTTAATACAAATCCACGCACGTTAGCCATCTGACCGGGATCACCTCCACCAGCAGCATGATGAGAAGCTGGATCTACACCCATGCGACCGAAATTTAACAGGAACATATCTGTCTTAATATCCAAATCAGCGACTGGTCTAGCTACTAACCCATAATGTGATGTTTGAATAACCCACGGACGTATCAAAAAATCAACAAACGATACATTTGTTTCTAAAAATTCTACGTTTAAAGATCCGAACGGGTTACGCTGTTTCACAACAGGGGCCTTAATAAAGCCTCTATTAGGAATACCAACAGTTTCAGTACCTAAATTCTCTGGCGGGATACCAACTGTTTGTGCAAATGCACATCCAATATGAGATCTATACATTGGAGGTGTATGTACAGTTTCACGTCCCATATCAACACCCCATGATGCATTAATCTCTTCACCCCATCCCTGCATACCATAACTAGTGGTACCAGGAGCTGGAGCGTCATTGCTTTCTTCATTTACAGAAGTTAGATTATCTTTAATAGCTGGTGGAACGTTAAATACTAGACACCATAGCTGATTTAATGGCAATGAAGATTCCCACTTACTTAAAACATTAAAAAAGTGGCTTCTAACAGCTACCGGGTTACCTGTTGCATCAAACACATTATTAATGATTTGCTCGCTGTTACCTATTAATTTTTCTAGATTAGTTTTTAAATCTAACCCGTAAGCATTTTTTGTGATAGGTTTATTAGTGGCGGTGTAATCTGTAGCAGGCTTCGCTGCAGCGGGTGGAGCAACCGGAGCAGTAGGGTTCGGTGTTCCCTCTAATCCTTCACTGCCTACCCTGTTCCCTGCAGCATTTAATTTTGCAAGATTCTCACGAGATACGGGTCGAGCTTGAACACCGGGGTCAGTAAGAGCTTTTCCGCTCTGTGGATCTATATACCCCATCTGAGACGCGTTATTATCAGGAAGGTCACTAACATCCTGTTGCGGGGTTCCCATTCTCTGAACACGCCTTTGGTTATTGACCCGTGCACGAGCTATTTGAGCCTGTTGATAGTTCGGAGGTGGTTGTGGTGCCGCCATATAAAATATTTATCCCGCAACGGTCAGTTACGGGATAACTAATGTGATGTTAATCGGAATTAAACTGGTAGAATATTACGTCTCCAGTATTGATATGCTAATGTTGCTTGGAATTCAACAACTTCACCGTTACCGGTAGTGTTATAAACCAGCTCACCAACAGTAATCGGCCAAACACCGACTAATTGGTAAACTCTAACAACATCTAAGTTAGCATTTAATTGTGCAAGAGAAACTGTAGAATTAGCATACAACCTATAAGCACCAGTACTTGTCTCATCATCAAAGATTGAACGAGACCAATTTTCAAAGACGGTTCTAATTGCATTGTCACCATCAGCTCTAAATGTAATCTGATAACCAGTGGCATCAGGGTACTCAACGGAGCCAGGAAGGTTAAACTGCAAGCCCATGAAAGGGGTGGGTACATTCTGAATGCCACGGGCAGGAAGGTTGGCGGCAGTAGCGTAGACTAAGTCGTCTTGTGTTAATACCGGTGCACCTCTATCAGAGACGTCAAGCACTCTGAACTGGAAATCGCGTGCGAAATCGCGTTCTTGTGCAACTCGATAGAAATCTTGAATTCCTTGTTGTATGTTTGGCATATCTTGTAATTATTTAGTCGTTAAGCTATTAATTCGTTAAAGTCCTGACCAGTTCTTGTTGCGTAGAAGTTAACCAGGATAAACTCAGCAGCACGTACCGGTTTAATGTAGATGTCAACTACTAACTCGTTCTGATCAATAACGTCAGGTGTGTTGTTTCTTTCATCACAAATGATGAGGTAGTCATACATACCTTGTGTGTTTTTAACTCTATCAAAGATAGGTGTTAAATTATTCAGTACCTGTGTTCTTGTTAGTACTGTGTTTGGCTCGAATACGTAGAACTTCATCGTTTGTCTTACGAGCTTCTCGAGGTACAAGAACAACCTTCTTACATTAACTCTATCGAATGCGCTCGGCTTCTTGAACATGGTCTTCTGACCCCAAATTACGAAACCTTCATTCGGGAATTGATGTACTGGGTTAATACTGATTCTATATAACTGATCTCTGTGCTTCTGCGCAGGAATTACTGCGAGATCATTTACACCACCAAATCTACCACGGGTAAATCCAGCAGGAGCCCACCATGGGTCATATGTGTTATCAGTATTAGCAAATGTTGCTGCTGCTACACCGGAGAACGGTGCCCAGATTTGAGTATCAGATGTTCCATCATATACTCTAGCCCAGTTACCATATACAGTTGCGAAACTAGTATTAATCGAACCATATACGTGCCTCAACGGCCAATATACAGCTTGTGTAAATACTCTGGTCTTATCATTAAGAACCTTATCGTTTCTACCTTGTACAAAGATCCATCTCGGTGTATCAGCAATAAAGATGTGATCTTTTCTCTTGAATTCAGCAAAATTCTGGAATTCATTAAATACTGCTCTGTAATTCTGCTGCAGGTTATAACCTTCACCATGTAAGCTAGCATCAGAATTTACACCCTCGCTTAACTTATATAAACCAGTAGAATTACTGTAATCACCCATATCAAATCTCAGGGTATCATCAAATGTCTCTAATCCAGTACCGGATAATTGCTGATACTCAGAACCAGCATAAACCGTACCTAAACCAGCTTCAACAGAAACATCAATCTGCTGTGCATCAACATTTAACAGGTTATCCATTACACGTCTAACCTTGGTCGGTACAGAACCAACAATCTTATTAACAGGATTAGCAGGCTGATATAAACCTAATGGTAGCAACGCATCCGTCATAGCTAAGCCAGTAGAGGCGTGATGTAAGCTTGTTAATACGTTTCTAGGTACACCAAAGTTACCAGAAAGTGATACGCTTGCAGAATCCGTAAGAGCTCTTTGAGATAAGAACCTTACCATCTTATTAGGTTCATTATTGGCACTATTTGCCCATGTACCAGTATTAAGACTGATATTGGGGTTAATAATTACTTCAAGGTTAGGTGAACCGTCTTCAATATCACCTAAGAAGAACGTCTTAGGTGTACCACCGTTTTGATTCTGTAGCTTGCGATACCCGTCAAGAGATCCCATATAAGACTCAGCTAATACATTATCTAATTTTAACGTATCAGTTGAGAACACTGATGTTCTCATCTTGAACAACCCTAAGATTGCGGTATCCTTAAATTCGTCACTAGAAACGTCAAATGTTGGTAGATTCTCAAGTTTCTCAGAAACATTACCATTACTATCTGTTGCAGTACCAGAGAGTGAGAAGTTTCTTCTCTCTGCAGGAACAACTAATGGGTTACCTACTAAGTTTTGACCGTTGCTGCTAGCATTAACACTATAGAAGTTGTTAACACTGTCAAAATCAGTCGCAGGATTCATCTGCGAGTTGTCAGTTAATGTGATGTAATAACCTTCATACTTATCATTAATAGTAGTTTTAGCTTTATTAGTGATAATCATGCCAGCTTTACCCCAAGTATTGTGATCATTGGAGAAGCTCTCACTCGGTTTTACATGGTTAGTCCAACTAAACTGTCTTCTGTTTACTAAATCGTATTGCTCTTTACTCAGCTCAACTAAGGTTGGTCGACCAAATACATATCCAGTACCACCTGTATCACCCACACCCGATAACGATGCACCAGCTGAATGTACGGTTGTAGGTAGTGCCTGCTCACCATTATAAGGGTAGCAAGGGAAGAATAACGCGGAATAGCTATCACCAAAGCCCAATCCAGCTGCTGACCCGTATGGCAAGCGGGTCGTTAGCACATTTGCGTCGCTGTTAAATATACTCTTTACTGTGTGATAGAAATATCTTTCTGCTGCATTGGTAGGTTTCCCGTATACTGTCTCAAATTCAGAGAAGCTGGCGACCTCCAGTAACTCGTCTGTTGGCCCTTGAGCTGCGAAGCCGGGTACCATGATATGAGTGCCGATAGGAAGCACAGGACGCAGAGATAAATCAATCTCATTAATTTCTACACCTGGTGATTGTATTGTACGTGCCATATAAAATATTTATTCGTTTCGGAATTATTTTATTCTGGTTGAACCTAAAATTGTCGACTAAAGTAAGTTAACATGTAGCTGAGAGAACGAGAATGTTAGGGTACTTTCAGCTTCTTGAGGATCTCTGTAATTGTACATTATTTCACCTAATCCGATGGGAAACGCTTTTGTGTAAGTAAACTCGACCACGTTTTTATTGTACTCATTCATACCAAACACGGTAAAGTTGGTTTGATAGTCATCTAGCAGCATTCTAGGCTCCCTTTCACCTTGGGCATCATATATAGAGAGCTTGTCGTCGTTTAGTACATCTAGCCATCTCCATATATGCCAGTAGTTGTTAAATTGATTGTCGATGGTAAAGTTTACTGTAACGTCATCGTACTTAGATCTAGAGTGAGTGGATACGTTTAAGTGTTGACCTGCATACGGTAGATCGTTAGGTAATATAGTTACAGCTGGTACTACAACACCATATACGGAAAATTGTAGTGTATCAGGCATCGTTCTAGCATCGCTATGGTTATGTGTTGCTCGTTCTACTTTTGATACCGTATTCTTCAAAGCAGCAGGGACAGATAAAGATAGTAAAAATTTATCTAACCGGGCTTTGTTTAGTACTGACTGTTTTGCTTTATCTGCCATTATTAAAAGTCTCCATAGTAATGCATGTTGTCACCTTTTTGGTTATCCCAAATATCATTAAACTGATCTTCGTGTCTAGGTGAGGGGAATTCCCACCCTAACGTTTTAAGCTCATCAATATCACTACTCTGCTCGGTACTAGTGAAAACTATTGGTAAAGCATTTCCGTGACTACCTATCACCTTTTCATTTGAATACATAGATACCGGATTTACAAAATGACGAGTACCGTAGTCTATAGATTTTATCATTTTAGGTTTATGGTTGTCATCGAACTCAACAATTTCATAATATCTATCAACAACAGTTTCTTCCAACCCAATTAAAGACCATATCAACGACATAACTCTATCATCTAGATAATTACCCTCTTTCTTTGCTGCCCAGGTACCATTAGGGTACCGTACAAATGATCTCATTTCATTAACAGTGCTAATATCATTGAATTTAACAACCTGTAAATGGTTTACCCAATATCTCATATTAACCACACCTTTATATTTGGTATTAGTATGGGCAATAACACCTAACCTATTATCATACGACTTTGAGTGTGAGCCTTTTGGTGAAAAGGTAATTAAGTTAGAATACCCGTGCTGATTGAAAAGGTTATCAACTACTTGAGCTCCACAGTTGTTTCTCTCTACTGCAATAGGAGGACTTCCCCAGTGTTGAGCTATCTCAAAAACCTTTGTGGTGAAATTATAGGGGGAAATAGTATTGTTATGGTATACGGCGACTTGAACAATATTCGTCAAATCTGTTATATCTAGAACTTGTACAACACTAGCATTTTCACCGACACCCTCTGCAATATCAACACCTATACCATATAAGTGGTCTTCTTTTGGTTCTTCCCACAATAGATACTTACCTTCATCAAACACAAATTCTGGCTCAGAACAACCTAGCTTTAACCGTTCGAATAATTCTTCATCAATTACTGATTCACCTGTTTGTAAGAATACATTTCCAAATTCTTGACTAAAAGCCTCAACACTCCCAAGGGACTTCATAGTCTCCTCTTTCCACTCTTCGTCACGACCAGGGATCTCCCACCAATCTACTCTCTCTGCCTTCCAGTTACTTTCACCCTTCTCTGCGTTGGTGTAAATTTCATGAAACAGGTTCTCGGTACCGTTAGGTGTGCTCGCAATAAAAATTTTAGATTTTTTAGAAGATGAAATGATAGGATAGACTGATCTCCAGAAATCCTGAACTAAGTGATCATCAATAAATGCTAACTCATCAAGAACCAATACATTACAGGAATCACCACGACCAGCATCCGATGACGTGGTTGAAATACCAATACTAGATCCATTATCTAATGCCATAGCGGTCTTACCGTACTCTACAACACCAGGTTTTAAGTGATTAGGTAACATCTCATATGCTAATCGCACTCTCTTAAAGATGTTAATAGCAGTCTGCTCTTTGTTAGCTACGATAAGTATTCGCTGATCTTCTTGAAAGCATGCTATCCATAAGCAATATATTGTCATTAAGGTAGTTTTACCAATCTGACGGCTAGCTAATAAACTAACAAATCTATTATCTCTTAAACTACGTAATACTCTCTTTTGACATTTATATAAGCCAATCCTCTCTCGGCCACGGTCTAGGTTAACAATATAAAAGAAGTTTTCTGCAAAATATAGTATATTACGCTTACTTTTCTTAAGCTCATTGATCATCTCCGGAGTCCACTCAAACTCAGCATCCGGTCTAGGAAGGTTCTTATTTCCTAGATAATATTTTTGATCATCTTTTTTGTTCATAAAAGGTTCCTACAATATATAAATATTTACATGCCAGTACGACATATTGATGAAATTGGTGAACTATATTCCAAGAATGTTTCACCCGTAACAGATAAAGAGCTGAAACTTGAAGAACAAGAAGCTGCCAATCGCAAGAGTCTTCTTACAGAAGGTGAGGCTGTGAAGGCTAAACCCGCTAAAGATATAGCTTTTGAAGGTGAACCTAAAAAGGAAAAAGGGTTCGACGGCGCGACGACTCCTGATGGTGTAGAGAAGGCAGAATTGGATACCCAAAACAGCTCAACTGGCGAGTCTGCTTTTGGTGTTGAAAGTTTCTCTAACCCGGTGAAAAAAGAACAAAAAGAAATAAATAATTCTACAATGAAGGAAAATCAACAACAATCACAGTCAACATTTGATCGCCTATTCGAAGATGTAATGGGTGGCGAAGAAGTAGATTTAGGCATGGAAGCTGAGCCCGGCATGGACGACATGATGGGTGGCGAAGAAGAGGACCTCGGTGGAGGTGATCTTGCTAGCAGGCTCCGTGAAGTAGCAGAACTTTTAGTTGGTATCGCTGACGACATGAGTGGAGAAGGCGGTGAAGAGGAAATCGAAGACATGGAAGATGTCGCCGAGGTTGAGGGAGATGAGTTTGGCGAGAGCTATACTAATTTCGACCACGACCATAACTTCACTGGCGGGCAGGCAGTAGTCGACGGTGCTCACGAAAATACCGGCTTACAAGGTAAGAGTAACAAAGTATCCGGTTCCGGTCACCAAGTATCTGGTCACGGGCACGGCGAAGGTGGTGCAGGTGGACAGGAAGACGGTGGAAAACCTAAGCCCGTCGCGGGTGGTCAAGCAGTAGTTGATGGTTCTCACGAGAACGTTGGCTTGCAGGGCAAGAACAACAAAGTAGGTGGTAAAGTTTCTGGCGGTAATAAAGACTTATTCAGAGCTTAATTCACTACAACATCCTTCATTTAGACCCGGTCAATATATTGACCGGGTTTTTTTATAAATACTTTTAATGAAGGATAAGGATCAAAAACTAATTTGGGAAGCTTATATAACTGAGGATAAATGGCAGATTCTTCACGCCCAAAAAGCGCGCGCGCGCCCGCTAGCGGGCGCCGGTGTCCCAGACGGTAAGGCTGGTCCGCTATCTCCCATACAATCTATGATGATGGACTATGGTATCTCACCTCAAGCACAGCAACAACACCGTCTAGATCCAGATTTTTTGACGCTGCAAACCAAAATGGGAGAATTCACCAATCCAAAAGGTTACAGTGTGCCAGCGAATTGGTGGGAGAAAGAAGCTCCAAGATTTGGGGCACAAAAAGATAAGCTTGGTCAACCGTTACCTGCTCGAAATTGGGGAGATGTAATTCGACAATTTGGTGGCCGGTTTCCTGGATCTGGTCCAATTTAAAATTATGTTATGGCTTAAACAAGTTATCGCAGCAATCTTAGAATTCTTCTCGGCTGAAATGAAGCAAGATAAGAAAGCGTCTAATGCAGATAAAACACCTGACAAGTTGAAAAATGCATGGCGTGATCGTATAATAGAGGCAGAAAGAAAATCTAAAGATGAAAGTACTAAAGACACTTCTACTGATTAGCACCGCGGCCATACTTATGGGATGTGGATCCACTAAGGTTGTCTTCGTTGACACCCAATCTCAAATTGTACGCATTGGCCCGAACGTCACTGGTAAGGTGTATGTTCTCAAAAACGGTGAATGGGTGCTATCTAAGAATAACATGCAATTACCTGAAGGGTGGTACGCTGGAGCTCTTCCTGCAGACGCAGAAGATTGACAGCTCACGGACTAAATACTTACATGAGCTGGATATTAGAACATAGAAATGAACTGATCGGAATCATAACAGGCATCGTCACTGTTGCCTCCGCCATCGCCGCGCTGACGCCAACACCTAAGGACGATACCATCGTAGGTAAGCTCTACAAAGTAGTCGATTTCTTAGCCATTAACGTAGGTAAGGCTAAAGACGGTAGTAAAAAAAACTAAATAAAAAACCCGTTACAGTTCTATAAAGTAACCTCACCTTAGGGTGAGGTTTTCTTTTTTTACATAAATACTATTGATGAGACCTTTAAGTGAAGATGTACTAGGGGGCGAGATGCCTAGCTTTAAGGATTTCTTTAGGTTTACATCTGCAGAAAGCGGGGATACGGACGGTAATAGAGTAAAAGACGTCAATAATACTCGCATTCAAAAAGGTCTTACGGGTATGACCCGTCAAAGACAGAATCTAGTACCTGATAAAGATAAAGTTAATCCAGAACTCGTCCGTAAGGTTGAGATATTAAGAAACTCTATATCTGGTAAGCAAGTACTTAATGGAAAAGATTTAAAAGATATCTTAACAATATACAAGATCAAAAATCTGACACCTGACCATCCTCGTGATCTAGGTACAACAGGTATCACGGTATATTTTGATGATAAATTAAACTCATACTGTATAGGGAAATAATGCCACGACAATATTACGGAGATGAAGTAACAGTACCTGGAACGTTTAGAATCGGTGACAAGTCGTTTAACGATAATGAACGTGACAACTTCGCGTTGTGGTTTAATGAGCAAATTAAAATTTATGGACAAGAGGTTCACTACTATGTAAGTGGATATGCTCTTTCTGCTCACGATGCCTTCTACGGTGAACAACCATCTGCTACTTATAGTGATCCTAGTAGAGTGGTTATGATGATTGAGTTAAATGAGCAATCAGTAATATTAAGCAAATTTGGTATAGAGGGTCAGGACGATGTTACTGCATGGATAGCAGTTAGTGCGTATTATGATACCTTCGGTCAAGGTGCAGAGCCAAAAGCAGGTGATGTGTTTCAATTGACAGAGTTTGGTAACGATAGACCCGGTGACCGTAATGGTAAGTTTTTCGAAATCACAGCTCGTCGTGATCAAGAAGTAAGTACAATTAACCCGCTAATGGGTCATTATGTTTGGTTAATACAAGCTAAGCGTCACGACTGGTCATTCGAACCTGGTCTGTCAGGTGAAAAGGGGCAAGACCAAGTATATGATGACTCTTTCTCAGGTAGGTTATCTGGTCATACTAACACACAGACTGATACCAAGGCATATACAGATAATGTTGATACAGATTCTAAGAGCGTATGGAATTATAGCGCTTATGGGGATGACGATGATGTATATGGAGACTACAATTAAGCCTTATTAGAAGAATAATAAGCTTCGTAGTCCGGAAGTGCTTCTTTTCTAGCTGTAGCAATATATCTGTCAGCTTGCGCTGTATCTTCAAACGTCATATCGAATTTGTCACCGGTTGATTCCTTAAAAGTGTAAACAAGTTTCTCTTGGCGGACAGCGATATTATATACTGTTAATTGTTTACCGGATTTAACAAATTGTGTACCTACTATATAATGCATAACTTTTTAAGATTCTTTTCAAACTTTTCGAACGGTATATCAGAGTAATTTAATACGTTAGGTAACTTAATATCACCACCTCTATTCTGCTGTACGCGATTATCAAATATACCTCTACCCATTAAATCAGCAACACTAGAAATAGAAAATGCAGTACATTTCTGCATAGCGGTAAAGGTCTCATCACATTCAACTACATATTCTCTCTTCCATGTTAAACCTGAATTGTTTGTAACCTCAGTCATTATGATAACTACGTCGTCTCGTGTTGATTCATATTCCGCGCTTGCTTCAAGTATACGTTTTAATTCATCATCAGACATCTTACATTTATTCATGAAGAAATCAATTAATTCGTGATGACCTACCCATCTCAATGTCTTGTAAATGCAATTTTTAACACCTCTATCCTTCATACGACGAGTAGTATGAGCAGCACCACCACTAGTACAAAACGCCTCTAAAGTAATACAATTTTCCCACTCCGGGTCAACTAATTCACAGTGACTCAAACCTGGTACAGTCTGTATCTCACCATCTCGTAATATCTCACAATCATCTCTATATTCGTTTAGTAACCCATCTAACGACCACGTCATGAAATACTTTAACGGGCCAACGGGTCTCTTAAGGGGTATACCGCCAACCATCATCCTAACATCTGTCGCACCACTAACACGCGCATACCCTTGCTCTGCTAAAATATTAACCCATCCTGGAGCCAATCCCAAGTCAGTAAATACTGGAGCTGTTGCTTTTTTTGCATAGCTATTAATATTATCTGAAACATCAACTCTTCCACCTAAATCACAATACCGTAATCCATTATCAACACACCACGTGGCAACCTCTTCTGTCTGGTGGTATGGTAGAGATGAGATAACAATATCAGGATCATAGTCCTTAACATAATCAAAATTTGGAGAAGATAGTGTAAATGATATATCTTTATTAATTAATCTCCGGAGATTATCTATACCTGTGCGATCTACATCAACACCTGCAACATCATACCCTAATTCATTCATGGCATAGCCGATAGCTTGCCCCATTCTACCTACGCCATAAATTAATGCTTTCATTTTTTAAACCTCTTTCTAGGACCTCCTTGACCTCTATACTTTTTATTTCCTCTACTATTATTACTACACCCTTGACGCGTCTTCTTACCGCGAGGCTTCTGATACCCCATTATATCCCGTCTAGACATATACTAGTTACCTTTCTTCTTTCGCTTTTCTTTCTTAGGTTTCTTTTTCTCTCTCTTCGGTTTGTCTCTTCCTTTTCCCATAAATTACTCCCATTCCTTTAAAATTGCTCTAAATTTATTATACATTACCTCTTCAAACTCTAATTGCTCTTTCTCGTTCCACGGTGAATCATGATAACAGCAAGGTCGATGCTTTAAACTCATTATATAAGCAGCCTCTCTCAACAATCTATCCGGTTCTAAAGCTTTGTCCATAAAATTTTCCTGGACACTATGTTCATCGAAACGTCTACCCGGGCAATGCTTATAGATGTATTCCATATATTCACCATATGGTACCCAACCAACAGTATCCCTATATTCTTCGATTTCAGTGAGAGTTCTCATCCCGTTATCTTTCAAATTTTTATCTATTTCTTCTCTTTTATTCATTTTGACATTCCTTGGGGAAAGGCGATATCCTCACCGTGATTAACGGTCCAAGACATAGTATGAGTGACAGCTAGCCATGTTTTAGCTGCAGACGGAAAGCCATTGCCGCTCTTCTTTACACCTCCAAACGACAAATGACTTTCCGCTGCAATGGATCCACCATTCCAGTAACACATACCCGTGTCACAATTATCTCGACAGTAACGAGCTGTACGATAATTATTAGTTAGAATGCCAACTGCCAATCCATATTCTGTATCATTATAAATCCGCACCCCTTCTTCAATAGTATCAAACGGAACTAATGCTACATGAGGACCGAAAACTTCATTTCTTAAGTACGGTGCCTCGTGACCTCTCCACTTTGTCTTATATACCATTGGTGTAATATAATACGCACCATTATCAGATGTATATTCAGGTACTACTAGAATTTGAGCATCATGATCTACAACAACTTCTTCGTTATACTCGGAGATCTTATCAAATCCTTGTTTATTGATAATAGGACCATAATACATGCTCTGATTTGGTGTACCATCGTCATTGAACGGGTTACCTGTCTTTATTTCTTTAGCCTTAGCGGCAAATTTTTCACAAAACTCATCATATACTCCACGCTGAACAATCATTCTACCAGATGAGACACAACGTTGACCTGATAACTTAAATGCACTAGCAATTGCTGCATCAACAGCCATATCAACATCAGCATCATCAAACACAATACAAGCTGACTTACTACCCATTTCGCAACTGGTCGTTTTATGCCAGCTCTCAGCAGCTACCTTTCGAATGTGTTGACCTACATCTGCACTACCAGTGAAGCAAATATGATCTACATCTTCATGGATTAATGCATTACCAACCAATCCGTCACCATGTAACACCTGCAATACACCGGCAGGTAGACCGGCTTCGTGATATAATTGAGCTGCGGCATGAGTAGACCAAGGAGCATCTTCAGAAGGTTTAATGATAACTGTATTACCTTCGACTAATGCTGGAGCTGCACACCAAAACGGTCCGATAGCTAGTGGAAAATTAAAAGGAGATACTATCGCAATGACGCCTTTAGGCTTACGGATCATATACGAATCCTTCTCTGCAAGCTCAGATGAGACAATATCTCCAGTGGGGGTTCTACCGGACCCGAACGCGAACTGAGCCATGTGCAGCGCCTCGTTAACTTCCGCAATTGACTCGTTGTAATTTTTACCTGTTTCAAGAGAGATAATACGCGCTAATTTCTCTCTACGCTGTACAATTAAATCTGCAACCTTATTTAAAATCTCTGCTCTCTCCAATCTACTTTTAGCCTTCCAAGAACTGAAAGCTGTCCGAGCGTTATCGTATGCCTCCCACACTTCTTCAGGAGTAGATTGAGGAAACATACCTAACACCTCCCCAGTAGCAGGATTGATATTAGCATATTCATCTGTGTCAAAATCTGCTCCCCCGACACCCTTTCTCCACGCTACAAATTCCCCGTTAACATAATTACGGCCTTCTACTAATTCGTCTGTCATTGTACTCATAATTCTTGTGTGCTTAACATTAAATCTTTTACATTGTCTTCACAGAAGCCGTCTCCTTCCCGTGAAATTAATTCATATATTACACCTGTAAGTTCAGATGGTTTTGTGAAAACTTGTTTTAATCCCGGGCAAGTAAGAGGTTCGTTAGAAAGAAATTCAGCATACCCTTCCTCTTTCCATTTCTTCATAGTATCTTCAACACTATCACACTGATAAGCCACATGATGAACACCACCCACCCCACCGCGAGCAGCAACCCAATCACCAACAATAGATCCGATTTTACCATCGCTGACAAAGATCTCAGCCGGTGCATGATACGTGATATCTTCTTCGTCATACTCATTAAAACTTAAACAAGTATTTAGAGTCCAATCACGAGTTGAATCTGGTCGTTTTTCTGGTGGCACAAGAGCTAGACAATCAGCTTTAGAGCCATCATCAAACTCAATTTGAAATTCAGTGCCTATAGTGTAACCGAGTGTGTCTTCAAAAAACTTAGCAGTCTTATATCGATTCTTTACTCGATAGGCAATATGATCTAATCTCATATATATTATTTTAACACATATGAAAAGGAAGTCAACCTACCAATTAAGCTGCGGTAGTCTCATCTACCTTATCCAGCTGTGCCTTAATCTCTGTCACCGCAACTGGTGTCTCTTCGTCGACAAATTTCTGCAATGCTAAAGGCTTGATCCAGGACTTGTCTGTATCTAGGTTTATCTTTAAATGCTTAGCTTTTCTAGTTATAACGTCTAAACCTTGGAGCAGGGCGCACCAGCGGGCGGCTTCGTATAATGTCATATTATGTTTATCGGTCTGGCTGCTGATCTCAACCGGCTGTGTTACGTCAATGTTTAGGATTTTATCTGGTTGTTTCATAATTACTTGAGTACTTTCTTAACACATTCGTGTACGTACCCATGCATTATAGGTAAAATTAAATTATTGTCAAGCTTAAAATTCATGCTTTTGAGGACCGAAACGGATTCCTTTAAAACCGTCGATGCAGTCTTCAATTGATTCAGTTTTATCTGCTTTTTTTCGATATTATCGACCGTATCTTCAATATTATCTCTAATACCTTGTATTATAGTGTCTATAAATAAATGCAGAGCTATATCATACGTAGCATCACTGGCGGTATACTTTTGACCAATTAACTCACCTTTCTTATATTGATAATATAAATTCTTATCTTTTTCCTTCCACAATTGAAGAATCTTTTCGTCAACCTCTTTAAAGACAACTCTAGGCTTTACTTCTTTCTGTGGTGTTATCGCTGACGGTTGTTTATCGTCGAATGAATCCCATAAATGCTTATCGTTTTCTACCATTGCTTAACCTTTATCGATTCAGAGCTATCTTCGCCTAATGGATTTGTTACTTGCGCTGATTCTACCTCAATATACACTGCGTTCTCCTTATCACACTCGTCACACTTAAACGTATTGTTAATATCTAATCTGATAGGTGTCAAATTAACCTTCTTACACGCTGCACACGGGATACTGATCGTTTGCTTACCTAGTTCTTCTAAGATCTGGATCTCCATCTCCGCAGCTTTAGTAGCAGTTCTAACACTAACGACATACTTTACAATTTCCCATATAACAAATTGAGCTACAGTAGCAGCGAGAAATGTAGCCCAAAAATTTATATCAAACTGTAGCAGAAAAAATGCTATAGAAGAACTTACAACTATAAGTATAGCTAGTGGCCTAATTAACTCTTTCACTATACTAATATTAACCTACTTATCCCTTTTATCCACGGGAAGATTGTCATCACTGACATATGATTGGTCAGTTTCAGATTCAATTGAAAAACCATCAATATCAATGCTTATTGAATTTATAATCTTCTGAATTGTTTCAATTTTTTTGACAATTTTTTGGATTTGAGCTTTAGCTTTTGTCTTATCGTCTAAGACGGGATTTGCTTTGGCTAATAATAGAGATTTCTTAACTTCAGCCGATTGAACGTATAAGTCACCTAATAGCTGTACAAGATTTTGTACTGAATGAGGCATCGAACCTGGTGCCTTTACGTAGTTCGGATGTTGGTTGTCACTTTTCTTGAGCATATCTAGTAGTGACATTGGCTCTGGACCGACATTGCGACCTGACGTACCAGTCGCCCATTTGTCGGACATTGCTAATACATCTTCAAGTAAAAATTTGCGCGCCATTGTAATTATTTATTCGCTATAAAGATAAATACTTATAGCTTATGAGCATCTATGATAAGAAGTTTAATGTATTACTTGAGCAAGAGGCTGATCCTGCGGCTCAAATGGGACCTGCAACTCCACCCGGGCCAGTTGAAGGTGAAATGAGTGATAGTGGCGCGACGTTAGCTGCAGTTAGCGATGTTGCGGATAATCCTGTCGTGAATTACCAAAAAGAGCAAAATGCTGCAATGACTCAGGCTATCGGTGGGTGGATTGGTCAAATTGAGGACTTTACTAACTTCTTAAACGGGCTGGATGGTAACTCATTACAGTCGCAGTTGAATAATGCTGAGTGTGATACCCTATTTAACAATGTCTCCAAGAGTGAGACGAAAAAGATTTCAAGAATTGCGCAAGATCTTAGAGGTTTAGTTGAATCTCTCAAGGGATACTTGCTCTCTTCAGAAGAAAAATAACCCTAAAGAATAAATATTGATATGGCAGTAATATGGAACAATAATAAAAACGATGGCCAATCAGCGTCTACTATCACATCGTATCTATGCGGTGTAGCTGGTAACTTCGCAGCCAGTGCCTCTACACTGAACTTAAGTGGTTTTGGTACCGCCATCCTTGAAGGTAGCAAAGGTTACAATAACTGGGCTGTCGGTCACGAATTTACAATTGAGGGAGACGGTACTCTCTATTCGATTACAGCCATGTCTAACTTGTCCGCTGATTCAACTACCGGTGACTGGAGTGCTGGTACAATTACTATTAGCCCTGTTTTATCCGGTGCAGCGAGAGTTGGTGCCGCTATAACAAAAGAAGACAGCTACAAGGGTAATCAAGGTAGTGCTGAGAACCATATCAGACTCAGACGCTTAGGTTACATTTAATAGTACTCTAACTTTTAATCCCGTATGAGTGTTATCTAGAATAAACTTATACGGGATTTCGCTTATATTGAGAGCTACTGCCATATCATTGAAATCCTTAAACCGTTTACCGTATTTCTCAGGCCATACGAAAACTCTATGACCTTGTTCCGCCAATTTCAACGTTTTACTCTTACTCGCACTATCCTGCCATTGAGAGTCTAATACCCATATCTGATCAAAGAAGTTATAGTGTGTTAATTGGTCTCTCTGCTTAGCAGATAGCGATCGATCACTGTTCTCTTGAATCCCTGCAACAGCTGTACCATTCCTAACAAAGCACGCATCAATAGGACCTTCGAATATAAACAGATGATCAATATCTGAATTAATATTATTCAGATTAAACAGTGTCTTTTCGCTGTTAGATTTAGATAGATATTTCGGAAGAGAAGAGTTCGGAACAACAGTTCTACTCTGATAAAACGCTATGTCACCTGACTGGTCATAAAATGGAATAACTAGTCTATTTTTATGTGTAAAGTCTGTTAAGCTGACGTATAATGACTTAGGTCTATTGACTGCACTATGTAAACGTCTGCTGTGAATTAACTCTAAGCACATCTTTACAGGTTCATTATCTTTATGGTACTCGACTTGATGTTCATCAAATAAATTGATAGAGTCATGAGGTAATATTTCTGTACTATAATTAGTGCGGGTATACTTATCTTCAGAAACATCTTCAGGTATTAAATCATAATCTTTCGCTTCATTCATTATCTCCTCATATGTGAGATGACCAACCTCCTTAATGAACTTAATAGCATTTCCTGACCAACCACAATTATGGCAATATATAGTACCAGATTTTACGATGTAGTATAGCCGGCGCTTTCTTCCCCAGCTCTTCCCCTCTTTGCACATAGGGCAACCACCTTCATACACATTAGTTGAGCGCTTAAACTTAACGTAACCGGCTAATTGATGAAACTTTTGAGCAATATAGTCTTCTGGTAGGACCATGAAGATATTATAGTATCAAGATGTGAGAAAACTACTTTTAATGCTTATGCTTACGACCTTCAACCATTACTAGATCTTTGGCAGGAATATTCTTCTCAATACCATTGTCCCACTGAACATCATAGTATTCAACTTCACCTTGTTCATTAATAGTATGGTGAGTGACTGTCCCTACAGATTCTTTTTTAGCGTCAGACCGACGCTTTCGAACTGTTTTCCATCAGTCGTGAGATTTGTGAGAATTATCTTTGGCCTTCTCCTCGACAATGCCTTTCTGGATAAATTGTCCAGTAGACGGGCAGTACCAATGAGCTTCAACAACAACACGGTCGTAGTACTCGATAGTTCTCAACTTAGGAGTAGAATATTCTCCTGTAAAGGGAGACATAATTTTCTTTGGTTGTACGAAATCCATTTTAATTATTTATGCTTTTTGTTATTTTTTCTATACTGTGCCTGGCATACCATATACACATCGGTAGGTAATGGTTCAATCTCTTCTAATATTTCATTCTGCAATCCATACTCTACATCACTGCGCGGCACTGATCTAACGTGTAAATCCGGTAAAGATAGAAACATATATTGATCCTTTCGCTTCTCCATTAAAACAAAGAACTCTCCTCTATAATCACCATGAGCAACAGCATAAACTGTCCGTTCTTTTATACTACCCTTATCGGTACCACTGGATGGTTTGTTCCAAGCCTTCTTTAAAGTCTTTATAATCGATTTTAGCAATTGAATTAAGTTTATCTGAGTTAATTGAGTACCTAAAGTCATGACCTAGCCTATCATCTACAAACTCAATCAAATCATGAGGTTTTCCGACAATATCTAAGATCAATTTGACCATCTCTATATTCTGAATCTCTTTTCCAGATCCAATATTATATACTTCTCCCGCTTGACCGTTTTTATATACTTCATATATAGCCTTGCAGTGATCTTCTACGTAAATCCATTCTCTAACATTCTCACCCTTACCGTAGACAGGAATAGGTTTATCGTTTAATGCATTAGAAATAACTTTAGGAACTAGCTTCTCATCGTGCTGTCTGGGTCCATAATTATTACAGCATCTAGTAGTTACTACGTCTAACCCGAAAGTCTTATTAAACGATCTAACGATTAAATCCGCTGATGCCTTTGATGCCGAATAAACATTATTAGGTTCTAGAGGGTTACTCTCTTTAAATGACGGGTCGTCTAAGCCTAATGCACCATATACTTCATCGGTTGATACATGAACAAACCTAGGCACATTATACTCTCTCGCTTTTTGTAAAAGATTAAACGTTCCATATACATTAGCATCGATAAAAATCTCCGGACCAGTGATACTATTATCTACGTGGCTCTCAGCGGCAAAGTGAAATATAGCCTTCACATTCTCACCATTAAGTGCATCGGCTATGACGCTCTTACTAGTAGCTAAATCACAACACGTAACAACAACCCTGTTATCTTTATAATTTTTTTGTAAGATGTTACCGATATCAGCAGCATATGTCATCTTGTCGAGCACATGAACAGTACCATCCGTATGGTCACACAAGTAATTGACAAAATTACTCCCGATAAAACCACAACCACCTGTTACGATATAATCACGCGTCATATTTTCTCTCCAAATATGTTCTATATTGACAATTAGGCAGTGAAGAGATTACATTACAAAATTGGTTATAGCTAATAAATTCTTTTTTATAGGCGATCTCCTCAACACAACCAATCATCAACCCTGTTCTAGATTGAATGGATTTTACAAACATCGACGCTTCGAACATAGCTTCTGGTGCACCGGTATCAAACCAAGCAGCGCTATCTCTAAGCAACTTAACCTTTAGTTTTTTATCCTTGATGTAAAGGTTATTTAAATCCGTAATTTCAAGTTCACCTCTAGGTGAGGGTTTAAGAGAGCGTGCCTTGCTCACAGCAGAAGAATCATAAAAATATAACCCTGGTACGGCATAATTAGACTTAGGGTTTGCTGGTTTCTCCTCAATACCTTTAACTCTAACATTTCTCTCATACATGTCAGATGGTCGCTCAAAATCGACAACACCGTATTCTTCCGGGTTAGCCACCCTATATCCGAACACGCAATTTTCATTCATCTTACTAATGTACATTAAGTCCTTATAGAAATCCTCTCCGTAAAAGATATTATCACCCAGTGCTAATGCACACGGGTCACCTTTAAGAAATCCAACGTTCTCAGCAATTAAAAATGCTTCTGCAATGCCATTAGGTACGTCTTGTGTTGCGTACTCAATATTCATACCCCAGTCATTACCATTACCCAGAGTGCTATTAAACTGTAATATCTGATCAGGCGATGATATAATTAATACATCTCTGATGACAGCTGACATCAAGGACGCTAGCGGATAATAAATCATAGGCTTATCATACACTGGCAATAGCTGCTTATTGACACCAGCGGTCATAGGATACAACCTCGTACCCTTTCCGCCTGCTAGAATGATTCCTTTTCTGTAACCCATTTTAAAATGTTCCTACACCACCGATACCATATTTTAATTCCATATCATACTTCATGCCCATAACACACTGATTTAGAGCATACTGTACTGATGGGAGTTTAATTCCGTATTTAGATAGTTTATCAGTGCTAAGTGTACAATTAGACCGCTTACATGCTAAATCTAAATCTTGCTCTTTGACTTTAGTCCAATCTGCATACCCCATTCCATGCTTTCTTAAAACATCCAATATACCGTGAATATTAATCTTACCTTCATTGACTACATTGAAAATACCGGGTGGAATTTCGTGCCTATTTTCACATATCTTCTCTACAACCGTACACAAGTCTTCTACTCGCGTAATAGAGTTAACAGCGTCAATAACACGCTTGTATTTTCTCAATTTCACTAGTAGATTCTTATCGTGATCCTTACCGATAACAGGCATTCGAATTCTTAACGTGTAGCAATCCATGTCCTTTAAAAGTAGCTCACCGGCATGTTTCGAGCGACTGTAAAAACTGCTGTCGTTATTATATACACCGAAATTAGGTACATCTTCCTCAGTAAAGTCTTGGTCTCCTTGATAGATACACCCGCTAGAAATATGAATTACAGGTGTTCCGAAGTGTTCATTAATAAGGCGAGTTGTTCTAGCAGGAGCTACTACGTTGTATAACCAGCAATCTTCTTTATTAGATTCACAACCATCAACATTTGGGGAACCTGTATACCCGGAACAATTCACTACCACATCATAAGCAGGATTGGCTTCACTTAGAAAATGTCTGAGAGATTTAGCACCATTACCAGTCAAAGCGTAATCAACATCTCTTTGTGTGATTAAATCCGTGTTATGGTAGTCTGATAAATGACGGTGTACGGCCTGGCCGATGAATCCTCCACCTAATACTAATAACTTCATGCTATAATATTAACACCTATAGTTCGAATTCTCCACCCGGAGGGAAGGGCGGAGGCTTGGCCATAGAAAATACATACTTCTGAAGAGCGACACTCAAAGCATCGTAATCCTTGTCAGTCTTACCTTGAGTTACCTGTACTAGCTCACCATCCATGTCATAACCTAGCACAATATATGCAGACATATATTCATCTATTAGACTACATAATTGCTTTTTATTTTTCCTTCTACGACGACCAGCTGAATCTTCTAATCCAAAAAATAATGCTTCTAGACCCTTACTTATACCTTCCGGCTTATACTGGCCATTGTTATTACCACTAACCTTTTTAGAAGCTGATTTCTTAGCAGCTGGCTTTTTTGGTGCTACTTTCTTACGGGTACGCTTAGCCGGCTTTTTAGGCTCGTCTGGTTCAGGATGATCGCTTTTTACCATTTGAATTATTTAGTGTAGATTCTCGACCGATAACGTTATATTCGGCTAAATAGCTTATAACAACTTCCATGGAGTCAGTACTAACTTTAAAATTCTTAGGCAGTGATTTACCACCATCATTGAATTCATATAACCCTCTACCACTAAACTCCTCGTCCTTATAGCATGTGACAAAAACAGATTCATGATAAGGGTTTAGCATAACAGTCCATCTTCTATCATCTTCATCCCCATATCTATCAAATAATCTGCACGCATAATAGCCGTTATCTCTAAGCCTCTTGAGAAAGTAGCTTTGATTTGTTATTTTATTTTTAGGCATGGTCTTCACTTACTCAATCCAGATACGATATATGTCATCTTTACATCATTAGTATTAACCTCGAAAGTAAGGACATTCAACTCAGTATTAACATATACGGCAACCTCTTCACATCTAGTTCCTGCCAATACACGAATTGTTTCAAAGCTTATAGGTAGCGGTTCAGTTATCTCGTCACCATATATGCCATTACACAATTTCATACAAAAGCTATCAACGTTATGACGCTCTTTATCGTCAATCTCTGCATATACTTCACCATTCTTTGAGAACAGATACACTTTATTGATATCTAAGGCAAATGATCCATTCTTAATCAAATTTATCAATGATGTATAAGGTACTTTAAATGAAGCGTTGTAATTCTTAACAGTCTGCTTAATCTTATCAACACTAACCGGTGGGGCGGACAGAATACCATCATCTAATAAATGATATTTAAATCTTACGTCACTAGAACTATACTTGATGTGGTTAGATTCAAGTTCTAAAGATATATTATCCTTTTCAATGCATTGCAGAATCTTAATCAACCTATTAAGATCTGGTAAGTTGAAGATATGAGTGCCCTCTACTTCTTCACACTCTACATCATACTGACCATATAAAATAACAGTATTATCAGCTGCTGACATAAGAGTACTAAACCCTTTATTAGTCAATTTAAGAATACAGCTATCGTTAATCTTACTAACAGGGCTTAGAAACTTATTAACGAAGTCAGGCTTATTTCTTATCTTTAGGATCATCTAATCTAAGTGTAATCTGTTTTACACGACCTTCAACACCTTTTTCCATGAACTTACTAAACTTTTTATCTAAGGCTCCAAGCTTAGTCAGTGTATCACTGATGTCACTTAATGTCTTTTCAATATTAGTCAGTCTTTCCTCTACGTTTGGAGGTAGTGTAATATGAGCCTGCACGGCCTGTTGCGGTGGTGCGACATATTGCACTTGCTGCGGTGGTGCAGCCTGAGGAATCATGTCTTGAGGGTTTACATATTGTGGTTGTGGTTGTGGTTGAGATGGTGGAGGAGGTGGCAGTGCTCCCTCAGCCTGTGCTTGCTGTACATGTGTCTTCAGAAAGGACTTAGCATCAAAATTACCTGCCTTAAGGCTTTCCGCCTCGGAGACCATATTTTCTTTCTGCTCATTAACAAACGCATTAGTGTGCGCTGCTAATGCCGCCACAGCCTCTAAGTCTTTCAGTGGATCCCCCATGTATTAGTCTCCTAATCCATCGAGTAGCTCTTTGACCTTGTCATCATCCAGCGGATCGACTTCAACCTCATCAGGTACACTTACTGTCTCAGCCTTTACAGTTTTTCTAGGCTTTTCCTCTTTAGGTTCAGGGTTCCAGGCTTCCTCGACACCTCCCTTCTTGCAATGAAAGTGCTCGTCAAGCATAGCCTTGAGCTCATCACTACTCTTAATAGTAAATACAGTCTCAAGATCATGAGCTCCACGGTACACCTTATCGATATCATCTTCTTCCAGATTAATATCAGATGGAGGAGCGAACCTAGATGATACATACGTCGGATATTCCCCCTGTCTCTCTACTTTAATCTTAAAGCTACAACCCTTAGAGGATAAATCAAAAATTCTAGGACCGAAATCATCAGCATCCTCACCCTCAATCGCTTCTACGATAATCTTATGTAGTTGTCTACCAAAGCGCAACAGCTTAACTTGACCGTTATTGTCAGGATTGCGAGGATCATCAACAACATATACGTTCGCTAACCAATTTTCACGACGAAGAATTTTCTCAGCCTTAGACTTCTCTTCATCAGTACCATGCTTCAGCAACGAGTACTTAGCAGTTGCAATAGGATCGGTCTCACCGAACGTTTGTGGGCTCACTGCGGAAATAAACTGGCCAGTGGCGAAACTCTCCCAAGAATGAGAGTAATAGTTAAAAAACGTCTTTCCGGGGTCTTCGATATTAGGAACAAACCTAACAACATAAGTATTACCGGGCTCGAGTCTCATAATCTCCTTATAAGTGCTATTCGAAGAAGTAGTCTTAGTCATGGCACTCTTAATTTGATCAAACATGCTTTGTGTGTATGTAGTTGACATATTAGTATTATTGATTTTCTTTATTTTGATTTATTATAGTATCTTCTTTGTGTTTAAGCAACAGTTTTTTAATCTGATTAGCACATTGTTTGGCAATCCTTTTAGCCTTTTTCGAGCTGTAAAATCTAGTTCGATGCAAAGGCACATCTGATGCATACTTACCAATAGTAAACTCTAATCTGTCATTATCAACTGTTGAAATTATATTTTCGAAATCATCTATTCCGAATAGCGCTGCTATGTAGACGTCGTGATTCCGTATATGTAAAATGAACGTGTTCAAGTCGTTAGTCATATGCTGCAAATATTCGTCTAGACACATATTATTCTGTTTGCAAAACTTAAAAATATACATATATGTATTTTTTATATCTTCGATTCTGTTATCAGGAGAGGATGAATCTTGTTTTGCCATATACATAGAGTATATTTTAATGGCTTTTGGAGAAGTGTAGAATTTTAGATCAAACTCAACATCGTCCGGGTATAGCTCATAAGGTGCATTAAAGAAGTCATTCCACTTAATGTTAGTGTGTTTGGCAAAGAGCCTAACCAATCTACGAACGTATGTATGCTTATCTGTATCTACAAAGCTATCGAAATTTTTACGAATTTTATATGGTACACCCTTTCGGGTGCGGTTAATTCTTAAATACGTGTTATACACGTTTTTTTCTTCGTTTGTTACCACGTTTTTTTGGTGTCTTATATGTTGCGTTAAGATATTTTTTGATGTACTTACTCTTATGCAAAGAACTATCGTAATCTAGAAACGATTTAAATGCTTCATAGTCGGTATCAAAATCAGCCATATCCTTATACAGCTTTTTTACTTTATCTTCCTTCAACAATAATAAGAAAATATTTGGTAAATTCAACTTTTTATTATGAACTATGCACAAAAACGAACAAAAATTGAGAAATAAATCCTTGAGCTCTTCCTCACATACACGCACGCTAGGGTTTGGATTTATCGATGAAGGTTTCATGGTACTGGTTTAAACAATTTAGTAAACTGTAAAAATTTACTACCGATCGACCCACCGGCTGCATATTTGTGTCCACCTCCTTCATCTGACAATTTTTGAGCTAATTGTGATAGGTCTAAATCCACGCTTTTATTCTTCCTAAAACTAACCTTATTAGATTTTAAATTTACAACAAGACCTACGTCAGCTCTGTTGTCTTTAATAATATGTTCCGCAACTTCGTTTATACAATCACTGGCGAAAGTAGAAACGAACTTATACGTTTTCTTTTTAATAGGTATGTCTGCAGCGTGTATTTGCAATTCCGACTTTATAGAGTTTAACTTATTATGATAGAATTGTATGATAGCATTTTGGTCTTTAGTGAACCCGCTAAACCCGTCACCGAAGTCATTTATAAATTTACGTAGCCTGTCACCTTGGTAGTTTCTAAACAAAAAATTTAACGATAGTGTATCTTTCAGAGCTAATTTATAGCAATCATAATCATCGGCTAATAGTAATAAGTGCTTTTGCTGGTCAGTCAATTTATTATCAACTTTTTTATGTAGAAGATTGTATATATGCTTACAGCAGCTAGATTGCTCATTAATAAACGTCTTAGCCTTCTTATACTTATGCTTATTCTCTACGTGGGAAGTATGATGGTCTATAATTACAACGTTCGGTAGATCAATTAGGTCTATGCAGTCCGATGTGTCTAAATCAAACACATATATTTGATCGTATTTTTTAGGGTTATTAGTTTTTAGCCAATTTGAAAACGCGGGCCTGCAATCATTAACTCTGACCGTAGAATACGGTATATCACTATGACCGGTTAACCAGCTAAACACCAGATAACTCATAGACCCGTCCAAATCTATATCTGTAAAGACAAACTTTTTCTTCAAGAGAAAAGTATTTACATCCAAATCCACAATATTACAGCTAATCCTCGACTAAAGATCTCAGAGTTCTATCAATAGCCATTGATTGTTCAGTGTTGTTCATCGACTCCGCTTCTGATAACGTCAGTGTAGTGTAGTCAACACTCATCTCAACTGACCCGAAATTTTGACCATATCTATTCTTAATCATCCCCATTCGAATAATACCTAGCTCAACATCTTCATCTTCTTGCCAGATGCTCATGATACAATCAGCTGTAGCGGCTAGACCGATACTTTCACTAATATTTTCTACACCTGGATTGTGTTCGTTTAAGCCACTTCTGTTAACTTGTGTAGCTGTTACGAACGGACAATTAAACGTATACGACAAGGCTCTAACCTGCTCTGATGTATGTTTAATTCTCTCATATGAGTTGTTCCCGATTGGTGAATGTAGCAAGTTAATATAATCTAATACTACTATATCAGGCTTAATACCTTGATGTATTAGCTTTTGCAGATATGCACTTAATTGTGTTGAAGATATAGCGTTAGGAGGAAATTCTTTAATAATTAATCTAGAGTCTGGGTGACTATCTTTATATGTCTCTATATTTCGCTTAACAATATCAGAACTACCGGTTAAATCACTTATAGGTATTTGACTGATACTAGTAGATATACGCTTAGCATACATTAGCTCAGACATTTCTAATGATATCAAAACAGCAGTCTTACCCTGTGCTGCTACGTTACACGCAATGTTACCTAAAAATATTGACTTACCAATATTAGTTGCTCCTGCGAACAAATATAAAGCTTTACCTTTCTCTAAAAAGCCACCACCTAGCTTTCTATCCAACCACTCCCAATTGGACGGTATATGTTTTTCTTCTTTCTGTAAATCAGCAATATGCTCGTCGATATTAGAAAAGAACTCCATTCCCAGTCCACCGGTGAGGTTTACGCCACAAGCCTTCTCAAACTTGTCCAATATATCAGCAGTATCTATGTTACCTGCCTGGCAGTCATCTGCTACGTCTATCATAGTATGATACACGCTTTTCTCTTTTATAAACCTCTCTGTATTTTCATATAGCTCATCTCTATTAAACTTTCTATCAATATCATTAAACTGGTTAACGATGTATTTAAATTGCTCTTTGAGCTCTGGTGTAGTCAGCCGAGATTTAATTTCAGTTATAGTAGGTGTACTATTACGTTTAATAAAAAAGTCCGTAATTAATTCAACGATAGAAGAGATTTGCTTATTCTTGAAATATCTAGGTTCAATAGTATCAACTAACGTTCCCAAATACTCAGGGTTAGTTAACATATTGTATATTACGACAATCTCAAAAAAATCAGTATCTAGCTTTTGCTTGTCCATTTATTCAAAAAATAACTTTGACTGTCAAGAAACTCTTGATTAACGTCTCCTAATCCAGGGCTATCGTGGCGCACCCATATAGGCCATGTTGTTAATTTTAACCCATGTTTGTTAGCTTGCAAGCAAAAATCTAAATCATAATGATGAGCTATGGCTGGAAGGTTTTCGTCGAACCTAACTTCAGGTTTTAAACTACTAACTTTAATAGCTAAAAATAAACCATCCATTATAACACATCTATTCGGTACAGGTCCGAAATTAGTTACAAACTGTTTACCATCTCCTGTTTTATGTGCTACTGCACCTGACCAATCGTTTTGATTAGACATTAAATGCCATAGTGCAGGTTCCTTAATCTGAGCCTGTGTAGCACCGGCTAGGCCTACTATGTCATTATCCTTAAATGCTTCTTGTAGCTTTTCAGTCCAACCCAAATCATCCATTTTAACATCATCATGCATTAGTATGACTGTATCATACCCCTCAGTCACTGCCATGTCTAATACTTTGTTGTAATGCTTTCCGATATTCTCTTTATTATTCTTTTTAACGACGGCCTGAAAGTGCATATCTGTATATAAAATATGATCGTCACAATCTTCTCTAGCACAGCCAATAAGCATAGAGTTATATGTAGAAGTTTCTTCAAACCCCTCTACACCATGTTTTGTGCAGGTTCCAATTAAAGTTGTCATAATACGAAAAACGGTGAACTGTACTCAAACTCACCGACTGGATCTATAGTATCTGTAATCTTATACAATACACCCTCTCTTAGAGGTACGAGAGTATGGTATGGATCCTGGATGGATGAAAAGTAATTATCTCTTACATCTCTGAAAAGTGTACTACCTACTCGGGCAAGATATTTGTTATTACTATTTTCATTATATATCCATACACCGAATGTACCCTTTAATGCACCTAAAGCGCATGTAATAGCTTTGATTTCGTTTTCGTCGCTGTCCTCACCTATATAACAGTGATCAATGAATGCTGGTATAACTGACGAGTCAACATTATTAACTGTATCCGGAGGTGAGCCTATCCAATACTCTTGTATAATATCTCTATCATTAGACAATACACCGTTATGTGCCACAACCCAGTCATTATGTCGAAACGGGTGGCTAGTAGCTACGCCATGTTCACGCTCAATTGACGTCGGGGCCTGTGTATGCCCTAGATAGTAGTCGGAGTTGTCGAGTGCCATGTCAGGTTCCCCTGGTACTCTATGTATAATCGAACCGGTTGATGATACATATACACCCCCGTAAGCGAAGTCTCCACGCTGCTTATTCATAGCGTAGAGTGTTTTAAATTGTTCTAAGCGAGTGCTACCAAATATTCCACACATAATTTACTGCTCCATGTACCTATCGTCTATATGTGTATCAGTTCTTGGGCGGATTGCTGATGCCAGCTCTCTGTCCCGCTGTCGGCAAATCTGCCATTGTTTTTCTTCATCTCTAGTCTTATAATCCTTAGGGTTATGTCTACCTGTTGTTAACACAGTCCAGCACAATCTGATTCTAGTCAGCCAGCTGTATGTATCCTTAAATTCCATCATTGTTTTTTCGCTGTAAAGACGAGTACGTCCATGTACCCTGGTTCATCATTCTCTATAAGCTGTATACTTCTCCCGTTATGCCACAGATAACTATCATCCACAATAGCCATAGTGCCTGGATCGAGAATTGCTTGTAAGAACGGTGGGTCCGTCTTACTTGTTGATAATAGTAGCTCACCACCGATAATATTGCAACGATCAATTCCAATAACTGCAATGCAATCATATCCGTCTTGGTGCCAACCTTCAGGAGACAACTGAGTAGCTCCTCCTTTAGCGCGTACTCTCATTTGATGTATATCCATCGTATACGGTGACGACAAGCTACATGCCCTATAAAATACATTACACATCTCTCTAAGACATGCGCTATTAATTACATCTTGATCGATGTTATCGAACGCGCGCGACATTCCACCTTGATGCTGATTATACTTACTGCTTTGATTAAATTCTTTGACACGTAAATCTGTCACTACCGCGGTAGACTTATCACAGTCGACACTAACACGGGAATATCTTCGCAGTCTATAATTACCGTCGCGGTGATCAGTTTCCGGTAAGTGATTAAATGAGTCTCTAATCTCCTTAGCATACTCAGGGTTAACTTTAGTAATTTGTAATATTGTATTAGTCATTTTTTCCGAATATTTCGTTTGATTGTTGTGTTACTCTAACGAATGTCGCGCACTTGGGCATATATCTAATTGCGCTAGCTCCAATGTAAGTACAAGCGCTTCTCAGACCACCTAAGATGCTAGTCACAGTCCCTCTGACGGGTCCTTTATAGGGTACGTTGACTGTCTTACCTTCTGAACTTCGATATTCTGCGACCCCGCCACTATATTTGTTCATAGCGGTATCGGAGCTCATTCCATAAAATTGTTTATATTGTCGTCCTTCTTCTTCGACGATCTCCCCACTACATTCTGCATGACCAGCAAGCATGCCGCCCAGCATAACATAATCAGCCCCAGCAGCAAAGGCTTTGGATATGTCCCCAGGACAACAACAACCACCATCAGCCATAATATGCCCACCAACCCCGTGAGCAGCGTCAGCGCATTCAATGACCGCGCTGAGTTGAGGATATCCGACACCAGTCTGAATACGAGTAGTGCAAACACTACCACTCCCAATACCAACTTTAACCACATCAGCTCCATTTAATATTAACTCCTCCGTCATTTCACCGGTAACAACATTACCAGCTATTATTACTTTATCAGGAAACTCTTTCCGTACAACTTTTACAAATTTGGAAAATCTTTCCGAATAACCATTTGCTACATCAATGCATATAAACTTAACATCTAGATGTCGCAATACTGGTTTTATTTTATCATATTCCGTATATGTTATACCAGTTGTCACTGCAGCGTTATCCTTAATCTCTTGCCAATTATTTTGATACTGCTCCGGTGTGTGATGCTTATGTAAGCAAGTCAGCATAGCATGTTGCTTTAAGGCATGTGCCATCTCCATAGTACCGACATGATCCATATTAGCGGCTACTACTGGGTGACCAAGCCATTCATAATCACTATGTCTAAAGTGAAATTGACGTTTTAGCATTACTTCTTTTCTTGAGTTTAAAATAGACCGTTTAGGTCTCAGAAGTACGTCTTTATAATCTAACTTGATATCTTGTTCAATCCTCATACAGCGTAGCGTGTCCTTCGTCAATAAGTCTCGAGTTTACAGAGTAATCTAAATCATCTCCGACAAATATGTACCCTATACATCTACCATACTTACCAACTTTTGTTGATTCGATTATAAATTCATTATCACAATCTTCAAGTGTTTGTTTGAGCCATTCTTTAGCCTTGAGACCTTTCGCTTTCTCCTTCTTGTCTCTAGTACGACATTCCCACGCATCAATACCACCTAACCTGATTCGCTTCTTGACCCATGTATCGAAACCTAAGTCAATCATGGCATCTACAGTGTCACCGTCGATGACCCTGATTAACTTTGCTCTGTATTGGTACATCTATTCACTAATTCCGATGATGAACGAATTTTTTCTCCTAGACCGTCTACCATTTCAATATTAAGCTGTCTACAAATATTAGCTTCAGGAATTTCTTCCTCCTTTCTATCACCGCCATTAGCAAAAATGTTCGGTCTGATCATATCAAGTGATTTACATACAGATAGATCTTCGTCAATCGACATGACCGCCACGTCTACACATTTTAATGCCTTAACAATTCTAAGTCGGTCCTCTAACTTCATAAACGACTTACCCTTCTTTTTATGAGCTTGTATATCATTGTTTACAATTACAAATAACCTATCACCTAAGCCCTTGGCCATTTCAAGATACTCTAAATGACCTACATGTAGAGGGTCAAAATACCCGCTAGCTGCTACTACCTTTACTGTTTCAATGTCAGTCTCCATTACCTGGTTTCATCTCTTTTAACTTTTTGACATCGTACCCGTCTTCTTTAGCTATACCCTTTTCGAATAGCTCTATAAAAAACTCTTGTACCCCCTTTTTGCTAACTCGCTTACGATTTTTTTCTTTCTTAAAGAGTTCGTCAAAAGCCTTATTGGTAGAAATTTCCATAGAGCAGGTATCGTCTGGGTTATCTTTAATGTCATGTATATAAACCCTCGGAAAATCACTGGCCATAACTTCTTCAAAGTTATTGTCGTTAAGGGGTATTCCTTTATGTTTCTTCATGAGTATTTTTTATATAATTTGATCATTAGATATACCGCAATCGCTGCTGGAACTAGCCAAATCAGCCCATTTACTGTATGTTCGGGGTGGTTACAAAGACCATTTACACATTTAATTGTATTATTCATATTTCGTTCTCACTCGACTTTATCATCCATCGTTGCCTATTGCTTCAACAGGACAAGCGTCCATAGCTTCCGCGCATAACGTCTCCTCCTCTTCATTTTCAGGTTGTTTGAAAACGTAGGAATAACCTCCGTCTTCGTTTCGTGTAAAATTGGCGGGTGCGGTTTCGCGGCATAGATCGCAGTCAATACACTCTGTATCGCAATAGTATTTACCCGCTGCGTTATCTTCGTATTTATCTTCTTTCGTTGCCATAATTTATTATAACGATTAAAGTCCTAATTAGCAAACTTATATTTCTTCATTATTTATCCACTCCGCTAATTCTTTTGCTTCTTCTTTACTCAAAATTAGTTGATCGTCATAATAGTTGCCTTTCGTTAACGCCATCCAACACAACTTCAATCTCATCCACCAAGTTAACTTAACGGGATTTAAGCCCTCTCGCCAAAAACTAACATACAGTTCTTCCTCGTCATCAAACTTGGTAAGTAGCATACCTTCGCCGTGACAACTGCATTTAATGAATTTCTCTCGACTTTTCATTCTAAATTAAATTTATCCATCAACCTAGACACGCCAATTATTTCAATACCCACCTGAGTGTTCACTTCGTCTGTGTCTATTGATACCATATTCCCCTGCTTGTCTCTGTACACCATTACTGCACCGACTCGACCTTGCGGCGGAGCCACGTAGATATACATGGAATCCGCTTCTTCGTCATAACTAATTCTGTTATCGAAATCGTATTCGTTATACTTTCCGTAGCCTTCTGGAAATTTGGCTTTCATTAATGTGAGTGATGTAATCTAAAAATTAGTTCTGCGACGACTTACTTTCCTATCATGTTTAGTAATTTATCCCACGGAATCTCTCTGCTATACTCAAGAGGATCCTTAATACCTGCGTCGATAAACCCTTGGAGCCTAGATGAGCAGGCGGTACATTCTCCACACGCTTTGTCTTCTCCTTTGTAGCAGGTCCAGGTATGTCCAAAACTAACATCTAACTCAGTTCCCCATTCGATAATTTCTCTCTTCGACATCTCTATAAGAGGTGCTTCAATCTTAATTCTATGCTTTCTGTTCAAGGAAGTCAAGCTATTAATTGTTTCCAGAAACTCCTTGCTACCGTCCCAATAACCAGCTTGTGTATCTACTTGTGCAGCTCCGTGAAATACTGTATTAGCCTCTAACGATTCAGCGATTGCACAACAAATAGACAATAACATCTGATTCCTGAACGGTACATAATTGACTGTCTGTGCATCTCCTAATACATCTCGTGTTAAGGCTACTTCAATCTCAGGGTTTGTTAGAGATGATGTGTTGATGTCCTTAAAAAAGTCTAACCTGATCAATTTATGGTTAACCCCGAGTTTTTCTGCCGTATATTCTGCAGATATTAACTCCCTACTATGTCTTTGACCGTAGTGAAAGGAAATTGCATGAACTTCGTCAAATTTATCCGATTTTACAGCATGATAAAGTAATACTGTCGAATCTATTCCACCTGATATTGGTACTACACACTTAGTTGCCATATTGATACTTTTCGTTTAGGACTTCTTCCAGCTTTGGAAGGATTGTCTCTTCCCAGAGCTTTTCATCCTTCCTCCAAGTTTTATAATATCCTAACTTCGTACCATCTTCAAGCGAATAAGTGGAACCACTTTGAATAATTACACCATGATTAACAGCGACCTCTTTTAAACCGGCATATTTGTCTAAGCCAGTTTTAAAATTTAAGTACATTTCACATTCTAGGAACGGTGGAACGAACCTATTCTTAACTGTTAATGCTCTAAGTGTCGTCCCGCTATATTTTTTAGCTTCGGGCAACATTTCGTCGTCTTCATTAGCACCATCTTGCTTTTCACTTCTTGAAGCTAGCTGTACTAGTACACTCGCCAGATAAATCGGACCCTTACCACCGGCCTGATTCTTTACTAATGATGGAAACATAGCGGCAGGGTCGTCGTATGTATGATTAGCGAATAGGATAGTAGTACCAGTCCTGGCCGCTTTATACGTCAAAAGCCTCATCATACTTTTAAGTGACTTAGCTCTCATGCCCATGTCCATAGCAGCCTTACCCTTCTCGGCATCCGTTACTTCCTTCTGTGAAGCCAGGTTACCCAGTGAGTCGATTGAGATAATGAACTTACCGTTCATACCACCAGCCTCAATACCATCTAAAAGGGCAATGAGTTGGTTTCTACAATCTTCAATAGTATTAACAGGCACGTACTTAGTCTTCTCAGGATCTAAACCTACAGCGCTAGCGTTTCCATCATCAACAGCCATCTCAGTATCGAACACGACAGGGATTAATCCCTTCTTCTGTGCCTTTCCGAGAATCTTATTAATAATATAAGTCTTACCACACATCGAGGGACCAGCTAATCCAGTAATTCTACCTTTAGGTATACCCTTATATAACGAACCGGAAATAATTGAGTTCAATACCATGCACCCGGTGTCAAACCACTCGTCAACATTTGATAGTGACGTATCAGACAGGAGGCTAGCTTCCGGGTTAAGCTTATCTAAAGCTTTGAACACATCTAATGCTTTTTTATCCATTTTAGTCGTCGAATAATTTGACTACTGGGCTATTGGCATTACCTGCACCAGGGGTAACCACTTGCGGGGCATCTGGAGTTACAATAGCGGAAAACATTCTGCTGTATTGGTCTAGGAGACGAGCATCGAGCTGTACACCCTTTCCTAAAACTAAATTATCCTTCTTAAAGGACCACGTAGTATCACTATCACCTTCAGCAAATTCCTTAAAGAAGAAAGGCACTAGCTGTACTTGAATCTGGCCGGTTTGTGGGTTCGGTTGTACGTGAACAATAGCCGGATTTTTAACGTCTACATGGGTGTCGTCAGACCCCTCAAGTTCACCTACAATGGTTCTACCGATGCCATCAACAAAAACTTCAATATCTTTGGTATCACTCATATCCATATATATTAAACTCGTGTATGTGGTAAATCAACCCTTTAATAGGTCAAATAAATCAGTTTGCACGATTTGACCAGGTTTACGGCACTTCCAACCTACCCCTTCATAAAACCTCTCAACAACACTATGTACAATTTTCTGGAACATTTGTTCCGTATCAGGTACAATGACGTCTTTAAACTCTTCAGGGTAGTAGTATTTGTAAGCTACGCACTTAATACCAAATTTATTAGGCTGAGACACATAAAAATATCTAACCTTGTCACCGGAATTAATAGCTTCATACTTATTACTTAAATCAAATCTATCTAATAACAAATTATAGTAATATGCCGCCTTAACGTGAATAGGCATTCCCTTATACGTGTAGAAGTTGTCGCACTTATCTATAACGTCACCATAGTCGTTCCGCTTTTCAGTCTTATACTGACTAATACCCATGACAAACGCTATATCCTCGATAGGTAATGACTTAAATATGTCATACGTCTCGTTAAATAGGTCATTAGTAGTGTTCAGGTCCTTAGTCATCAACATAGTTTCAATGATCTTCTTGACATACGGCTTAATAGGCTTGGGCATTGTAGTCCTTACAACCTCGACACCTGTATACTTAAACTTATTGACCGCGATACCTTCGTCGTCTAACACATGAAGAACGTATCTCTTCTTTTGTAGGAACATTCCTACATCACATATACTCTCTCGCTTAAATACAAACCTACAATCTTGTGAATTCAGGACCGCGCGCCCCCATTCTACAATCTTATCGTTCAAATGTGACTCAATCTCCCTAACCACCTTGTGAGCATCCTTTGTAACCTTGCCCCTCTTAGTCTTAAACGGAACATTAAACTTGTCAATAATGTGTTTGATAGTAATATATACAGAGTCCGTGTCGTTGTAGATGATAGGGGAATCTTTCTGTATCTGCTCGTCGGTTAGATCACATTTATCCTTGATATAGTCACATAGAATCTTATTTGATTGTTTAATGATAGCCTGACCAGTGAGTGTAATAGACCGAGCGATATCCGGATCACCCATAATAGAGTGCTTATTACCGAAATAACCATATATACGGTTAATTAAAATCTTAATAGTGAACTGCTTAATGTTTAGCTTATCCGCTTTATCTTGTAAAGCGGTTCTACTTGGATCATTATCAGGTAAATCGGCGAGTTCATGCTTAATCTTGTTTAACTCTCGCTTAACGACAACCCGCTGTGCATAAAACTTATCAACAATTGCAGGAAAAATGCCTTTTTTGTTTTGTGAGAACAAGGCTCGTGACTTAGATATAGATAAATTATTATCTTTAACAAACTTACCAAAGTTAGGCTTACTTAAGAGATAGGATTCACCATTGACATGGTTAACTCTAACATTATCTTGCTCTAAATCAAACGTACCCATCTTCGTTTCGGGAGATAAATTCAACGAGATCATAATATTAGGGTACAGACTATTAACATCAAACGAAACTATATAATCCTGAAAGCCTCTTTGTGGCTCACCAACATAAGCACCCTCGTATTTAACATCTTTCTGAGAAGCATCCTCAACAAAGCTGGGTATAATTAAACCACGCTCTCTGCTCTCTTTAACAACAGCACCAGTGACAACATTTAAGGTACCCATTGCGTTCTCAAACGGTGTTAGCCCTACGTACGCTAGCATACGAAGTAATTCTAGGTACTGGAGCTTTTCCTCCATTCTAACGAGCAGGTTAACGTCTTGAATATTGTAATCTACAAACGTCTCCCAATCGTCATCAGCTAAACTTGATAGATTGGTATTACCGAAATCTACTTTCTTTTCACCAAGTTCATGTTCAGCTATATCATTAAGTTTATATGACTCACGGAGACCTACACTGAACACCTTATACACATCTAGGTAGTCAACACACGACATGCCCTTAATATGCCACCTAGTTGACTCTCTACCAAAGCTACTCATTAACTGTCTACTATAAAGTACACCTATAGGTGACAATCTCCGACTATACTCTTCACCGAATATCTTCTGAATACGGTTAACTAAATACGGTATATCAAACAATTCACTATTCCACCCAGAGAGCATGTCAGGTGGATCGGCATGAATAAATTCTACAAAATTATATAACAAATCACGCTCCGACTTGCAGTGAACGTATATATGATTATCGTCCTTAGCCTTATAAGGCTTTAATCCCCAGGTATGAAACTTTTTACTTAAACTATCATAGACAGTAATTACGTTAACAGTGTCTTTAGCTTTCTCCGGTGTAGGGAACTCATTTGGACTATACGTCTCAATATCAATAAACTGAACCTTTATGGGGAATTGAGTAAACTCTGGTTCGTCATTAACTTCATGATACCTATCAATTAGGAATTGCTGTAGCACAGACACGTTCTCGAACAATCTAACCTGTACATTCTTTTTATCACGTTGCTGACCTTTAACCATTTCAGATATTCTCAATTGACGAGTATACTGATCAGGGAACGATATCTTCTTTAATGGATTATTGTATAATGATGTGGCATCCGGGCGACCTTTGGTTTCGACGTAGTAATATGGCTCATACGGTACATCGTACGACACTCTATTACCATCCTTGTCCCAAGTGTATAGTCTGACTACACGGTCTTTAGATAAATACGCGACGTTTCTGTACATCAGGTATATTATAGATGCTTATCTGTTACATTCAAGGCTATGAATTCGGGTACGCTTTTCGTGATGATACGGATAACGGTACATCTCTTGATACATGTCAATATTCTTATCTAATTCAAGCCATCGACCTTCTGCCACTTTACGGCCTTCGTCAGAATGCTTCATGTATGTACCTGGGTCTTTTAAAGTCTTTTTCAGCTGATCAATTAGCTCGTCACCAGTTCTAAATCTAATCGGAGCATCCTCATATGTGCACAGGTCCTGACACGCTATAGGTAGACCAAAGCAACAAGCTTCAATATGCTTCAAGTCACTCTTAGCCTTATTAAAAACATTATCCTGTAACGGTGCTATTAACATATTACAATTAATCTCATCTAACAAGCCTGGATATTCATACAAACGTCTCCATTGATGAAACTCTACATGCCCTTGAGCGACTAAGTCCTGTACACCTAACGGAAATGCTCCTAAAAATACCCAATGGTAATCTTTATATGTCTTTCTTATGACAGGGACAATGTGATGGAAGTCATCTCTCTGCTTTACCCTATTTTCGACATCGAAATGTGCACCACTAGCAGGATATACAATTCTAGGTCTCTTTTTGAACTTCTTATAGTTCTTAATAATCTTATCTCTGTCATAATAATTACCTATCCACCACTTTGGAGGGAAATTAGGTATGACAGTTACGTTCTGATTACCTGTCTTAGCTCTATAATACTCTTGCATGAACTTATTAGTGACGGTAATCTCATCAACGTTCTGCATAATAGCGCATGCGCATTCACGAATCTTTGGATCAGTAAATGCAGTTTTAAATTTATTATAATCCGGAATATCTTCGTGAAAAACAATATCATCAATTTCGTATACAATGTTAAAGTTGTGTTTCTGTGCGAAGTTTTTCAGTAAACCTAGGAACTGCAGTTGTTGCTCAGTAGCCTGTCGCTGCAGCCTGACTGTTCTTGTATTAACATACCATCTCTCATCTAAACACATTAACGTAGTACTGTGAATGACTGCTTTTTGATGAGCATTAAGCATATGCTCTGGCCAAATCATACGCCAAAACCCACAACCACTATAGTCAGCTAGATAGTTAATACTTCTATCAAAATCTGCTTCAGGGGGTTGGATATTCTCCCGGTCCGGTGGCTGAGGCTGGTTCGCAGGCGGTACCGTAGGTACAAAAAGCTGAGAACCGAACGGGTTACCTAAACCAGGGGCTCCAATTGCAGGAGGGATAATCATATTAATAATTAGGCACTAATCCTTAAATTCAACCCGTCTCGTGACACCGTTTTCTTTCTCTAAAAATATAACCTCACCCGGGTTTGCGTAATGTGAACCAATCTTAACGCTTTCTTTTCTGTGACTGATAACCATGACACACTCATTATGCTTTTCAACACGTTCTCTTAGGATATTCAATACTAATTCAACACCCTTTTCATCTAAACTAGTGTCTAATAGCTCATCATATATGCTAATATTGTAAGCTACGTTGCCTTGCAAACGCCTAATGTCCATAAAAGCGAATAAACAAGATAAATCGATGTTCTTTCTCTCAGCGCCACTGAAATTAAAATATGAACATTCCTTATTAGTTTCTGTTACGATTTCTTCCTCGAAATATTCATTAAAGATGCAGCAACAATTAGCATCCATAAGCTGTAAGTAGTGTTGTAACTTAGAATTAAAGACTTGTAATATCTTCTTAACAATATATGACTTGACACCCTCCTCTGATACTACAAACTTAACTACATCAACAATAGATAGGGTATGTCGAATCTTACTTAATGATTTACTGATATCTTCTAATCGTTTTTTAGTAGAATTAATAAGCTTATCGTGCTGATCAGTATCGTTATCAAAGTTTTTCAAGTCTTGATCTAGCTGCTTATTCCATTCTTTTAACTGATTCATGCGGCTAGTTCTGCTATCGTTATCTTTGATCTTTAATTGATTGCTATTATATAATCCATTCTGATTAGTGATAGCTAACTTTAGTTTACTCTTTAACCCGTTTAGAGTTAACAAGGTAGCTCTACATTTTTCAATTTCTTTATTCTTTGCATCAATAGACCCCTGAAGCTCTACTTTCTCTTCTTCAATTTGTGACCGATCATGATCCGTCACTGGTCTTAAGCATACCGGGCACTCATCTTTATCAGTACCTATCTTACTCAATTGCTGATCTACAAATCTAATCTCAGTCTCATACGTAGATATCTCTTTATCTACCTTCGTAATCTTATCATTACATGTATCTAAATTTTGCTCAATAGTCGATATCGTACCCTTAATCTTTTCTAATTCTTCAGTATTAATATCGACTAATTTCTTTTGCAGCCGGTCTAACTCCTCTGTATTATCTATCTTTCTCTGCTCGTACCTATTCTTTCTATCTGACTGCTCCTTAACATATTGTGCCTTTTGCTCTTTGTGTGTTGATAGTGTGTGATCAACTTCCTCAAACTTAGCTCCCTCCACTTCATAGGTTCGCTTAGTATCATTGTGCTCAGATCGTACAAGTGATAACATATCACTAAACACTTCTAAGTTAAAAATACCTTCAACAAATTTTCGCTTCTCAACTTTCTTCTTCGCCATGAAGGGAATAGTGTTATTGAGAGTCATTATGACACAGTTTTGAAAAATGTCTGTTGATGCACTTAAAATGCTGCAAATATACTCTGTAGTATTACTGATAGAATCTCTAGTCTTGTCTTCACCATCAACATACAACCTACATCTAGATGGTTCTAACATTCGTACAACCTTGTAATCTCTCTTTTTATCATTCTTGATAACTTCAAACTCTAACACTACTTCGCATCCCTTATATGCTAAATTGTGTACAATGTTTTCCTTTTTTAGCTCCCTAATAGTGCTACCGAAAATAGCAAAATGAATAGCATCAGCAATAGTAGACTTACCTACACCATTTCTTCTATCTAGCTTATCCTTGTTCGTTCCCGTTATAACATGTAAACCTGGCTTAAAGTCCACAGTTACAGGCTCTTCACCTACAGACAGGAAGTTCTTAATGGACACCGTTTTAAAGTTTACATATTTCATCTAAGTACATCTATCATACACATCTAAAGTATAATCAATAATTTCTTTCTTATTATCAATCTCTAACAAGTTAATAAATTCTTCAATAGCCGACTTCACTTCTATACCTGCAAAATCATGTCTACTGTCTTCATCTAAATTATATTGGTTAAAACTCTGAGAGTAGTCAACATTAACAGCTTTTGCATTTAATGATGATAACTTTCTTAGAATAACATCCATGTCATCAGGTGCAACGTTTTTATCAACTACCAACTTAACGAAGTTATTTTTAAACCACTTTTTAACTTTAGCATTAATACTTCCGACTTTAACGAGTTCAGATAAATGGATTTTCTTGTGCTTAGGTGACAGAGTGTTTTCAGTAAAATCATATTTCAGAGTATCCAAATCTAAAATGTAGTACCCCTTAGTACTATCCGCATCACCGAAAGTCATTTCGAATGGTGATCCGAGATATAATATGGTACCGTCGTCATACTTCCTCTCTTCTCTTAAATGAAAGTGACCAGAAATTATGAGACCGGATTTGCTAAGTAAATCTTTACTCCGAATACCTTCAGAACATATCTTAAACGTGTTTTGCTTAAATGTGGTTATCTCGAAATGACCAAATACAACATCCGACCCTGGAATATCTTTAACTTTAGTTCCCCATGGGCAAAATGTAACACTCTTACCGAATAATGTAGCAGTAGTTGGATCAGATATAACCTTTATATTAGACCAACCGCTCAAAATAGATAGTGAATTAACGTCCGACCGATCTTTATACCAAGCATCGTGGTTACCTACTAGAATAATGATATTGAACTGTCTCCATTCCTCCAAAATACTGGTGACAAAGTGTATAGTGTTGACTGCTATCTCGTCACGGTAATGAAAGAAGTCACCACTAATGATAATATCACTTATATCCTTACTCTCAAGCTCTGATCTTAACCACTTAGCCCATTTTAGAATGATATTATGCCACTGAGTACTGTTCTGATGTACCCCGACATGTATATCACTTATACAACAAACTTTGGATTTGTTGAGAAAGATATCTTGATTACTGGTCATCAGAATTTCCGTCCGCAGGGTCTACATAAACGGAATTATTTGTATCTTGGTTCATTTCATCAGCATACACAGCCTCTTGATAGTTGGCTATTGTTTCCCTATGCTTCTTCTCCTTTTTAATTCTATTAATAAAGGCGTGAAATGCTATTGTCGTAAAATACGAAAACGGATTGTTACCGGTATCAATATTAAACTTCTTATTCTTTAAGGCTGAGAACATCTTAACTACAGCGTCACCGACCATCTCGTCTTTATATGAGTAGTTGATGAAGTTAGGTGCAAAGCTTAAACCCACGGCAATCTTATACACAGACTCAGCGAGGTGATCTGGAATAATATCTGTCCTGTAGTATTCTTTAATCTCCGCATAGAACTCTTTAGCGTTTACATAGTTCTTCTCTGCATCAGCCTTGCTCTGCTTCTTTCGCTTTCGCTTCTTAGGTGCCGCCTTAGCTGTCGCCTTAGCAGGTTTAGGTTTTGTTGCAGTTTTAGCTTTCTTAGCTACCGTTTTCTTTTTCGATACTATTTTTTTCTTTGATGGTTTGGAGGCCATGTTCAATATTCTCCCTATTATAAAACTCTATTCGCTTAGCCAAGTGACGTGTGCCATACCGTAAGCTATCTCCTATATCAAAAATTATAAGCTGGTCTTTGTTCTTATGCAACCTAAGACCTCTACCTATAGACTGAATGATTTTAATTTTAGCTTTTCCGCCACTAGCAAAAACAATATAGTGTAAGTTTTTGATATTTATTCCTGTCGAAAAGATCTTAGAAATGGCAACAACAATAACATTGTCGTCTTTTTCCATTAACTGTTTAACCTTTTCTCTGTCTTCAATATCTACATTACCTCTAATAAAGTAAACCTTCTTATCAGCACAGTCTCTATTAAACTGTTCATACAACACTGTACCATGTTCAATATAATCTACAAGTACTAGTGCGTTATTGGTAACTTTATTGCAAAGTTTTGTCAATATATCATTTCTGAAGTCATTGTGTATCAGAAAATCTATCTCCCGTCGAAACATTTCTGACGGTTGAAGAGACTCTCCAGGAAATTTTATATAGGTAGGCTCGTCTTCATACTCTAATTTTAATATTTGTATTTTAGCATCAGCTATATACTTTTCTTTTCTTAACTCATAGCTATTCTTCTCATATACAACAGGCCCGATCTTACCCATTATATTCCATTGATCGATTGTCTGCTCAGGCATAGTGCCAGTAAAACCAAACCTACATTGCGTCCTAATCTTCTTTAGGAGCTTATTAACCTTATTACCTTTTCTAAGCTTGTGAACTTCATCGACGACACATGCATCTATATATGTTAGCCAATCTGTATCAGACTTATTACTCTGTAATATACCTAGATTACAGACAATTACATTTGCACTCAAGTCTAATTCGTCATCACCTGTCCACTTAGTAGTCTTAAAAGTTGTATTATAGTCTTTGAAATCATTATACGTTTGTGTAACTAGACCTCTGTCTGGTACGATTAAGGCGCATTTAAAGTCAGGATTCAACTTGAACATAGTTTCAAGAAGAGTGGCGATGATGAGCGTCTTACCACCAGCAGTAGCTAGCACCACAGTACCTCTACCGTACTTGCAACACTTTTTAACTACATCATACTGATAGTCTCTTAGATCTAATTTTAACTTCTCAGGCTCTACATCATCTGTCGTACTAAGTACGTTATCAAACACTTCCTTAAATGCAGGTGTGTGTCTTATTCGCTCCGTGTAACCTTCATCTTTGATGAATTTGACAATCTCACTATATAAGCCTAAGTCAAATCTACCCGTAGGGGTAATGACGTAATTACGAGCAGGAGCGTAATAACCTCTCATATGAGCGAATCTAGCGTTCTTGTTAGCTACAGAGAAACGCTCTCTCACTTCATCAAAGTGATTACCTGACATCATTGCTTGTCGGCGCCCTGGATCCCAATCGAATGTCATATTAGGTAGTTTCTAACTTCATAATCTCAGTTAGATTCTTAATATCAAATGTCATACTGTTTAATATCCTTTCAGCTTTTTCTAAAAACAGTATAACAACTTCGTTGTCTCTGATCTGCTCATCAATATCTTGAATATCATCCAAGTCTTGTACTTTCTTTTCTGCGATAGGTAGGCTTAGCTTAACCGGACTATCTTTTACCAATTTTTGAGTTAGATCTTTAATAACCTTTTTCTTCTTTCTCTCTAGCTTACTATTATCGGACTTAGCTCTCATCAATCTACCAGCCCATTTATGTTTTATCGCTGGTAATTTCATCTGAACATCTCTGACATTGAATTCGTCCAGAGCCGTATCCTCACCTAGCTCTTTGATATATTGGTCTAACAGGTCCATTATAGATTAAATAATAGTATACGATCGTGAATAATCAATCGTTATATTCTAGAATCTTCAACAAAGTACTTTCGGAGAATTCCGTGGGAAGTGCATTTGGTGCATTTGGTGCTGATCAGATGACGGCTAATCAGTGGTCTCAGGATACATATGCTACTGGTGATGCTAGACATCCTAGTATATTAGGTGCTGTAACTAGAAGAACCTTTCCAGAAACCGTAACTAAGAGTCGTAAACGTAAAGTTAAACGTTAAATACCTTCAATGGATCTAGGTCATTGGGAGTACGACGGTGAATTTCCAGAAGACGCTTATGGCTTTATCTATCAGATCACCAATAACACGAATAACAGAAAATATATTGGCAAAAAACAAACTGTTAAGGTGATCAAACGGCCTCCTCTAAAAGGTAAAAAGAATAAGCGGCATGTAATCCAAGAATCTGACTGGAGAACGTATACTGGAAGCTGTTCTGAACTGAATATTGACATAGATGAATTAGGAAAAGAAAATTTTGCTTTCACAATTCTCAAAATATGTTATAATAAGTGGGAACTTGCTTATGAAGAAACTAAGCTACAAATACAACAAGACGTACTATTGCTAGATGAGTATTACAACGGAATTATTAACTGTAGGATTGGAAAAAGACCAAGACAACGTGACAATAACAGTCCCAATACATAATATCAGGATTATTGACTTCTCAGGCCTGTTTCGATCCAAAATCGAACCTGAACTTCTAAATGATTTACACTCATACAATCTAATTAAAGATGATGAGGTAAATATCCGGAATAAAGACGTTAAGAAGCTGATATACCACCACGTAATACACGGTCTCTGTGAATATATCCTATCTCTCAGAGGTAAAGAGCGAATAGTGGTACTATATAGTACGTTAGTACCTCCAACCAAGGATATGACCCAGTTTACACACATAGACGAGTGTCAGAAGTTTTTTGATGCGTTTATACCTAAAATGATCCGGATATTACCCATTAAATTCCTGTGCGTCAAGACTACATTCAATAAAATCAAAGCAGACATCAGAAAAAAGAGTGGAGACAGTATAGAGCATATTAATGCTGCTAAATCCATCGTAGAACAGTTTGATACTTCAAAATATACGTTTTCTAAAGCACGAAATTTCGCAAAAAGGTATGATCTTCAGTTTCTGTCGAAAAATTATTTTACAAAAGTTAAAAATAAGCAGTTGATTTTCTGTTGACCCATGAATAAAGACTTATGAGGATTTGGGACCGCCCTTTACTATGCGCCATGCGCCGGATTAAGCTAACTCCCACTGACTCAGCATAAATAATAATGATATGGGTGCAAAACTTGACAAACTCATTGAAGAGTACACGAAAAAGACTAATTTACTGAACGAACAGATGCCACCTGGTGATCCTTCCATGGCTGGTGGTGCACCTCCAATGGATCCTGCCATGGCTGGTGGTGCTCCTCCCATGGGAATGCCAATGGTTCCGATGGCCCCTCCTCCTGAAAGGAAAGAATTAACTTCACCCGGTAGAGAGTTTCTTATTGAACTGGTTAGAAAAGCATTAGCCATCAGTCCCGAAGAATTAAACGAACACGAAAAGGCTATCTTCGAGAAAGATGTTAATACTGACCAAAGTCAAGGTGATGTGTATACTGCAGATGATTTATTAGACGAGTTAAACGATATTATCGAAGCTCATAGCGTAGGTGGAGTGGAATGATCTCATTTAAGAAATATTGTAACCTGTTATGTGAAGGTGGCGCGGGTGGTCATATGGCTCACCCGTTTGATTTACCCAGCATTAACACAGGTAAGCAACTTCTTAAATTATTCGAAAGGGTTGGACGCCATCTTGAAAAGACTCCCGGTGCAGTTAAGGTCGACGGTGTCAATGCTGCAGTTAAATTAATCGAAACAGAAGATGGTGGACGTGTTTTTGCCATGGATAGAGGTTCGATGAAACAGATTGATGTAGATGGTATTACGATTGATAGGTTAGCAGAAAGGTTTCCACCTAAAATCAACGCTGAAACAGGAGAAGAGACTGCTCATGGTATGATTAACGCAGGTAACACTGTACTAACAATTTTAAACAACAGTATTCCGTATGTTGAAAAGGAATTAAAGAAGCTTCGTATGTGGAACAACTCAAACATCTTACTCAACTTAGAGTTTGTAGAGGCAGGTGGTACGAATGTTGTAACTTACGATAACAATTTTCTCGCATTTCATGGAATATTGAAATCAAGTCTCAAGGCTACTGGTAAAAGTAGGCAACAGAAAGAATCTGCTTACAATGAAGAGGCATTTAACTCATTCGTACACAAAGTTTCTCATGTAGCTAAGGAGCATGGGTTTGAAGTATACGGATCTATACCGACTCGTATTACTAACATCATTGACTTTACAGAAGCTCTTCAAGAGCAAGTTACTTTACAGCTAACAGCTGATATTGCACACACTAAATCATTAATGCAGTGGTTATCAGAATCACGTAACCCCCACAATGCCAAAGTACGCACTGCTGATGGTAGAAATATTCAAGCACTAGCTAAAGAAGTTTATACATACCTAATTGATGAACCAGGTGGTCCATTGGAAGATTATATCCCTGATAAAAGCCACGCTAAATTAGCTATCGGTGGTGCAATCTTCTGGCATGCCACTCGTCAACTAGGTAATGTAATACTTAATAACTCAACATCACCTGTAGGTAACGTCGGTGAAGGTATCGTCGTAAGAGGCTTAGGAGATATCCCCTTTAAGATCACTGGCGACTTTATTGTACAGGGTATGCAATCTAAATTTCAACAAGTAGTATAATGAACTATCATCATCATTGTGACGATAAAATGATAGAGCTTTACAGAGAAGCTATTATACAAGACTATCCAACTGAAAATACAAACGTGGGTGTAGTATTTGTTTGTGGTAGGATGAATCCACCTACAATTGGTCATCAAAAGCTTATCGACAAAGCAATTGAAGTTGCTAATAGTGAAGGTAAAGAATTATTTGTTTTTATCACACGTACTCAAGATAGAGTTAAGAATCCTCTCGCATTTGAAGACAAAGCATACTTATTAGACTCTATCTACCCCGATGTTAGATTTGTAGATGATCCTAGCGCAATTAATCCTTTCATGGCTGCTTATTGGTTAAGGGATCATGGATTTAAAGATGTCATTTTAGTAGCAGGTAGTGATCGTATTGGTTCATTCGAAGCTCAATTCGAAAAATATCTTGCGCACCCAGATCCACAGAAGAGTTTAAACTTTGTTCGTTTCAGAGTAGAGAGTGCCGGTGAAAGAGATCCTGATGCTGGTGGTGCTCAAGGAGCAAGTGCTACTGCAGCTCGTCAATTAGCTTTAGATGGTGATCTTGAAGGCTTTGGAAGGATCTTACCCCCACAAGCAGCACCAGAACACGTTGAAGACATATACAATAAGATCAGAGCAGCAATGTTATAAATAATGATATGGCCAGTAAATTTGACAAATTAGTAGATTGGGTTCTAGGGGAACAAGAAGTCCCAGCTACATCTCCGGAGATTTTAAACCTCCGGAAGGAATTAGAGCCGATCCGCGCATTAAATGCGCGACTGGGTCAAATGAAATTGACGCCACCTAAATCGAAAACAGATTACGAAAACTATCTAACGCTTATCAAAGCCGGGGAACCGGCGGCTGCTGAAATGTTATATCCACAATTTGCTACACCCGGTAAAGCTAATGAATTTGAATTTCAGGGCCTAGAGGCTCCTGCGCATGCTAACGTCTCTCTATTAAAGCAAGCACAAGCTGCGTACCCAGGACAGTCACCTGAGACGTATAAAGGGATTGTTAATAGTATGACAGGAGGATCTGGTCCACTCAGTCATTGGCAAGGACCTGTTAAAGGTCCCTAACAAAGTCATAAAACTTTTATAAAAGCCATCGCATAATCCATAATTGTAATTACGTAGTGCCACAACAACAACGCTAAATACCCAGCGGCTACCAGGCTTAAAGCTTCCCAAGGTTCTCTATGTTCTTCTTGCATTTAGCTATTATAAATCTCTTACAAAGTCATAAAACTCTTGTCGAGTTAAATCAGTCTTATCTAAGAATGCACCTGACATGCGAGCTGTCTTCATAGTGCTATCGTGTTTAACCCCTCGAAGACCTGCGCAAGTATGATTTGCTGATACATATACAGCTACACCTTTGTTACCTACACACACTTCGTCAATGTGTTTATGAATTTGCATAGTTAGGTTCTCTTGAACTTGAGGTCTACGCGAAAACCATTCAACAATTCTGTTTAGTTTACTCAATCCAATCACCTTACCGTCTTTACCTGGTATATATGCAACATGTGTTTGACCAATAAACGGTAAATGGTGATGTGAGCAAAAAGAATTTGTCTTAATGTTACCTTGAAATACGATACCGTCATATTGATCAACATTATCAAATGCTGTAATTTTTGGAGGATCAGTAAAACAACCTTCTGCGAGATCATTTACGAAAGCTTTTGCAACTCTTCTTGGTGTGTCAGCGCTGTTTGGATCATCTTGCCAATTAAACCCAAGAGCTGTCATATATTGTCCATAATGATATGCAGCCTTTTCAATAATCTTTTCCTTTTCCTCATCTGTTCGAGGCATATTTCCATTAGCATAAGGTAATTTGTACTCATCAACACTCATTCCTGTAATTATAGTATAACACAAGCAAAGTTCAATAAATATTTGTAGAATGTTTGTATTTGTTAAACAGATTGAGGATATGTTAGGTGGTTTAGAAGATCCACGAGCAGAGACTCAAGTAATACCTGATAGTGTCTTCAAAAAATTCAAACACTTCACTGTAAAGTACATGCAAGAACATGACGAACTGGCTCCTGACCATCCTGCTATGGAACACGTTATGAATAGCACTACAGTAGACGAAGTTGAGCAGTTTCTTAGAGCAAATTTAGATTATTGTGATCCTTGCATACTAAAATTGTTTAGACGGTTTATTCATCATGATCTAGAAGATAAAGGTGACCATCCTTGTGCTTGACTTTCCTCTCTAGTATAGTATAATTATTACATCATGGTAACCGTAGATGTCAAAATTGATCACGATGTGCACACAGTTACTCTATCTCCCGATCAAGCTGCTCGCGAGCTTGAAGCGTTTTTAAATAGAGTGGAAGCCCCTAGTAGAAAAGAGTGGATTGCTCGTGTCACAGATAAACCCGTAGAAGAGAAAGCAGACAACCCGTCAGGTGTTGAGTCTATTCCTATTGAGAATACTCCATCTACTCAGCAAAGTACAACCCAATCAAGTGACCCTAGGCCTGCTACAAGCATAGATAAGCCTAGAGATACTGATCCAAACAAAACATGGGATTTTGGTACTAAGTGGATGTAGAATAGGGGTATGGCAAAATTTCAAAGCACGAAAGTAATTGATCTAGGTAGCTGTGCGTTTCGACAACCCCGCGCGGATTCACACTGTAGGTGGATTCATGGTTATAGATTAAAAGCCAAGTTTTGGTTTGAATCAGAGAATCTAGATGATAATAACTGGGTAGTTGATTTTGGAGGGCTTAAGGATCTCAAGAGACAGCTAAGAAATCAATTTGATCATACTCTATGTTTGGATAGGGATGATCCAGCGTTATTAACGTTTCAAACATTATCAGAAAAAGACGCAGCTGATGTTCGTATTATGAACGGAGTTGGTATTGAGCTGACAGCTAAATGGTGTTACGATTTAGCTAATGAATATTTACAAAAAACTTACGTTAATAAAAACGGAGCACATTGTGTGAGAGTAGAGGTATGGGAGCATGAAGGAAATAGTGCAATCTACGGAGACTGAACCAGCAACACTAGCACTGTCAGAGAATTTCTATTCAGTGCAATGTGAGGGTGCATCAACCGGGTACCCTGCATACTTTATTAGGTTAAAGGGGTGCAATTTAATTTGTGGTGGTAGTAATGGTGCCTTAATGAAGCGAGGTAAAGCTACTTGGTGGTGTGACTCGGAAGCTGTTTGGCGCCAGGGTGAACAGACTCATATTGATGCTTTAATTGAAGATTGGGAGAAGGAAGGAATACTCGATTGGGTATTAAGCGGTAGAGTGCATCTCATATGGACTGGGGGTGAACCGACATTACTTAGCCACCAACATGATATTGTTAGATGCATTGAATACCTTAACGAAAGATATCATGATAACAAAATATGCCAATATCACAAGCTACCATTATATAATGAAATAGAAACTAACGGTACTCAGTGGCTTGATAATGAATTTTTTGAAGAAATAGATCAAATTAATTGTAGTGTTAAGTTGGCGAACAGCGGTATGCCACATAAGAAGCGATTCAACCAGTTAGCTCTAGAGCGGATTATGAGTCATAGCAATTATTGGTTTAAATTTGTTATCAGTAGCGAGAAGGATATGGATGAAATTCAGAGAGACTTTATCGAGCCTTTAGATATACCTGCTAATAGAATTCTTATGATGCCTGGATTAGATAGTCAAGACGATTTTCATGAGAGAACTGAGTTCTGTTTGCAGATGGCTAAAAAGTATGGCTATATTGGTATGACTAGATTGCATATTTCTGCTTGGGATCAAACAACCGGAGTATAAATATTATGGAGATGAGTTTCACTAATAGAAATGTTTGTAAGTCTTGGAAGCAAACTGCTACTACTTCCTGGACGGCACTGACTGCGCAGGAATGCAGTGAGGTAATTATTGTTAACAAAACCGGGGGTAACGACTTAATTATTCATACCGACAATTCTGACCCGACAGCTCCTGCTACGACACACAATTCATTCTTACTGGAGAACGATGATTCGTTCACTTTTAGAGGTATTACTAACTGCAATCAAGTGAGTGCTAAGAAATCATCCGGATCTGGAGATTTTTATTATAGGACGCAATTTTATAGCTCTTCTGTTGAGAACATGTATTAGTCGTCCGAATAAATAATTAAGTAATGCGTGACTTAATTGTAGATGACCCAGAGAACTGGATCCTACAAATTTTATATAATGCTAATAGACCGGATGAGGAATCATTAAGAATATATAAATGTCTTCACCGATATATACATGATAATAGAAACTTTATCGGTGTATTAGAGCATATTTCTCCAACCGAACTTCGAGTTAAACCTTTACCCGTTCTCGCTGATGATTGCTTTTTCAGTGTTACATTTTGCTCTGGATATATAGCAAACAAAGCTAAAACTCGAGGTTTACCGGATGTAGAATTCTACAAACAAACTGGTCAAAACGCTTACTCGAGCATTGGCTACTCTAATATAGCTAATAATTGGGACTTCTGGTCATCTTACGTAACTGAATACATAATATTAGATTGATTTATCAGTATAGAGATATATAATATATACATGAGACTCCAGATAAGTGGAACTGCAAGTCAAGGTAAATCAACCTTCTTAAATGACTTCCTTCAAGAGTGGCCGGAGTATAAAACTCCAAATAAGACGTACCGTGATCTCCTGAACGGTAAGCATAGTAAGAAGACAGATAAGGATATTCAGTGGAGGATTCTCAATTGTATGGTAGATGAGATTATTACTCACGGTGAAGGTGATAAAGTAATTTATGACCGAGGTCCAATTGATAATATTGCTTATACTGTATGGTGTAACAGTAAAGGAGTCGGTGAAGTTGACGATGCTTTTGTTGAAAAGTGTCTACCTCTGTTACGTGAAACAAATAAGTTTTTAGACATTATTTTCTATATTCCTATTACTGGTGTAGCGACTGTTGAGCACGATACTGAGAAGTTTGGTGAAAGTGTCAAAGAAGGATTGACTGACGATGAACATAGAGAGGAGATTGATCACATCTTTAAAGCGTTAAAGTATGATTGGTCAAATAATGCTAAGTCCAAGTTCTATGATCCAGATGATAAACCAGCTATTATTGAAGTATTTGGTCAACCACGTGAGAGGATCGAGATTTGTAAGTTATACTTAGATGTCGACGGTGATCTGATCGATAATGTTGGTATTATGACTGAAGAACAGATACGTGAAGTAGAAGAGATGAAAGGTAAGCTAGGTATCAGCGATGATCAGAGCCAGGCTTTCAGAAATCCCAATACATATGAATAAATATTCATATGCCTAAGAAAACAGATGATCCGGTAGAAATTCTAAGCAGTAAAATTAGCGCTCAGCTAAATACTATCATTCACAGCGAAGATGTAGACTCTCTCCAAGCTATCAGCGAAGGTCTCGACGGTTTACTAGAAGATAGAGAAAAATCGGTATCTAAATTAGACAAGGTTCTCGAAGGTTACAAACCTGTTCGCTTAGGTAGAATGTTTTACCCTCGCAATTTTCAGTTAAGCGAAGATTTTATTAATGCATTTCACCGTGAATATGACCGACTAGTTGGTGAAGGTCAAAATTCAAAAAGCTTAGTCGAGAGATTCGGTAAGGCTATGAAGTTCCACGCTGGAGATACTCGCAAGTATCATAAATTAGACGAGAAGAGTGAAAAGAAATCTGGTAAGAGTTTACCGCCATGGCTCAAGAATAAAAAGGGTGATAAGTCAGAAGAAGATCATGAACATGACCTTAATGCAACCGGAGATCACCCTCACGGTGATGACAATTAAATAGTCTTAACCTTCTTTACAACATACTTACAGAGCTCAGATCTCATAATATCATCTTCATCAAACGCGAAGGTGTGTATACCCATTGCTTGACTTTCTTGATCTGTAAATACCTTATACAGCTTTTCAAATCCACCAATAGCGTCTCTATGACGTAAATCAGTTTGCATAGGGTCAGCTAAGACAAAGCATCTACTACCTTCACCTAGCCTTGTTAGTACTGTGGTTATCTCCTTCAGGGAGCTGTTTTGTGCTTCATCAAGTATAATACATTTACTTTTCCAGTTCATCCCTCGAGCAAAATTAACCGGGAACATACTAATCCGACCTTCTTGCTCTAACTTTTCTGCTCGTGTTGTTGGTAGTAGTTCATCCAACTTATCTAAGAAAGGTAGATTGTAAAACCTTAGCTTATCTTCTGCAGTACCAGGTAAGTAACCTAACTTACTGTCTGAAGACTCTACAGCGGATCTTAGATACATTATATCACTAATAGCCTTCATATTAAGAAGCTGTAAGCCACAATATACTGATAGTAAGGATTTAGATGTTCCTGCCGGTCCGTTAACGAAGATTATTTTAGTTTCGTGATTTAGAGCTATTTTGAAGAATTCTTTTTGTTTATCTGTCCATGGTAGTTGATTTACCTTAATTGTCCGTTTAATTGGATTTGGATTATTGAATGGATCAATAAAGGACTCCGAGATAATTTCTTGAGCTTCTCTCTTCTCCCGGGCCCGCTTGCGAACCGGCTTCTTACTTTTCATCTATAATTATTTATTCTCCTTGAATATTTTCAAAGATAGATTATTATAGATATAATGAGTAACAAAATCGGTGTAGGCATTGTAACATGCAATAGGGAAGACTTTTTTAGGAAATGCCACAAATCTATACCTCTAGACGTGGTAGATGAGTTGGTATCTGTCAATGATGGTAAGCCTTACGATGATGTACCTAGTGAAGGTCATTATATTCAACATAAGACCAATAAGTGTGTAGGTGTATCTAAAAATGACGCTATTAGATATTTGATGGAGAAGGATTGTGATCATATCTTTATTATCGAGGATGATATCATCGTGAAAGACAAAACAGTCTTTGAGAAATATATTAAGACAGCTGAAGCGTCTGGTTTGTGGCACTTAATGTATGGTTATCACGGGCCTGCTAATAAAGTTAACGGTGAACCTAAGCCTAGACTAATCGTTGACTACGGTGAAGAGAAGGTAGCATTAAATCATCATTGCGTTGGAGCGTTTTGTTATTACTATAAAGGTATTATTAAAAATGCAGGTTTAATGGATGAAAAATTCAATAACGCATGGGAACATGTAGAGCACTCTTATAGGATTGTAAAAGCAGATCTACTCCCAGGTTATTGGTGGTGGCCTGATGTAGCAAATTCATACGATTATCTAGATGAATTAGCATGCAGCGAGGAGAACTCCACTATCAGATGGGAAGACCCGAAAACTAAAACACCTAAACCGGATTGGCAGAAGAACATTCAAGAAGGAATGGAGCATTTTATTAATAAGCACAAGTATGCACCTGTAGGTGTACCGGATACACACCCGGATATTGTAACTCAAAGGCTAGGAGACATCAAAAAAGCGTACAGTCGCAAAGTCTTGACTGCATAGTAAATATACGCAATGAAGATTGGGTTGTTAGTACCATCACGAGAGAGATTGAATCTCAAATTTACACTAATCAACTCTATTATTGCAACTGCGGACGATATAGACAATATAACTCTATATTTTGGCATAGACGAAGACGATCCTACTGCGGATATAGTCTGGAAGATTGCGGATGCTATACCATTTGTTAGAAAGGTGGATATTAAGAATGAAGGTAAGTTCATCGGTATTAATCGGATATGGAATGATCTAGCCTTTTGGTGTGATGAGGATATATTTGGTTATATTGGTGATGATATGATTTTTCAAACACCGGGATGGGATACGAAGATATTAGAACAGTTTAAAGATGAAAATTGCCCTGAAGATAAAATAAAGATGGTTCATTGCAACGACGGGTTCCGTGGTGATGCAATCTCGGTTAATGCATTTGTACATAGAAAGTATTATGAAGTGATGGGCTATTTTACAAGACCTGAATTTTTAATTAATTGGTCTGATCAATGGATGTGGCAATCATTTAAAGCATTTGATAGAATCAAATATATTGACGATATTATGATTTATCACAACCACTGGGTGTTTGGCGGTCGTGATAGAGATAAAACAGCTGATAGAATGCTGTCAGATAGTCATGATAAGATCAGCGACAAATTGTGGTACGAGCTGACACCAGATAGGATTAAGGATGTTAAGAAGTTAGCAGAGTATTTAAATTTAACACCAGAGTGGAAGTATGTTGATAATACTTTACCTGATGGTACAAGAATGAAGATAGAATAATATGTCTAAACGAGTTATAGTAACGGGTGTAACAGGTCAAGATGGTAGCCATATGGTAGACTACCTACTGGCTAATACGGATTATAAAATTTACGGAGGTGTTAGAAGATTGAGTGTAAAGAACCACGTCAATATCGAACATATCAATGACCCTCGATTTGAATTGTTTGACTTTGACCTAACAGATCCACACACTATCCAGCATGCAGTGGCTAAGATTAATCCACACTACTTTATTAATTTTGCCGCTCAATCCTTTGTAGCAGGTAGTTGGTCGTTCCCATGGCAAACATTTACTACTGATGCTACCGCTGTGCTAACCATATTGGAAACACTGAGACAAAATTGCAAATATTGTAGATTCTATAATGCTGGTAGTAGTGAAGAGTTTGGTGACGTTCAATACGAACCTCAAGATGAAAATCATCCTCTTAGACCCAGAAGCCCTTATGCAGCGGGTAAATGTGCCGCTAGACACATCGTAAAAGTGTATAGAGAATCATACGGGTTATACGCAGTACAGGGGTGGCTGTTTAACCATGAAGGTGTACGTCGTGGTGAAGAGTTTGTTACAAGGAAGATCACCAAGAATGTAGCAAGAATTAAAAATCATCTGGATACGAGACTATCTATTGAGATATTTAAACCTATTAAGTTAGGTAATGTCGATGCTAAGCGTGATTGGAGTGATGCAGAGGATTTTATGTCTGGTGTATGGGCTATGCTTAACCAGGATAAAGATCCTAAGCAATTACAAGAGTATGTTTTAGCTAGCGGTGAGACACATACCGTTAAGGAGTTTCTCGAAGAAGCGTTTAAAGCAGCAAAAGTTGACATCTATGATAAGGAAGGCAACATTGACCCTAAATTTGTAGAAGTTGACCCGAAATTGTTTCGACCTGCTGAGGTTACAACCTTAACAGGTGACCCTAGTCGTGCAAAACAGGAACTAGGATGGGAACCAAAAAGTGGCTTCGTAGATTTAGTTAAGAAGATGGTACATAACGATTTAAAAGATTATGATTGATATTAGTATAGCAGAAAATAGAGAACTTTATACTGACTACGAGAAATGTCTAGAATTTCTCAGAGAGGTTAATCAATCTGACTATGAATACCCTTCTGAGAAAGTAAATTTTCATGTATACTCGGAAATCAGAAATGAAAAGGAACAATTATGTATTGATTCGTATTTTGCTACCCAAAATTTAGATCATACTAATTTAATTTTATGGTCTGATTGGGATGTTAGAGATAATGAGCGATTAGCTCCATATAAAGATCATATTGACTTCAGGGTGTACGATCCTCTAGAGGAAGCTAAAGGAACTGTGTTGGAAGAGCACACAGAGCAATTAACTGCTACTGATAGCCTGTATTATCTTAAGAGCGACCTGTTAAGACTGCTATGTTGTCACAAATATGGCGGTATATGGATTGATATGGACATTGTCTTGTTGAGGGATTTTAAACCTCTATTAGATCAAGAGTATTTGTA